TTTGCAAGTAATGTTGATTTTAGAGATAGGGTAAGAAGAATGAAGGTTGATAGCATTACGAACGATTGGGTGAGTATCATAAAAAACTCTGTTCCACGCATTCATCGTGACTCGGTCACGAGGAAGGTTCAGGTTGGCAAGCTGAAATAGCGGAGAATATACTTCCGGCCCAATTCTGTCAGAATGGGATGAGCTTGTTGGCCCAACGGTTTGACCAAATGTGGCAACCTTTTTGAACAAAGAGGAGTGAGCAATGGCTGCCGGAATTCTACTCTGACTCTTAGCGTCAATTATCTGATTTGTTCGTTCGTGAATTTCTGCACGTCTAAGCTCAGATAGGCCAGCAGCAGTCTTTTTTGAGACTGATGGATTGTGTGGCCTTGTTCCTCTTCTTGTAGTCATCTATTATGTCCTTAAATTTGGAGCGTATGCGAGCGTTGGCTTCGGCATAGAATTCTTTTTTTCCATTCCAGGCTTTACAGTGTAACCGGCAGTGGCATCGAATTTCCATGCCATGTACGCATATAGTAAGGCCATCAGTCCATCATTTGGTCCAGTACCTTTCTTAAATGTCTTTACCTGTTGTCCAGAGCTAAGTCTTGTAGAGCTTTCCATAGATGTGCAATGATCAATTAACCAATCAATATGCTCAAAGCTTTTGCCTGGAAACCTTATTTTACCTTTTCTGATTTTATCAAACAATTCCTCAATAAGCAAATCCTTGTTATAAGATATGATAAGCTCATCTTCTCTATACTTAATAGGCTTAATCAAAGCGCCAGAGCCCTGGGCTCCAAGGAACCTATCTCTATAGATCATCTGAAGATCATGAACTACGTCCTGTCCAAAGAACCAATCGCTAACTCCCCTTGTAATTCCGAATCTTCTATAGCACTCAATGATGGTTTCTTTTTTGTAATTAAAAGATTGGCTTCTAAGCTTATGAGCATGTTCTACATAAAGCGTTCCATCAGGCGTTGCAGAAAGAACTGCGACACAAGAGTATGATTGACCACGATCAACGTTGTCCATATCTACCTTGCCACCCCAGTCAACCCCAAGATATGTTGTTTTGTCGCGAGCAGAAACCCTTCTTGAGAAGCTTCTGTCCATATCGATACAGTTATCAATAATGTCCTGTCTGGTTAAAGGCATGCCGGAGCCAGAGTAGAACTCTCCGATAACCTCATTATTCCAAATTCTTTCTGACTGAGTTGGATTGAACTCTGGCATTAGATCTAAGATGTTTTGCTTTTTAAAATATGGAATGTAAAGCTGATTGATATGAAAACCTGTATACTTTGCAGTCTTAGGATCTCTTGTAGCTACCCATCTTCCATTTTCAATTGCATCAATCTTATGTTCCTTATGTCCACATTCCGGGCATTTCACATTATGATCGTCAACCCAGATATCTCTCCACAGATCAGGTGCATCAGAATGGTAAAAGAAATAATTCTCTTTACAGTTGGAGCATCCAAGCTGATAGTATCTTTTGTCGGACTGCTCCCAAATTTGATTGAAATAAGAGCCTCTTTCTTTTGGCGTTCCAAAGTAAATCTGTACGCCCTTACCGACCTGTCCGTACTTAGAAGCAGTGAGTGTCTTAGTAACGTTACCAATAGCGGTTCCCGGCATATCTTGGACTTCGTCAAAGAACGCCACATCAAGTGACATACCACGAACACGGTCACCATCTGCACCGATGCTTTCGATCCAAAGTGTCCCTGTGTTGAACTGCTTCATTGTAATGTTGTCTACAGCGTTAGGCTCTGTGTGGATAAGCTTGTTTTTGTTAATGAAGTCATCCTTGGCAGAACGAATCATATTCTCAAGTTTATCCTGAGAGAATCTCTTTACAAGTGCAATAGCCGGAAAGAGGTGTGCTACCTTAACCGGAGGCGACGTAAAGAGGCCGCTGTTCGTAAAGTATAAATCCAATGCTCCTGCCATGACAGTAGCACCGACCTGTCGCCCTTTGCAAATTACAACGGGCTTACCAGACTCTCTGGTGGCTTGCAATGCGATATACCTATAGATATCCGACATAAACTTCCAGCCGTTATCCAATACGGAGAATGGCTCACCATCGAGTGTTAAATTGTTTTGAATAAAGTACGCGGGATCATAATCCAAGAAGCTGTTCTTTACGTCAAAGAATAGGTCCTCAAGTTGTTTGTTCGCGTCTTGATTAGATTTTTTCATCCGCCCTCCTTAAAAGGAATCTGGACGCGCATGACTGTAGTAATCTGCCTGATCGAGACCAGTGTTAGAAGATACTGGCTCTATCTCTCTCTTCTCATACCTAATGTCCTCATCCAAATCATCGCTATACTTTGAAAGTAAGTCGTCAACATAGCCCTTAAGCTTTCCTTCATCAATGCGAAGACTATTGAACCCAAGTCCTTCCGCGTCTCTACATTTTGACAGAATTGCGGTAGCACTTAAGTGAGATTCTGATTTAGCCATATCATTGATGTAGCTAAGAATATTGCGCATCCTTTTCACATCCCTTTCAGGATGTTCATAATTTGCTGTTTTGACTTCGCAGCAAGAGCCACCGCATCCACATGCGGTTTTTGTCTGAGCTTCTTTGCTGATGTCTTCGAGTTCTTCCGTAAGCTTGCTGACGACATCAAAGCCAATTCTTTCCTTGATGTCCGCCATCTTTTCTTCAATTGAGTGAAAATGCTTTCTGCGAGAAATAGGCTTTAGGTTTTCTAAATAACCCTTCTTCTCAAGCTCATGAGCAAAGAGAACTAGCCAGTCCTGCATGACACCGTATTGCTCGGTGACTCCATCTTGTCTTGTAATTTTACTCATTCCATTCTCCTTATGCGAAATAGCTTCTCATGAAATCAACTTCAGAAGATTCTTTTCCATAAGAACCCCTATCTTTGAAAACCTGATATCCCATATCAGCGAACAACTGCATTAATGCAAGTTCCTCTCTGTCTGTAAATGCATACTTATTCTTAAGAATGTCATACACATCTTCAAAAGATTTTCCAGAAGATACAACTGCGTTAACAACCATTCCGGTAATTGCTCTTTCAAAAGCAGTCATCATAAGCTGCGGTCTTGCAACTGTGGCTTCTTTTGATAATTCCACATCGCTTCCTGCGATCTTCATAGTAGTGCCATCAGCAGCTTTCTTTCCGTGCTGCTCTCTGATGCCTCTCTGAAGCTTCTTAATGTGCTGCTTCAAAGTTAACATATCATTCATCATGTTAACCCTAACTCCATCAAGCTCACCAACATCTAAGATATGATCCTTATCAAGAGATAGGGCCTTGGAGATTTCTTTGTCGAGGCCCTTGTAGTAATTGATCACTCTTTCGCATCCAAGCATTTCGCCCTGGTGCTGCGGAGGACTGTTGTAGGCATCCTGAAGATAATTTGAGAAATCTCTGACATCTCCGTCATCTCTCCAAGTACCAGGGGTATCATCTACCTCCTCTACTTTATCTTCCTCGTCATCTGCGAGACTGATGCTTGAGCCTGGAAGCATTCTAACTGCGTCTGCTGCTGAGGATACTTCCTCTTCTTCCATCTCTTCTACTGCGCCTGGAAGTTCCTCTGAGAATTCAACAACTGTTGGCTCGCCAACTTCATTGCCCTCTACAGACTGAGACAAAGAAGACTCCATATCTTCAAGGAGATCAGCTTCTTCCTCATCAAATTCCACTATTGTTTCGAATTGTGCGACACCATTATCTGGAGGTGTCATGCCATCCTCTACACTTGTTTCTTCAGAAAACTCAACCAAGTCTCCTGCCCATTGGGAAGACTTGAAAAACTCTGTATCTTCTGTGTATTCTGTGACTACGTTTTTTGACATTGTGTAAAACTCCTTACCCATGAATGCTGCCGGCAGAAATATCTGGAAAAATATCATGCCAAATCATATAATTATCTCCCCTGTATCCGCTCTCATCATAATCGACCATGTCAGGAATACCTGAATTGCCAACATATATGTGCGGATACACTGGACTACCATCTATAGGAATATTAGAAGATTCCTCAGCTTGAGTTTTGACATCAAGCTCTTCTTCTTCATCTTCTTCCTCAAGATCTATAGTCACCGGTTCGTCATCTAATTTGTTTATAATAGTTTCTTTCATCGATTGTTCCAAAAAAAGCAATGAATATTAGTATGTTTAAGCCATTTCCTTGACTCTTACGTGATAATGATCGCCCTCGAATAGGACTCCCAAAGTAAATTCCCCAGACTGTGTTACGACATCGAGAACTTTTTTAATATCTTGTGTTAACCTTAGGTCAACAGAAGTAGCAGGCTGCCCCATATGCGAACGCAATGGAACATTTGCCTGAATCCAGTCTGCAACTATGCCTTTACTTTCTCTGTTCACACCGTAATCATGTAGGGTGTTGTTAACAAATAATGCAAAAGGCTTTATTTGATATAGATTGTAAAGGTAAACTGCGCCTTTTGTGATCGGCCTTCCATCCAATCCTGCTGAAAGCTTCTGAGATAATGAAGCACCAAGAAGCTCAAGCTCTCTCGGTGAAAGAGGCGCGGACCCGCCTTTCTTTTTCCAGTTATTTGCCATAACTCTTGCTTGAGCAGATGGACTTCTGTATCCGCTTGTAACGAATGGTTTCTGAACGCCAAGCTCTTTCGCAACTTCGGTAATTGTTTTGAGAAATTCCTGAGTTTCGTCGCTTAAATCTCCGAAGTTAATTCCGTTGTTTTTGCCAGGGAATTGCCCTCTTGGTAATTTGCCGTTAAACATTTGTTTTACGCCTTTGAGGCGCTCACCAATTCCTCTGCCTCTTTGAGATACGGAGCCCGGAGTAATCCCAGCTTTAGGCGCTCCCTGCTCCCCCTGCATAACCTTTAAGGCTTCTTCGGGCCCACGGTGTATTCCTCCCCACTCTCCATAATACTTCGTTACATACCAGTCTGTCCAGCTATTGTAATCCGGACCTTGACTGCCAGGAACTTTCTGCCAATTATTTTTCCACCAAACCTCAATCTCTTTAAATGCCGGGCCTTGTTCGGAATATTCTTCCCAAGAAGAGGCAAGATATCCTGCGTTCTTAATCATCTTTTTCCTCGCCCAAGTATTCAACAAGAAGTTTTTTAGAGATAAGCACATCTTTGAAGTAGCCACTTAATGGTACATTCTTCAAAAGATCAAGCTCCCTTAACAAGTGAAGGGTTAGCTCAGCATCTTCTTTGAGTGCCTTCGCAATTTTAACAGAGATGTACTTGTCTTTTACATTCTCTGAAGAAAAGATTTCTGGGTTTTCAAGAACGAACTCAACAATCGTAGGATCAATTCTGTATCCATATCTTGCAGCAAGATTCACTGCACGATAGATCCTCCTCGGATCATCTTCCAGTGTGATGTGTGGAGGTACAGGAGTTCTGATGATCTTATTTTTGATGTCTTCAAAACCTTGCCCTGTCGGATCTACAATTTCTCTGGTCAATAGATCCTGATGCAGGGTATTGATCGTGAAGTCTCTACTGTATGCTTCGTGATATTCTTGATGCTTATCACCAAGGTATTCAACTACGCCTTCAGAGATAAAGTTACTTGAGAAATCAAGATCAAAAGAATCTGTGAATGCGGTCAAATGCCCATCATCTGATAGCTCGAAAGTGGCATTCATTTCGTTAGCCACGAGGATGCCGAGCCTTAAGACATCGGGAGAATTAGTTGTCAAATCAACATCAGTTGTCTTGATCTCCTTTTTCAGATACACGTCTCTTGGTAAGCCACCAACAATGTAGGGCTTATCGACCAAATACCTTTCGGCAATCTGTGCAACTAATGATAGGGTTTCTCCCAAGTTCATTTACTTATACCTCTTCGTCAATAGGAGGTGCTTCTGCCGGCTGTGGAGCGTCCTGTCCTGGCTCCGGCGGAAGTTCTGTTGTAGCGCCAAATTCGTCAGCAATAGCCTCAGTTCCCTTTGGTGCGTCCTCTTCTGCGCCAGCATTGAATGTCTTCGCAGTGTCCTTGTCTACGCCCTTCTGAATCTCAGTTTCTTTTGCGTCAGCAATTTCCGAAAGACTTTTCCCTGAAGAAAGCATACCAAGCATCTTGGTGACACGAGTTAATGCATAAGAGTAACTATCAATGAGCTTGCTCTGGGCTTCCGGAAGCTCGGGAAACATTGGAGCCACGCCAAGCTGATCAAGCATGATATCGAACTCCGCAAGCAAACGGATAACTCGTCTGTCCGCAAGTCTTCCTGCAATCTCTTCAAGCTTTCGAGATGCCTGATCGAGAGTGATGTCTCCGCTAAGAGCTTCGTACTCTCCAGGCTTAGGTCCCGTTCCTCCTTTCAGCGCTGTTCCAACGGGTGTACCTGCCCCAATACTTTCTGGCGCTGCGCCAGGGATTTCACCCTCTGCGCCAGGAACCTCAGGCTCCTCGGTCAAACCGCCACCAAGTGGCTCGTCTCCAAGAATATCATCTGGGGCTGCATCAATCTCTGGCGGAAGCGGAGTCTCTTGTGCTAACGCATATAGAGTATCTGCATGTTCGTTGAGACCTTTAGTTTTGAAAGCCAAAGCAGCTCTTTTGGTAAGGTCAGATGCAGTAGAGGCAAGCCTTACCTTTCTAACTTCCATATCAAAAGCATGCAGAAGGTCTGCGAGGTCCGCATGAATATCTGAATTCATATGTGGATCGCCCTGTCTGATTAGCTTATCAAGTCTTCTGATAGCAACGTAGAGTTTGCTTTTCCACTCTTCGAAATCGCCTTTCTTGTTATCAACTTCCACGCGCTCTTTAGAGACCTGCTTGGTCTCTGCCGGATAGAATCCTGAACCGCTTAATGGAAATTGGAAATCTGCTTTTTTTTCCATTTCGTTGCTCCTGCTTGCTCTAATGTCATACTTAAGATGCTCACCATTCTTATAGTACTTAACCCACTCCTTAAACTTATGGCCTTCTTGTCGAGAAGTATCGAGTTCTCCAGAGTAGTAATCCAGTGCAAAACTATAAGACATATCTCCGCTTTGAACTGCTTCGTAAATTTTATGTACGAGTCCTGACCATTTCTCCAGATCAAACTCTTCTTCTAAATCTTCGCTCAAAGCCCCATGTCCTAACGGATATGCGACTTTTTTAATTCCATTATTTCTGAGATAAGCGACTGTGGCTAAATAGTAGTAATCGTTGTGATTCTTTGGAGGAAGCTTTACGTCCATTGCAAAACGGATGATCTCCTCAGTTGGAGAGACACCGTGATGTTTGTAGATGTTATAGACACTAACAGCAATAGCCTCCTTACCTTCGGGGATTCCGAGGTTTGGAAGCTCTGTCTTTAGCGCTATAAGTTCCTTCTTAAAGTCCACTGTCGTCTCCTAATCTACTTTTCAGATCGACTATTGCTTTTTTCCACATAAGGCCATCAGCCGAATCTGTCTCGTCAATACGATCCTGTATATATGTAAGGAATATTAACAAGTGCTCTTTACTTACTGTTCCAGTAGCATAAGTAACTAAGTGTTGAGACAGCCAAGATGAGAATGCAGCAGCACTTTCAATATCCCTGAGTGTGAGATCCGCATACCTTTCCTGATTTTCCGTTGTATTAATCGTTACTGACATCGATAATTTTAACCTCTGGCTCTACATAGTCCAAATATCTTTGATTGTTGTACTGTGTATCTACCATTTTAGAATTTAGCTTCTCAACGAAAACCGGAATCAAAGTCGGGTCAAGTTCCTTAAGAACTTCGAAAACGATACTCTTAAGAACAGTGAGTTGCTCATTAACTACATTGATATTAATATTGTGGTCGATTGTCTGGTCAGGAACCCGTTCAACATATTTCTTCCAATCTCTAAGAAGCTCTCTTTGCTGAGTCAAAAGTTCAATGAAAACTCGCTCCTCTCTAAGGTTAGCTCCACTGTTGAGAGAATTAAAGTAATACTCGATTCTGGAAGAGATAATCTTTTCCATTTCAAGCATCTTTCTAGTGACATCAATCTCCTCATCAATAATCTCCGCGAGCTTTTCCTGGTAAGAATTCGATGCCATAACCATAGCCTGCTTTTCAAGAGCCTTAGAGTCCTTTGTAAAATTCTTTCTGGCAGCCTTAATCTGTTCCAGGGCTTCGCCTTCAAGATTAAGGTACTCCTTCCTGAACTTCTGCAAAGTCATGGATGTGATGTGGAGACGCTTTGTTTTTGGATGTTTCTTCTTTAGCCAATTTTCGACCTGCTTAACAGACTCTCCCTGCAATAGCTTGGAGATAATCTCTTCTTTCTCTGGATGTCGTAATACTTTGCTGCCCATAAATAACTCCTTCTACAAAAGTAAAGCCTGCCTTATTTGTACCGGGCAGGCTCTACTTTTGTTTTTGTGCTTTGTTTTTATTCCGAGGAGATTTTGAATCCAGCGTATTCGTCTCTACCTTCATCCCAATCCCTTTTTGCTTCGAAATCATCAAACTGAGCATCGAATCCCTCATCACTAATCGGAGGACTGTAAGAGGCTCCAGTAAGGGAAACTACTGTAAAGTTTTCATGCATAAGTCTCAGGAACTCATCCGGAGTTATCCTATCAGAAAGAACAAAGTCAATACCCGGCTCGCTGTGAATTGTCAAAGTCTCTGCGTATATTCTGCCAGCAACAGGATCCTCACTGCCATCTTTATCATACAAGTAGCTTCCTGTCGCATAAAGCTTATTGGCCTCAATATCTTCTGCGGTTTTGTAGTAAGCAATCATACCTTCATATTCATCATCATCTTCATAAACACTAATCTTTACAAAAGGAGCTTCTGTTCCGAAAGTTGCAATGTCGTAATCCTCAGATGCTGTTTTGACTAACTTGTCAGGATCACAAATCTCAGAATAAGAGAACATTTCGGTCTGTCCTTGTACGCTGCTACCCTGATACTTCTGGCCCTGTTCGTCAGTAAAGCCCTCATTCCAATCATAAATCTTGTTAGTGTTTGGATCTTTGTAAACGCCGCCATTTGTTCCGCGAACCCTTTCGGCAGATACCCCAGGCTTACCTGGGACATACCTTGTAGAAAGAGACTCACTTAATGGTCTGTCTGCAATTTCAGGCGTACCGTATTCTGCGGGGTTTACGCCGTAAAGCTGGTCCGCCTTATCAGAAGTTCCTCTCTCGGTGAGCAATTGCTCTCTTGTGCCGTAGTTAGTTTTTTCGCCCTGATAATCCTGAAGGATACCTTGCTGAGCAACTTTCTCTAACTCTTCGGCATAAGCACCTCTAAGTGCGCTTCTCAGTTTGCGATTTGTACCCGCCTGCCTAAGAATGAATTCTAATCTTGTCATAGCCACTCCTTAGCTGAACTTAATATCATAAGAGGAAATAAAAACTTCTTCCTCATTTGCGTTCTGAGCCCGATGTGTTCTTGCCGGTACCGGACGACCCTGGCTATCGAATGCAATTTTGCTCAATGGAAGAGCAAGTTTAGGACAGTAAAGCTCAACAGTCGTAGAGTGCTTGATAAGGTCTCCTCTCTGAACCGCAGCCTCAATGTGCTTGGCTCTTTCAGAGTCCTGATCGGTAGAGGAATGCTTTAATAACTGAGTGAACTTATCAAATGCTGCTTTGAACTGTGAAGAGTCGAAGCGGTTCTGAATGACCGAAAGTGCATTCTCTGCAAGCGTGTAATCCTTAGTCGAAATTCCTTTTAGCATCATGTCGTTAAGCTCGTGGTAAGACGCTGTCGATAGGTTTCCGGTATGTCTCGCAACCTTAACAGTTCTGCTGTTACCCTTCACATCGGAAAGGAACCTTGCATATCCTGCTTGGCTGAAATCATAAACCTGCTCTACATCAGAAGTTGCGGCTGCAAATCTGTTCGGCAGGTTTGGATGATCATTGTGAATCTCGACGGGAACCTTAACGACTGCCATACCCTTTTCTGTAGGGACATGTGCATCGAATACGATTTCTCTATCAGATGCCGTTACTATTTTTACCTGTGGATTAAACGCTCCGAATGACTTAAGCTCATCAGACACCATAGTGACTGCTTCTGCTACTGACTTAGCGGAGTGCATTGTTGAGGCCGAAACTAATGTAGTTTCAAACTGTGCAAATTTCTCAAGACTTGCAGGTACAACCTGCTTAGCTACCTTAACAGATTCGCCGAATGTTCTCTGGGATGCGAATTTCTGCTGAGCAACATGCCTTTTTTCGTCTCTTGCTTCCTTGATGGCAAGCCAAAGACTGTCTTTGGTGAGTGGGACTGTACCCTCTCCCTGAACAAGTGCTGTTGGAGGCTGCACAATCCCGCCACTGATCTGGACAGGAACATGAACTGCTACTTTGTTGAAGCCGTCATTGTAAAGTGCTGCCACTAATACGAAGTGCTCATTCTCAGAAACTATTTCAACTGCGGAAGGAGTCTGTCCTTCTGCGGTTAATCCTGCGATAACAACTTTATTGACCATGTTGCCCTGCTGAGGTGCATATGTTCCAAAAGAGTTGTCTTTTCCGAATCCGAATGCAGTTGAGAATGCATCGGAGAGTTCCTGATTTACAGGAGCAATGCTTAGTCCACCTTCACGGTCGGCTCTAAGTGCTGAAGCTGTTTTGGTTGGCTCTACATACTGGCGCTTCTCAGTGAGTAAGTCTCCAAGCTCATTTCTGAACGCAGAATGTCCGCCACCCAAGCCAATCATTTGGTCATAGATGCCGGTAAGCTCTGCCTGAGAAACGAACTGTTGTGTCTGAAGCCTGCTCAGAACTACATTCCTCATATTGTTGATGAGAAGATCATGCGGGTTTTCTTCCGCAGATTTTACGAACCTCTCACAAACATATGCAGATGTATAGAGCTTGCCATTCTCAAGCTGCTCCAGTGCCTTTTGGGCTTCTTTGATTATATCGAAAATTTCCTTCTGCATATTCTGTTCCTTAAATGTATTTGCCAAGCTCAGGGAAGCTTGAAAGGAGGGATCTTTTTTTAGCTTCTGGCTGCTCTGCGAATACTTCCTTAAGGAAACCATCATCAGCACCAATCTTGTCAAGCAGGGCTTCCTTAAATGTTAATACGTCTTCAGGGGTAAATCCATATGTGTCAGAAGAAAATCTTGCAATTGGCTTACTCTTGTATGCCAAAGTGATATTCCTCTTATCATAATCTGATGTCGCAGACCACTCTCCAACAACCGTCTCTTCGGACTGTGGGTTCGAAGCTCTAACTAAATGAGGGACTCCGTCAACATCCTGAAGAATCCAAAGATCCCTGTAAGGATCATTGTCAACTTTATACACGTCAAATGCAATTTTTCTAATGTGACCTTGCGATACAAGACTATCATCGTACTTAATGGCGTTCTTATCGGCCAAAGACTTTGATTGCTTGGCTAAAGTTTTCATAAGCACTCTGTCAATATTTGCAAGATACTTTTCTCTTGTGGTCATGGACTGTTCCCTCTTCGTAGAATCTACTGTTTATTAATAGAAAGCTCATCAGCGATTTGATCACTATTTTTAGCTTCCTCTATTTGTCTCAATATTCGTTGAATGTTAGAATTGTTGCCACAAATCTTCTTCAGCTTCTTAATAATTCCGCCATATCTTTTCTTGTCATTTTTATAGTCAATATTACCATGTAAAGCCTTATGCACGGCAGATTGTGTGATACCGAGATGTTCAGCAATTTCGTTCTGAGTTTTTCCAACAAGGCGCATCATTAGGATCTTTTTCTGATGATCGGTTAAAGAATCGCCATGAATGATGTCATAAATCTCTTCTAATAGCTCCTCTCTCAGGTCTTGGATCTGTTCGTTGGACTCATTGTCGGAAAGCATATTTCCGATGCCTCTGCTCTCAGGGAAGTTATTTAGTTTGCCCTGATCAAAAGAGATCTCCACAATCTTGTGTTGGTAAAGTTTTGATTTATTCATTAGTTTTTCCACTCCATGTTTTCTAATTCGGGACTACACTCTGTGAGTGTGTCGAAAAAGTCTCTTCGGGAATAACCAGCTCTAAAAAAATCATCTACATCTTTATATTTGTCGGGAAGAGACAGGAACCTGAGCTTTATACCCTTGTTCATAAATTTCTTGTTAATACGAGAAATGGCCTTCCTCCCTCCGTCATCACTATCGAGAACAAAAGTGAATGTATGTGCGTACCTTGCCAATCTAACGAAATGATCTTTCGAGAATCCTGTTCCGCAAATGGCAACGGAGTTTTTAATTCCATTCTCTTGCAGTTGAATTGCGTCGAAGTTACCTTCGCAGACGAATACTTCTCCCTTGGCAAGGATAGAACCCCTCGCACGATTAAACCCAAAGAGTGTGGTGCTTTTCTTGAATGAGCTATTTTCATATTTAGCTATTCCAAGCATTTCTCTTTGGGTATCGGAAATGAGAGTTCTGCCATTAATGCCGACAGGCTCTCCGTATTCATTGTAAATGGGGAATACCAGATAGTAAAAATCCGCAAACTTTGAGTTTCCGGAGTAATCTATGATATTCAATTTTTCTAAGGTTGCACGAGACACGTACTTTGTAAGCATGTTAATGCTCTGTGGAAAGTAGCCAATCTTGTGGTTTTCGATAGCGGCTTCAGACATACCTCTAGTGTCTCTCAAGTATGCTAAGCATTCTGGAGAGTTCTTAAGATTCGTTTGACAAATCTTTATTAAGGTTTCTAAGTCTTTAATCATTCCGGTATCCAAAGCGTATTTACGCTTCTCTCGATTCATCATCATTTGTTCCAACATTTTCCATCGAGTTTATCATAAAACGAGATACATTGAACTTACAATCTTTCTCGCAGCCTAAGCCTTTAAGGTCACCATCAACAACGGAAGTTTCAACTTTTTTCTTACAAGTTTTGCAATCAAAAATGAACGCTTTGCCGTCCTTCTTAATTACATCTCCACTGCTTTTCATAGACCTCTTGGTGAACGAGGCAACATTCATTAGTTCAAGACCACAGTTTTTGCAGATGACCTCATCTGTATCAGGATCTAAAGACCCCTCCGTAGTTCCATCACTCAATTTACAACCAGGGTTGCAGCGTAATAACATCTTCAGCTCCCTACATTAGTAGAATTACCGGTTTCCTCAGTACAAAGTCAAACGGCACCGACAGAATAGTCGGTGCCGTTGCTCAAAAGTTTCTTAGAATAATTCGTCAACAGTCTCCGCCGTAAATGTTTCTACCTCTACGCCAGGATCGGGCGTTTCGGATATCTCGTTATCAAGATAAGATGCTCTAAGATCGGTTTCTACCTGCTCAAGTCGGGTCCCAATGTGAGCAATGAATTTGTCTTTACCAACAATCGTCTCTCCCCTATAGATATAAGTTCTGTTATTGGGGCGTTCGAATAAGTTTTCAAGAAGACCTGCCTCGAACAATTCCTCTTCCTGTTTGACCATTCCGACCACATACTCAATGCTGTACTCTGCCTTCTTGAAAGGTGGAGCACATTTGTTCTTTGTAATCTTGGCACGAACCTTGTGCCCAATCTGCTCGTCATTATGGTTGAAAATCTTAGCTTCCTTCTTGTTGATGGTCGCTACCATAATCTGCACAGAGCAAGCGTGGTGCCATGCCCTTCCGCCAGGAGTAGTTGTAGGATCGCCATACATAACTCCAATAGCTGTCTTGACATGGTTGATGCCGAACAGTGCTACGTTAGCCTTAGCGACCGCTGGGGTCAACTTTTTAAGCTCTGTAGTTAAGAATCTCGCCATAGATGCAACATTCTGCTTACCAACTATGGAAGCCTCTTCCGTAGGAGTGTTCATAGAAGCTACAGAATCTACGATTATGACTCGCATTTTGCCAAGGTCGAATGTTCTAGTCTCGTCCCTTGCATTCTTTCCCTGGATAGTTTGACCGTTCTCAATCATATCGAGCAATCCGTCCACATGCTTTACAGTCTTCGCAGTCTTTGTGGTTTTGCCAACCAAGCCTGTGAAAATCTTTTCAGCAGCGTTTGTCTTAATGAGCATCATTCTGTCATTATCAACTCCGAGTAGCTCAGCCCAATCTGGATCATAAGTATACTCTGCATCAATAAAGCATGCACAATTTCCTGGGTCCAATGCCATCCATTCTGCTGCGGCAATAAGTGTTAGCTGCGTCTTACCAGCAGAGGGCGTTCCTGCCACCTGCATAATTCTTCCAAGAGGGTAGCCTCCAACTCCCAATGCTCTATCAAGAGCCGGTGAGCCGGATGGTGTAGTCTCTACAGGTGGGATATCTCTTGGGTTCAAAAAGATGTTTTCTTCGCCGAACATGCTGGCGACCTGGGAATATGCTTTCCCAGGTGATAGTTTTTCTGACATTTATGTCTCCTTAGTATTTGTGATTTAGCCCAATGTGTTTTGCCATTTTCAAAATATGCTGAACAAATTCGTTATATTCTAATTCGTGTTTCGCGAAATTACATTTGCTACAACATGCTACGGAGTTTTCTTTGTAATACCCAATATTAGAATCAACTCTATCAATCCCATATCCGGTACCTCTATCGAAATTATCTCCACAGTAGTTGCATTGGTTAGTTTGTAATTCCTCAAAGTCCTCTTTTGTTAATTTTTGCTCAATGCCTTTAGTTTTGGCTAATGCCTTAAAGCTCGCAAATCTGCCATCAACTGTTCTGCTGTATTTGTAGTTCCTTGCCTTAATTGTTTCAGAATTCTTCTTTCTATATTCTGAACACTTTTGATTAAAGCAATCCCTGCACTGTTTTCGATACTTTCCACTTTCTTTCCTGAAATGAAAATGGTCTAAATCTTTATTCTTTCCGCATTTAGAACAAATCATCTTAATACTTATGATTCATACCATTTTCAGAGGGTAAACGGAAACCAGCAGGTGGCTGCCATGACGAAGGATCGTCAGGTCTATCAACAATTACAGCTTCGGTAGTCAACAACAGCAAAGCGATACTTAATGCATTCTGTAGGGCTGTTCTGGTTACTTTCTTTGGGTCTACTACGCCCATGTCAAATAAGTCTCCGAACTCGCAAGTGGCTGCGTTATAGCCATACGAATCGTTCGGAGCAGCAGATACAATTTGTGCAAGGATAGTTTCAACGTCCTCACCTGCATTCATTAAAATCTGGATAGCAGGACGTGTACATGCCCCTATCAATAGTTCTACCGCAGGTCTAAACTTCTCATCTACCTTGTCTAACTCAACTTTACTTGCCGCATTGAATAGTGCCATTCCTGCGCCAGGAACAATGCCTTCTTCAATGGCAGCGGAGACAGCAGCCATTGCATCGTCTGCTCTATCACCTTTCTCTCTAAGCTCAAGTTCGGTTAAGTAACCTACTGTGATGATGGCAGCACGACTCGTAAGAAATTGCTTTCTCTTACTGATATCGAATCGCTCTCTGTCTCCAAGAAGAAGAGCTTGGTCTTCTCCGTAGAGTTCCATTTGTTCCTTGATCTTAGCTTCGTCCCTTCTTGGGTTTGTAACCTTGGTGCTGTGACGACCAACCTCAATTGACTCAGCATAACCGAGCATTTCTATTGTAGCCTCAGACAAAGGCAATCCTTTTTCATCACTGAAGATAGTTGTGCCGAAGATAACAGCAAGGTCTTCTACCCACTTGTCCTGGTAAGCTCCAAAAGTCGGAGTCTTAATTGCACAGGACTTAAGGACTCCATGTTTGTGATTATGCACAAGGGTCTTCAGGGCGATCTTAGTGACATCCTTAGCAATGATAAGTAGACTTGCATTCTTCCCTGCTATCGCTGTGAGCAAGTCTTCGCATTCCTGAAGATGTGATAACTCCCTGTCAAGCATGAGAACATAGCACTTGTCAAGAGATGCCGAAGTCTCTCCGCTATCAAGGTATGCGGGATGTACATAGCCAGACTTAAGCTCCACACCATTCACGAGGCGTGCAGCGTTATCAACTCCAGGCACAGCCTCTGCTGTTACCAGTCCATTTCTGTCCACAAGCTCATAAGCCTCAGCGATTACGCCACCAAGGTCTGGGTCGTTGTTTGTGGAGATGACAGATACATTTAGAAGATCTTCTTTCGTATCAACAGGCTTCGCCATCTTCTCGATTTCTGCAAGGACCAACTTAAGTCCCAGGTTCAGTCCGTCTCTCAAATCAAGAGCACTGTAACCGTTATCCATAAGACTCAAGCCGTTAGAGAATATTTCATAAGTAAGGGCTACAGAGGTAGTTGTTCCATCGCCTGCTATATCACAAGTTCTTCCTGCTACCTCTTTAACTAATTGACACCCCATTTCTTCAAATGGATCGGATAGAGTTATAGCTCTTGCGACAGTAACTCCATCTTTAGTGCTTATTGGAGCACCTATCGGCGGGACTCCTGGCTGAGGAGAAATGGGACCTATGATTACATTTTTACCTTTTGGGCCCATAGTTACTAAAACCAAATCTGCCAATTTTTTCACACCACTCAGAATAGATTTCCTACAATCCTCACCAATTAAAAATGCTTTAGACATTAAAATTCTCCGTTATTAATTTGCACAAATTTATAAAATACGTTTGCTCGAAACTTTGTTTCATCATATTTACATCCTTATGTACCCACTGTACATTTCCAGTGACATATCCTTTAGATGAGTTTATTCTATCAAGAGACGCTGTTCCGTATGGAAACTGCTCATCAATTGATATATCAATTCCAGTTAAAAAACATTTTTCATTTTGCTTCCGAAATAAGTCCCAAGCTTCACCTATAGTTATGTCAAATTTTATATTTCTTTTCTTTGCAGAGTTTTTTATGTCTGCCCATTTCTTTCCAGACAAAGAGCCATGACCCTTCCAATAGATACTATCGCTGCCCTTTCTGGTTTTTGAACATCCACAGGTTAATGAGTTTCCGCTTTTTAGATCATACTGCCTGATAGACTTTCGATTTCCGCACACACACACGCACACCCAATATGTAGAATTATTCTTTTTCTCAAAATCAATTACAGATAAACTTCCAAATTTTCTACCAATAAAGCTAAGATCCGGAGTGTATCTGCATTTTGAACATTGACTTGTAAAGCCCTTTAATACGGATCTTGCTTCCAATGTTTTTAAAATTCCGCACTTACATTCAACTAAAACCATTCGAGTCTTTTTGCCGTTTCGATTTTTCCGCTCAGCCTCTTTTATTATCTTCCAACTCCCATATTGGGAACCAGGAATTATATCATATTTTGTTGCCATTATGACCTCAGTTTTGGTATAAGTTAGTTATACTACAAAAACTGAAGTCATACAAGGAGTTCTTATGAAAATTTTATCACTAGATATATCTAGTGCTACCATTGGTTGGTCAACTTTTATTATAGAAAGCAATTTGATCAGCTTGCATAAATATGGCCATATAAAGCCTCTTACTAAAAAAAAGGCTGCCGGACTTCTTCATCTAAGACTTGATGATGCCTGCAAGGCAATAAAAGAACTTATTGAAGAACATCAGCCGGACATATTTGCGGTGGAAGATTATGCTTTAAAATTTCCGAAAGGTAAAAGCTCTGCAAATACAATTAGAATCTTAAGTGTATTCAATGAAACAGTTAGGCTATGTGCATATCAAAATGGGATATCTAAAATAATCGCAATAAATGTAAATACTGCAAGAAAGTTAATCAAGAACTCTTATGATTTTGAGATAAAAGAGAAGGAAGATTCAATCATTTTCGCCAAAGAGTTTTTAAATTACAAAACGCATCTTAACAAGATTGGGAACGTTAAAAAAGAGTGCGAAGATGAAGCTGACAGCATTGTCATTGGTGTTGCTTATTTTTTATCTAAAGAGCAACTCATCTAAAACTTCTTTCATGGTCACTTTTCTCCAAACAAAGAACCCCCGTACACGTCTGCTGAAATGTACGGGGGTTCTTTGTGAATTTCAGATATTCAATTTTGAGGATCAACCATCAAATTCGAATTCAAAGCTTTCGCCACCCTCGGCTGGAGTCTCAGTCTCGGCCGAAGCGGACTCAGACGCAGCGCCTGGAGGTGCCCAACCAAGAAGCTCATATACATGAGCAGGATCGGATGGAGTAATGAGTCTCTCAATGTTGAGGCTCTCATTGAAGTCCTTCCAGGTTCCCTGGAGTTCTGCGGCCAATGCTTCCTTAGGATCAGGATACACATTGTAGAGAGGCTGTTGACCCTTGGGTCCTCTGTTGATAGTTACATCATAAGAAGTAACCTTGCCCCACTTCGGGTTCTGAACGAGATCGCGGATGCCCTTGAAAATCTGGGGGCCAACCTCAAGAAGCTTGAAAGTGTCGTCGGAACGATCCAGAACCTTAAGCAACCAACGGGTTGAACGCTTAAATCCAGCTTCCTCAAGCTTATCGACAAGGCCGGCATCCTCGATTGGGGTGTTTACCTTTCTGCGCTTGCCCTCAGTGGTATCTACCCAGTTTACATAGAATTTGATTGGCTGGCCCATGACACGAACTACGCTCGAACCCTGCTCTAATCTCATGAACTCTGTGCGCGGTCCACGGCCACCTGAATCTACCTCAGGATCATTCCAATCTACTTCACCAAATGTTAAATCTGCCATTTAAGTTTCTCCTTATTGACTTTGTTTTATCGTGAGTCCTTGCTAAAAAGTTATAGCAAATGGGACTATTTCCACATCGTATCGTCTTCAGTATCACCCCAGTTTTTTTCATCAACTTCTGTTGATTCTGGGTCGGTGGAGTGTAATTCCGACCCTAAGTCTCTCCCTATATTATACCCGTTCGACTGGACATTTCCAAGCCGTTCGAGAGAATAATCTCTATTAAGGAAAGTCTTGAAAGCATAGTGCCAGCTTGAAAAATTGCCGGCTTTATTCTCAAAATATTTCTTAGCAGCCTTCGCCAAAGTTAGCTCATTAAGCGCATCAATGTACTCATCGTCAGCGTTTCCAAACCACTCTTTATCTTTAACCGTTTTATATCCTGCTGCCTTCGCTCTACCAATTGCGCCAAACCACGCTCTGTTCTTTTCAGACTCTTTATATCCGATCCAAATATCAATCTTGGCAATATGCTCCTGACATACATTCTGCCCATGAAGAGAATAAATCATTCCACGTTCAGCAATGTTTACGTCAACCACTCCGCCCTTCGGAAACCATGCAGCGATTTTATCAATCTCTGAAGTATCCAAAGCAGCTATCGTAAAATAGCTTAGATCTGCAACTTTAAGAAAACTACTCATCATTCAACCTCTTTTCAAGCTCCGAAACTCTGTTTTCCAGAAATTCCAGTTTGTTCAATTTTGAATCAACCGCTCTTAACCTTTGATTCATTGTTAAGTTTAGCAGAAAAAAGATGATGGCCATCGAGGTCGGGTCCGTCGTGGACGGGGTGACTGATAATATCCTACCCTCGTCATCAGACTGGAATGTGTCAGCGAAAACAGATTTTCCAAAAACCTTCATGAGTTCTTCGCAGTACTCATATTCAGCATTCGTCATATCAACTATGCGCCCAGCGACGGTCCTAATCATGAGCCTGCCCTTCTTACCATCGCTCCTGACTTACTTCCAACGCCGGCTTTTCTGGCAATATCTCTTAGACGCTTAGCTTTTTCATTTGCGCTTTCAGCCCTCGTTCTGACGGTTATCGTTTCTTCGGGCATTTCCTGAAGCTCCTCGTATTCACGAGCTACTTGCGCCCTCATACGAGCCTTAGCTTCCGCATCAGTTTCTTCCTCACCCTCTTCTGCCGATATAGGCGGTCCTGAGTTTGTCATCATCTTCTGGAAATACTTCTGCCCAATACCATTCTTAATCTCATTCATTACAAACAGTGCAATATCGAATGCGAGTTCCTCAGAGAAATCTATTGAAAAGCTCTGCTTCCCTAGACGATTCCTTAACAAAGATATGTCGCGCATCTCATTGTCAGAGAATAGTTGAGAGCCACAGGCTGGACAAATATTCTTCATTAGAGCAAACTTCATGTCCTGATTTACTGCAAATTTACATTTTCCACAATTCATTTAGTTTCCCTCTCTTTTCGTTAAGTGCCATCCAAAGCAGAAGGTGCAGAGATACCAAGACAAAACGACTTTTCTATCAAGATAGATTTTGTCGGCAGCTTCCGCTACTTCGTCTTTTGACGAAAACTTCTTCTTTCTTCCGCAGGATCTATGGAAGACCCTGTTTCGTTTTGCTTTGATGTTTCTCATACCCTTTTGCCCGCGACGTTTTCAAGAACGGCCAATGCCAAATCTTTTTTACCCATGAATTCATTCACTCGACAAATAGCTTTCAAGGGAACGCCGTCTTTAAGGATTGTTCGGTACCTTTCATAATCGTCAGCCCAAACGGTCATTCCAATAGTGTCACCATGAATGTCTTCGACCAAATACTTAGCAAACCTTCTTCCAACATTCTTACCGTTTTTAATCTTGAATTCCTTAATCAAGGCTTTCACAATTACCTCAATCTTAACTTTCTCTTTCACTTCAAGTGATGGAACCTTAGATAACGGAGTCACAATTGAACTACCTCTGCGGAAGAATGAACCAAATACTTCATGAAGCTGGCCGCTGATGGTTCTCCCAAGAACTTCCATTTCATTCATAAGAAGAGTCTTGCGATCCCACTCTTCAAAAGTCTGGTCGAAAGAAATTGGCTCAAGGATAGAGTCAAGCTCCTCATCTGAGATGCAAATCATCTCCTCGTAACCAGCCTTCATTTCCTTCTTCTCTTTAGCCTTTAGAGCTTTAAAGATTTCAAGAGTGTTTTCCCTCTCCATAAGGTTCCTGATCTTACGATCCTTGACCTTCTTGATGGCAGCGTTCACCTTTGTTCTGTATTTAGCATAGTTCTCATAGATGTCTTTACGGGTAATCCCGAAACAATCAAACGCTCCAGCTTTTGCTAAAGCCTCCATTACCCTCTTGTTAACTTTCCTACCTGCTGTTTTAGCAAAGAATTCAACAAGTGACTCAGGAGCCGCAGAGATGATTTCTATAATGGCAGAGTCTCCAACGCCCTTGACAGCGGACAAGCCTGTGGCGATTTTACTATCATCTGTTACGACGTAGTTACCTCCACTTTTAGCTACGTTTGGAGGTGTAATTTCGATTTTCATCTTACGACACTCATTCAAGTATTCTTGAGTCTTATCAGAATTCGGGTTTTCCGAGTTCATCAAAGCGCACATGAATTCCGTTGGGAAGTGACACCTGAGCCATGCAGTCCAATATGAAATTTTGGAGTAAGATATTGAGTGACTTTTGTTGAACGAGTAACCGCTCATAGGCTCAATGAATTTCTTCCAGATATGCATGCCTTCCTTATACTTCAGTCCTCCATGTTCAACAGAGTCATTCACGAAAGAAGCCTCAAGTTTTAATGCAAGCTCAGGATCGCTTCCCTTATACTTTGAAAGCTTTCTCAACCCATCTGCTTGGTTGAAGTCCCATCCTGCAACGTCAGCCGCAACATACATCGCAGACTCTTCGTACAGAAGAATACCAGCAGTGCCACCCAAAGATCTTTCGAGTTTGGGGTGATCAAATTTGACTGGCTCATGTCCAAGAACTCTATCAATGTATTCTTTTCTAACTTCCTTAGTGCAAGAAGGTCTTCCAAGTGCATTAATAGCTGAGATTCCTTCGATATCTCTTGGCTTAATCTTGATACAGTATGGGGTCATTGAAGATTCCAACTGAAATACGCCAGCAGTTTCGCCTCTTCCAATCATATCATAGGTGCTTGAATCGTCTAATGCTACTTGCTCCATATCAAGAACCTCACCGGTTCTATCCTGAATGATTTTTACAGCATCATCGATAACAACCAATGTTTTCAAACCAAGACAATCCATCTTTACAAGACCGAACTTCTCACAACGCTTCTTTTCCCACTGAGTTGCAGTAATCCAAGTGTCTGGATTCTTCGGGTCAACCTGATCAATCCTAAGAGGAACAAGTTCGTAAAGAGGTACATCAGAAATTACAACTCCAGCCGCATGCATACCCCAGTTTCTGGTCAAACCTTGGAGCTTTGTAGCGTACTCGTAAAGCTCAGGGTAACGCCTCATTTCCCTTGCGAAATCCTGTTGGTCAGTCGCCATGCTTGCAGCAATCGCTTCTTCGATAGAATTCGCGTCAGGCATAATTGATGTTAAATGGTTGGCGATTTTGAATGCAGAACTCTTATCCCCGCCAAGTCTCAATGAACGAGCCGCATCTTTAAGCGCGACCTTCGGAGACATAGTTGATAGGTTAGAGATTGATGCAACCTTATCTTCTCCGTATTTAGCTTTTAGATATTCCTTAACCTTTCCGGGTTCAGCGAAATCTGTATCGATATCTGGAAAACTGGTCTTCTGTGCATTATGGAATCTCTCAAAGATAAGACCATAATCCATAGGATTGATGGTCGTACATCCAATTAAGAATGCGACCAAGCTTCCTGCGGCTGAATTATGGACTGCACCATTTGTGGTCAAATAAGAATGATCCTCATCAACTGTTATGTCATAAACAAAATCTACATCTTTCCTTTCTGATATTTTGTTTATTTTTACAAAGAAACCTTTGTCTGTTTTGTGCCAAACATATCTATTTTTATTAGAATCTTTTGGAGCCTCTACAGCATAAGATATGCTTTCCTCTGTATGCCCAAGGTGTGTATGAATTCTTTTGTTAATAGAAATCGAAGAAGGCAGTGAAAATCTTAAATAGCAATATTTTAACTGTTCTGCAAGTTTTCTAGAAACAGTAGTTACATTAACTCTGCTTTCCATTATATGACCATCACCATCAATAATGCCGGCAATAAGATATCTCAGCAAAGGTCTGGAAACGCTCATTAAGTCTTTAGGGATATATTTAGTTTTCGAACTAAATTCATATTCTGAAAAAATTGATTTCCACCATATTAAAAGTGGCTTATTTGAGGTTTCGAACTGAACAAGCTTTTTCGTTTTGTGCTCATAAGTTTTAATATAATTAACCCCCAAGCCTTCCAACACAAACTTAACCCTTTTCATTTGTTCGATTTCATCAGAATGAAAACATACTCCCCATTTTCCACTTTTAGACATCCATCCGTCCGCAATCCACTTTCCAAATAACCAAGCTAAATCTTGATCTAACTTTATTTCTTTATTTATATGGTACTTTCTGAAGCTATTTATCTTCCAGTAAGAAATCCAGCTTTCTATGTTTTCAAAAGATCCTCTTATTGAATCAGATAACTTAATTAAACAATCTTTAGTTTTCTGATTTTTCAAATTTAGAGGAAGCCTATTAGCAACTTTTGTTAAAAAGCTCCTGCTAAGTCCGGCCTTCTTGCTGAGATCTCTTATAGAATAATCAAACTCTGAATTTACAGAAATGAGTTCTGTATTTTTTTTAATATTCCAAGTCAGGTTGTTTTCACCTTTAAAATCCAAATTTGGGTAAAATATCCAGTCCCCAACCCTTAAGTCTTCTGCGCTAATCTCTTCAATATCCGAAGTCGGCTTCTTCCAAGAAGCTCTCGCTTTTTTAGTGGAATCAGCCCAATTATTGTAATTATCAGGACGCAAAGCCTTTTGGGCAAAAACCTTATGATCTTTTGTTAATACAAGGGGGTCTGAATCTCCGTAGTATGTCTCTATTTCTAAAAGGTTTTCGTCTACCTCATACTTCATAGTATCTGTAACTTTTCGAATCTTTCCGCTATGAGAAAATAGCTCGTCACCTACTTCTATATGATCAAGCCTTTTGACTTCATTTTTCATAATAACATGAGTTTTTCCAACTAAACAGCCTCTCGCTGGTCCGACAGGCATATGCTCTTTTGCCCAATTTGTGTAGTCTGCAACAATGAGCATGTAAGAAGAGAAATCCTTATCTTCAAGGATGACAAGCTCCTTTTTAACTCTGTCCCAATATTCTCTTTTTTGCTCAAGTGGCAACATTGGGAATATGTTTTTGAACCCTTCCATGCACTTGTAACGAAGATACGCTTTATCCTCTTCGACATGAGCAGCCTTCTTTTCTCTCCAACCAGAGAATGCCTTATAGTCAGGCTCATCTCTAACAGGAAACTTTGGAAGGATCGGTCCTTTTGGCTCAAGATATGTTGGATTCTCACACTCGGCAAGGATCTTCATCGAATTATCCATTCCTTTCTGTGCGATAGCAGGACCAAAGTGAGAGACAATCTCTTCGTGAGTCTTAAGATACATGTCCTGAACTCCGTAACGGAATCTGTCAGGATCATCTACAGCCGCTTTATCTTTCACAGCAAGCATGAAATCATGATACTTAGCGTGCTCTGCATCTCTGTAATGAGCATCGCAAGTGACGACGTATGGAATCCCCATATCGTGAGATAGGCGAACCATTGCAGAATTCAAAGCGCCTTGATCAATAACACTTCCATTTTTATTCGTGTGATATAGGGAGTGCGGCTGGATTTCAAGATAAAAATTATCTTTGAAGATATTGTTAAGCCTATTCATATGGCAAATAGCTTTGGCCTCATCTTCTTCTGTAATCAATGTTTTGGCGATAAGTCCATTGGAGCAAGCAGTAAGGCAAATGACACCTTCATTCCACTTCTCAATGTGTTTCCAAGATACTCTCGGAACCTTTTTGCCCATGTAGCTGTTTACCTGATTCTTGAAGGACTCATAGCTAAGCCTCAAGAGGTTTTTGTATCCTATTTCATTCTTGGCAAGGAAGACCATATGGTTACTCTTCCTTACTGATAAATCGTTAGCGAAATACGCTTCCATACCTGGGATTAACTGTACACCCGTTTTCTTTGACGCTTCCCATGCATCGAATATTGCGGTCATAGTACCGTGATCAGTGACAGCCACTGCTGCATGATCGATTTCTTTTGCCCTCACGAATAAATCGTGGGTGTCATTCATCCCGTCTAATGGGGAACCCAATTCAGTATGGTTATGTAATGACACGAACGGCGCTGCTTTGCCTGAAGAACCCATGGTTAAACTTCCTTAGTTTTCGTGTACTCTATCAATTTAGAGATTTTTATTGTATCGAGAGAAGTGATTTAAGAACATTCTCTCTGCCCTTTCGGGACTTACGCACTCAATTTGTACGTCAATTCCTTGTATGTTATCTGGAAAATACCATGATTGTGGCGGTGGCCAAACCATGATCTGTTGAGCTTCAGTGTAAAGCAACTGAATGTCAACCTCTTTTACAATCGACGGCATCTCTTCACTTAATTTGAAATGAGCAAAGATTTTCTTATGCCACTCTGCCTCAATTTCCTGAAACTGAGGGATCAAAGCCTTGATCGGTCTCGGCATATCGCCAAGGTATGCTTCCGTCGCATCATGTAACAAGCCCTTCATGGCGTCTTCGTAGCTGCTCGTCTTGCGATATATCTCTTCTGCAACATAAACTGAATGCTCAGCAACAGAATAGAAGCTTTTGCAGTGTCCATTATACCTACATTGGTGCGCCAGAGCATGAGCTATATCTTCTAAGGATATAACCTGCTCACGCTCCGGCTCCAATGGGTATGATATTTGGCCGGTATATGTTTGGCACCAACTCATAATATCTTCTTTTTTCTTAACAACTTCACAATAGCAATAGCCATATCTACGTCAGCAGAATATTCCGTTAAGGATGAACCGTAAATAGAAACCATTTCTTTTCTAATTTCTGCTGCAATACCATGCAGAAGATTGATTTCAAGGATTGTGAAATCTAACTCGCTAGACGGAGTCCCGCTATTAATGAAATCATCTTGAATTTTTCTAAGCGCCTCATCTGCTTCCTCTTCAGTTTTGAAAAGGGCAGATTCATCAAACTCATCGTAAGCAACTCCTGAATCCCAATGATAATCTGAATCAGAAAAAAATACGACATCTTCCTCGGTAAATAAATCACAGATCACGTAACGAGTCAAAAAGAAATCATTCATTTGTTTCTCCGAAAATTGATTTAGCCAACCAAGTCGGCAATGTTGAGATATACCTCGGTGGTGACCTCAGGATCGATGTCGCCCTTGAGCATTTTTTCTGCCGTGGTGATCTCCTTCCTGGGGATTCCGTCGCGCTTAGCGTCAGCCACTAAATCCTTGCGGTCACCAGTGGCATCGTCAAGCTCGCCCTTGTACCCGACGAGTACGGGATTTGTCTCAATGATCTCTTTTCTGCGCTCCTTAAGGGTCGCAATCTCTTCATCAATCCCGGTGATCTCTTCGTTGTCACTTACCGCTTCTTTTAAGGCATCACGAGCAGCCTTTATCGTCTCCGTTACTTCTCCAAGTTCTTTGTAAAATCTGCGAATTGCTTCCGGAGTAATCTCCTTCTTCTCAGACAGATCAACGAGTACCTCATCAAGTGTTCCTTCAGTCATTTTCAGTTCCTATTTCAATTGTTTTTCAGCTTGCTGAGAATCAGCCGACGAGGTCATCGACCTCTATGTCGGCCTCACCCATCGTTAACATCATACGCTCCCAAGACTTGCGCCTCTTAGCGATCTTCTTCAAATATTCGGTCTTCAATGACGCCTCCGTTGTGTGGGAGCCAAGCTCCCCGGATGCATGCCCCTTAACGTATTCGATCATAGACTCTTGAGCCTTCTGCAAATAAGTCATGCCAACATCACCTTCAGCGCCACGTCCAAAGAAATCTGAGATTGAATTATTCTTATTCATTCTTGATGCCAGTTTGCCAATAGAAGGTGGTGTTCCTAATCCTTCATCAGGGACGACTTCAAATCCGGATTCGGATCTTCTATTCTCCTTAAACGAAGGTACAGACGCTTCGAGCAATACCAAGTTAGAACCGGTTCCGTCTGCGCCAGAAGGAATGAGATCATAGTACTGCCCAAGATGCTCAGAGTAAACCTTTGAAAGGCTACTATTGATATGCGAAAGCATCTTTTTCCCAGAGGAAGTGTTTCCATCGATGTGAGTGTCGAAAATATCTTCAGCCCTAATTTCGGCAATTTCGTCTGTGTACTTGTTCTGTGCTTCTTGAACAATATCCCTAACAACCCCAAGTCCATACACCTGAATTACAAACCTTTCTAATAGTTCTTGGTTTGGAGCAACAGAAAGCATGCCAGCGAATCTCTCAACATTTTTGATAAGGTTGAGAGCCTCATTCGGAGCTACAAGAAGTGCTGTCGGATGAGCTTCGGAAATCCATTTTGGCTCAGAAGAACCGAGGGAAGCTTTATTTCTCACATAAGACTTTCCTGCTTTTATGAATAGAGGAATCTGCTTTAGAGCAGACTGAGTTTCTCTAATAGCGTCATCAAAATGATTATTGATTGCATCCTCTTCTTCGCTATTCTTAGCATCCTCAAGTGCATCACCTCTTTGATCTTCAAAAGTATCAAGTTTAGAATAAAGTTCTCGCAAAATTGGGAGATACTTATTTTTTCTTTCCCCATCTTCCTCCTTTGTCATTCTTCCTCTTCTAAAGAGGAAAGAAATATCTTGAGGTACCCCTTCGATATCGATTACGAATCTGAAATCATAAACGGCAGCATCTGCCGCTCTTGTTACTGTGGCAGTTTTATCTCTGTTGAATGGAAGCGGGAACCCTACGAAATCACTTGCATGATCGAGAGGCCAAGTAAGGGATTTGCCTGTCTTACCCATACACATGCCAATCTGGAATTTCGAACTATCGAAACCTGAATCTGGATGAAGATATGCTGGAATGACTTTCTGCTGCCCCGCTCTGTCAAGAACAGGGGAGCCGTCCCTCCTTGTTACCGGTAGCATTGCTGGCGGCAATACTGCCGGTTCAACACCTTCTTCTTCTGACTCATGAAGCTCAGAAGGTAAAGCTCTTCCTTTGCCAGCCCTAATGCCGAATGCATTTGGAATATTCCCTGAACCATAAGTAAGGTTCTCCATTCCGAAATCAACAGTTTGCATTGGGAAAGCAGAAGAGAAAACTGCATGAGCCAACGGGTCACCAGATGTTCCGGACTGCCTAAGAAGTTCTTTCTTAGCTTCGGCCAAACCAATTGGAGAAATTGCCATATTTCTTGCAATAGACATTCTTGCGATAATACCATTATATGCTGCTACAACATTTCTGAGAACAATCCCGTGATTTGCACCCCGAAGATTCGGGTTATCTTCAATTATTCTGAGATCACCACTAGTCAAAGCTAATACTTTGTCAGTTGTAGACAGATCTACTCCAATGTTATATCCGATGTATGCCCCTGGAATACATCTTCCTGGCGCCATGCATTCATTATAAACAACTGCGATTGCATTTGCAAGATATCTTGCGTATGCGACCAAGAATATTTTCTTTCCGTATGCTTCACGAAGTCTTGTTCTCTCCTGACCTTTTTTCTCGGTGCGGTAAGATGCAATCGTGTAAAAAATTGAAAGAACTGGTGTCTTAGAGGCAATCTCTTGCGCTTTAGCCACATATCTTTCATCACTATGAGTGATGTAAGGAATTAGCTTCTGAAAATCTGCTCTATAATCTTCAAAGAATGAAGCAAGTTTTGCATAGACAAACTCAAATTCTGTATTGTCAGAGTCGAGATCGAGATCGAATTCGATATCGTGTTCCGTATCATTTGCAACTTGAACTACAGCATCAACCAATGCCGCTGTAGCTAAAGCTGTTGCTGAACCAACGTAGTCCTCTCCTTGGAAAGCATTTGTCGCTACGATATAGGTCTTGAGCCTTGGGGCGAAAGCTGTTAATACGGCGCTCAGTGCTGCTGAGTCCAAACCGTCATCTTCAGTGTAGAATAATCCATCGATACTAAGAATTTCTTCGGGTACTCCTTCGATTGAGAAATCCGAGTTTGCAACAACTTTGTTGAAAAACTCAGGCTCAATAGCTCTATTATTCCAAGTGATTACAATCTTAAGAGCGCCCCTAAGGGATCTTGCCAAAGCCTCAATGTTGCTCGCGAGGTCCTTAGAGTCAATGCCCTCGATTGCTCTGGAAAGAGTTTCGCTTCCGGCATCTTCATCTCTGCGATAATCCGCAGCAGCTTGTTTTCCAGCAGCGATTTCTTCCTCACTCCCTGAACCAGCCCCCTCCTTGATAAGGTCCGCCAAAAATTGCCCACCAAATTTCACTTTTGAATACTCGATTGATGAAGGAATATCTTCCTGTCCAGCACCAGGGTACTCAGAGAATGCATTCTTCTTGATAAGATCAGTAATACGGGGTGAAAACTTCCATCTGACTGGGTTCCCCAACTCATCAGGGATTACAAATGCTAACTCTTCAACACTGTGATTCTCGCTACCAATATCCTCAAAAGTCTTCAACTCTTCTTCGTCAACAGCTCTAACAATAACTCCAATCCTTTTTGCAGCCTCAAGGCTTTCAATTCCGGTCAAAGCATAAAGTTCTTTGGCCGCAGCATATCCTTTATTGGCGCCCGACATTCTTACAGAAACGTGGGTCTCGCTGAACCCTACAGACTGCTTAAGTGAAAACCTATGACCGTGAGGACACACAAGAACAAGCTCTTCAATCTCAGAGAACTGAGACGGAAGCTGTCTTGCTGCTGTAACGAGCATTTTTTCTATCTTTTTTATTCTGCATTTCTTCAAACGGGCGGTTGTAGCAAGTTCTGGCTCTGGAGCGTCTGCAACCTCTAATGCTTTGATGAGGTCCATGTAGTCAATTCCTTCAAGAATAAGGAAGTCGATTATGTTTTTTGCTGCATTCTTCTGGGAGTTAGTAACACTCTCCCCTGTTGCGCTGGAACCCTTAATTACATTAAGAAGGTTTCTTAAAATGGTATAGATAGAGCCTTCTCCTCCAGAAGTTTTATCAAAAGCGGAGAGGGAAGTTGAGGCGCCACATACAAGGTAAGAGAAAGTCCCATTTTCGATCTCATCATAAGCCGCATATCCTGATGCGTTTGTAGGCGGAACATAGGCTCCACTCCCAATGCCAGACGGTCCAGACTTCGGAATTGCAACGTTTTTATATTTTATAAGATCTGTGGATGATGGATCAACGATTCTTGCCGGACACCTAAAGATCGTCTTAGAGAACTTGTATCCTCCAGACAGGCTCTTCTGTGCCGCAGCTTCTTGTGTTTCATCAAATTCACGAGGGTTCCATGTATACTGTAACACATTTGGATTAGAATTGGAACCATAAGTCATCTTTGACGGATCATCTTCGTAAGGCGACAACTTCAAGCCACAGCCAGATGGAGAAAATGCAGGACCAACCTCTCCCTCTTCTTCTGCTTCATCTTCGCCCCTAACTACGCCTGCAAGATCATAAGCCTGATCGAATGCTTCTTCGAGTTCTCCACGAATGAGAGCCTCGATATCCGGATCGTTCATCACAGCTTCTGCAAATGACAGATTAAGTTCATCAATTTTGTCAAAAATTGCACCAACAGCGGCTTGAGTCTCTGGATCGTCAGGATACTGAAGCTCTGTTTTAATTTTTGTAATCTCATCTTTTGGACTGAATATGTCGCTTTTCGAAAATCCCGTTTCTGCCTCTTCCTTCTGGAATGGGCAAGCATACATGATCGTACTAATGTCCGTCATGACTGGGACGCCTGCGCCTCCCTTTCTTTTGTGCCGTAACCGTACCGCGCCAAGATGAGCTAATGCTCCGGCTCTTCTCTGAAGTCCTTCTTCATGCTCGGCAGGCTCATTGGAATAAAGTAACTCAAGGATTTCTGACCATGTTTTGGAACCTTCGTAGCTATCAATGACAGAACGAGTCCTCTTTAGGAGCTTAGCTTTGTTCGTCAAAGAGCCATCAGCTTTAGTCTCATTCATCTGAGAAGCGTTTCCAATTTTTGAAGAATCCGGAGCAGGATAAGGACCTCCCTCCTCTAAGTGTCTCTCAGTTATGATAAATGATGTTTTTCGGCCATCATCTTTTAAGCGCTTTCCTACAAAAGAATACATAGGAAGGTATGCGCCTCTAGACTGGATTAGATCCAAATCCTTAAGGGGTTTGCCGGACCATTTAATTGGACGAGTACATGTGGGGCATTTAGCAATGTTAACCTTGCTGCTTTCAGATGAACGAAGATCTCTTCTAAGGTTTTGCGCAACAAAGCCTTTCTGGAATAAAACATTACTAATGAAGTTCTTCATCGGATCTGAATCGTTTACTGCCTGATCTGTTGATGTCGCAGAGAGCATCCTTCTGAACTTTGACCACATAAGTTTAAAAATGTATTCAGTAGTATCATCTTCTAAGCTTCGTCCGCCATGAAGATCCTTTCCATAGTCCTCAACAACTGAAGAGTATGTGTCGCCTTCGAAGTCTCCCCATGTTTTTATACCGGCGTATAGCAGACCTACATCTCTAACTGCAAGGTACGATAATCCAAGCACAATTGTCTCACTGAAGAACGCCTTATCCGCAACAAATTGTGGCACAAGCAATTTATCTCTAAGTCCAGCAAGTTCCACTCCAGAAATTGAATTCTCTGGATCCATAATTGCTGCCCTAATTGCTTTCTTAACAAAAAGATCAACACCCTTGATTGCGTAAATCAAATTGTTAAAATCGATAAGTACGCTATTACTAACCTTTGAATCAGCTTTGTCTGAGCCCTTACCTTTTGTTCTGGTCTGTCGATGCCGTTCAATCATTCCAGAAGTAAGTTGTTCAAAATGAACAAAAGCTTTCTTTGCATTGTTCATAACCTGAACAAGAGACTCCTCTGTCTGGCGGATGGTTTCCGTGGTCAAACCTGTCTCGGAAACAATTTCGATTCCCCTTACAATTGCATGAGACCCCAAAGTCTCCATGCTCAACGTTGCAGGAATCTCTTGTACACGAACCCTTGTGTCCATTCTGTTTGCGACATCTTCTTCTGAAAGATTCGTCTCTCCAGCTTTAACAACTTTTGATCCCCTTTTTTTGCTAGGCCCTTTCTTCTTGCTATCCGGATCCGATTCATCCTTCTTGTCAAGAGGGGCATACTTAACTAAAGAATCTAAGAACTCAATAGTTCCCCTGATTTGCTCAGCATAAAGCTCAACATCACCTTCTTCTGTAGCTTCGTGAAGCTTCTTTAAATGAAGGCCGAGGTTCTTAAAGGACATCATAACCCTTTCCCTCTCAGCTTCAGGGTATTTTTGCGTCTTGATTCTCTCAAGGTCTTCTGCAAAGTCAGGCTTGCTTAAGCCTTCTTCTTCTGCCGGCTCTGTAGTCGCCGCCTCCGGAACCTGTTCCCCTTCAGGGATAGCCGCAGGTGCTCTGAATGCATATAGAGATTCTGACAGACTTTCAAAAGGTACTCCCCTGAACTGTCCTTCTCCAATATAATGTGTAATGTATCGTGCAAATCCCTGAACGAAGTTATTGTCTCCAATAACTTCCTTGGTCGCATCAATGACGCTAAGGTCTGCTTGCTGCGACATTAGGTCATGAATGGCTGAAAGAGTAGCTACCGTATCTGCGTACTCTCCGTCTCTCATGCGAGAAAAGATTCTTTCAACCATTTGCTGATTTGCAAAAGTAACTTCATTAGCAATTTTGTGCATATTAATTCGCCTTATGTCAGAATAAAAATATTCAATCTAACAACTATCATTAGTAGTAGTGTAATAGTCATCCCTGAGCTGGGAGGCTATCTCATTGATCCATGGTTTGATTTTATGAAAAGCATCTTCTTCGGATCTGGTCTTTGGAACAAAAGCTACACTGCCTAAGTCAAGAGACATAAAATCGCTTCTGCATTCATTAACCAAATCGATGACCTTTACCTTATCAAACTCTTCAACATGCCGAAACTCATAACCGATAAGTCTGGACAGTACCATACCATATCTTACGTTATTAGAAGAAGAATCCAAGACTGTCCATAAAGGTTTCATCATTAAAGCTTTAAAATAGACTTGCTCATCTTCATACGAAACCCTGATGTTTGAAATACATTCATCAAAAAGAGGGGTTATATTTTGTCCACACGCGCGTATGTGTGCGTGCATGAGGCTCATTTTCTCATTTCCTAATCTCGGAATAGGCAGCATAACTCCGAAGGTTTTAGTTTTTGATTTCCTTCTTTTCTCTTTTGAAAAGCCCGCACCTATAACCTTCTTCTCGTCCGGAGTGAGCCTGCCCACCATAGGCTCTGCGAAGTCGAAATCGCCATTGTTAAATAAGGAAGGAGCATCCGACAGGTCTCTTACCATATTATCAAAATCTAAAATGTTCCTTAGACGATGAGTCTTTCGAAAATAACTATTCTGACCCATTCCGGAATCAAATTCTGACGGAAGCATTTCAAGAGAAACGTTATAGTTTTTGAAAAGGTTGGCAGGAACATTATCCATTATAGAATCCAATCTATCAATCCACGACATAAGACTTTCCTTCGTTAACGAAGCTTCAATTTTAATTTTGGACAGTTCTTCTCTGAAGTATAGACCAAGGGAGTATAGGGTCGCTTGTCTTCTTGCTCTATCTTTAGAGATCATTATTGGTTCCAGCTTATTAAGCTCATCTAATGAAAGCGGCTCAAGTTCCTTCACAACGGTTTGTAACCTTTTTCTCCCCCGTCGCGCCATGTGCTTGCCGAGTTCATAAAAAAGCTCCTCATCCTGAACAAGATTAATCTCTTCAACCTTTCTACCTGTGAACTCGTTGGCAGCATCTTGAATGAAGTCAATTTTAATATTCAACCTTTCTGCCAATTCTTTCTTGGTAAGGCTTTTTGGCTTCTTCACTCCATAGGTTTTATAGAAAAGGCTACGAGAAGACCTATAAATAGAAATGGCCGCAGCAACATCCGCGACATCCTCAAACTCCCATTGATCCAATGGAAGAGAAACGAACTCTCTTTCTATTTCGAGAATTCGTCTCTTGGAGGCTGAGATATCCTTAAGCCTTTCTAGGGTCTTTATATTGAACCTGGAAAGATCTTTTTCAGTATCTATGTACCTCAAGATGTCGTTGTCTGTTACTACGGCCATTCACTTTTATACCATATCTCCGAAGGCATCCATGAAGCACTCGTTCTCAGTAAGCTTCTTGAGTCGCATACTTGCGGCCCATCCCGTCAATCCTACAACTGCTGCTGCCTTTTTAATTGGGTAATCTTCGTAATAGATGAGCTTCATGATAGTGATAGTGTCTTCATCAATTTCACCCTCAAGACTTTCAAGCGCAAGCTGAAAATCCTTATCAGCAAACGATGGTCCAGTCTTTCCGTACAGTCCCTCTTCCTCTGCGACAGTATTCTCGAACATCATAGATGGGTCTACAACACTATCTGGGGTACAGGCACTAAACAGAATCTCTTCCCTTACCTTTCTGATCTTACCGCCACCAACATTAGAACCCTTCTTCTCATATAGCGCAAAAGAATCATTGGACATTTTATTAACGCTTCTTAACTTAGAGATAAGCTTATTCTTAAGATGAGTCTGAAGGAATGAACTAAGCTTTGTTCCTCGTGCAGGGTTGTAAGAACAGACCCCCTGGATCGCCATAATGGTTAATTCTTGTTTGATATCCTCAAAGGTATATCCAGCAATATATGTCTTGGAAGACATCTTATTCAAGAGCGGCTCAATCTTCTTTAGCACGCTATCCAAACCAACACCGGTTTCGGTGTTCACATAGAACGTCTCGTCATATACTCTAACTATGCCCTCGAAAGAAGCTTTCTTCCCTTCTTTAGCAACCTCTATTTCGTTCTCAATCTTATTCAGCTCTTCGTTCAATTCTTCTGTTAACTCGTCCATTTATTCTCCTACTTGAAAATGTTGTCCCCTACCCAATTTTGGCCTGCTGTGTCTAACTCTAAGGATGGGCCTTGGCAAATTGATTGGTAATCGCACCAGTTGCAGAGGATGGTTGGTTTCTTTTCCCAATTCTCCCCAAGAGTGATATCGGTTCCGACTTTGGCAATCGTCTCCCGAGTCTTCTGAAGATCTCGCTCTGAGAACTCCCAGGTTTTCAATCTTGAGTTGTGCTTGAGTAAGCAATACGAACCTCTTATCCGTTCTACATCTGGGTAGAGTTCCTTCAATGCCAAGCCATATAAGAGTAACTGAAAAGGCTTTAGGTATTTCGGGTTTTTGTTTGTTTTATAGTCAACTACATGGTAGTAGCCCGGCTCGATCACATCGGTCCTATCGATGAATCCTCTTAATAGGTTGCCGTCGAGCTTAAATTTGAAACTTCGCTCCACATCAACTACAGGTGGCAGCCCCTCTCTCTTAATCATGTCCAGGTAATTCTGAAGCACTTGCTTAAGTTCGGGAAAATCTGGCTTAAGAATCTGCGCATTGTAATTCTTAACTGCGGCCTTCAAAGAGTCTCTCATGAGATACTTGTACTTCTCAGGTTCCACAACGTTGTCCATTAAATACTTATGGAAATTTTCTAACGCTTCGTGAGCGCATTTACCAAACTCAAGGAAAGACCAGTCCTTTGCCTCAATGTCTGGCTTAACGATGTATCTATAGTGATACTGCTTTGGGCATTTTTGAAAACACCCAATTGATGATGCTGATAACTTTAACATGTTTTTCCTCAATAAATCTTGGACATCGATCTGCTCTCAATCCACTTGAAAACAAATCCCGGTTTGGACTCGGCTTTTATACATTTTGGCTGAACCGATTGAACAGATTTAATCCACCTATTGTCTCGACTCTCTCTATAATAAAAAACCGCTTTCCCTGTTTTCGGATTGTACATCGCTCTAACAAAATTGCCAGAAACCAATGGACGCTCAATGATGTGATCGTTGTAAAAACTACTCGATGGGTCAATCGTACCGTGTGGCCTATTAATGATTCTAACAGCTTGAGAATCTAAAAGAGCCTCAGTCGAACCATCGATAACTATCACCTTTGCATTAGGGAAAAAATCGCTGTCATGAACCGAAGAGATATCAGGTATCTCCGTGCCACCACTCCTATCTGGAATGTTGATGAAATCATGAGTCGTTTCAGTACTCAAACTACCGCTGGCTAATGGCTCTCCAAGACTATTGGTAGTGCTTGTTATGATCATAAGATCTAAAAACTCTATAGTGGTTCTTTGAGACTCCTGACCATTAGTGTCCTCAGAGAGGTGATCAACAAAATTGTCATACTCTCCTGCCGGAAGAATAACGATACCTTCACCACTTACATTCCTCGTCCTCGCCAAAGCCGAAGAATCCGTTGAGTAATCCTCCTCAAGGATATCAGATTCCTCTGAACCAGAAATAGCCACAGCACTTAAAGTGAATGCTTGACCATGAGTCGGAAGATATACCTTGCCAACCGCGATTAAATCCGCAGCATCTGGTCCGGTCCCGTCCACTGTATAGAAAACAGTGGCCGGTTCATTGGTCTCAAACTCAACGTACTCTGGTACACCAGATATAATTGAGCTATCACTCTCTGTCATTGTAAGAAGTAAAGTCATTTTTTATTGATCCTCAACTAGGAAACGACTTTTATTAGTAGATTTAGATGAAATCTCTGATATAGAGAAAATAAGCTTCAAACTCACCATCTTCATCTTCTGCGAAATATTCGCCACCCCAAGACGTTTCTTCTTTTCTGAAGTTCATAAGTGTCGAATCAATATCCATTCTGACATATCCCGTCTGATTCTCTTCAGAAACAAGAAGCACCTTATCTTGCTCCAACCCTTTCAACTCTTCTATTAGTTCTTTTACTGTCATAATTACCTCGTAATAAAATTAACTGTACTTTCGCCACTTGATTTTGTCACATCGATAATACTATCAAATCGTTCCTTTAGTGTATCATCATGAGTAATTACCATGATTTTGTAACGATCCTCCAATGACTTAATGACATTGATGAATAGTGTCTCGATACCATGCCTGTCAAGCGGTGAATTAATCTCATCAAGAAGGAGAAATTCTAATGCAGAGCCTCCATGTCTCGACGATATTTCGCTTAATGCGATACGGATGGCGAGGGATACGCGAAATTTTTCACCCCCGCTCAGCGACTTGAAGTGCTGGACCACGCCATCCTTTTTCACTCTGAGATCTAAAGTATCAACCATAGTAACTCCATCAGAACCAACTCTCTGAGTTTCAATGATGATTTCAAAATGATCTGTACATATCGAGTTCAGAATCTTATTACAGGTGTTCTCAAGGTCTCGAATAACGGCATTCAGAAGGATGGTCTGGATTCCGTTTTTGCCAAAGATTTTATAGAGTTTGGTCAAAACATCAATTCTATCTCTTTTGATCGAAAGCTCAACCTTTGACTCTTCCATCTCTTTAATCTTAACCTTGCAGGTAGCTACCTTTTCCTGATAAATGCCAACGCTCATGTTAACCTTAGCAAGAGAGGCATCCAGGGCCGTTTTGCGAATCCTTAGCTCCTCAATCTGCTTGCGCAGGTTGTTGAAGTCGTCGCTCCTTAACGATGCCAGGATGCGTTCGTTGGTTACAATTGATTCACGATTTTTTTCAACGGAGCCGACAGCCTCTTCGTGCTGTTCGGAAATTGCAATAAGGTGCTCTTTAGCAATCTTTCCCTGCATCAATACGTTCTTGATAGTGTTGAGCAGAGAGTCCTTCTTTCTTTTGTCACGAAGGGACTTTTCATAAGTTTCTGAACGGACTGTTAACTCCCTCAGCTTATTGTCTGCAAAAACCTTTTTGCGCCTATATAACGTGACCGCATCTTCATGCTCACTTACAAGGCGTGCGTGTACGTCTGCGTCCACGACGCTGCCACAAACGTGACATTCTCCATCAAGGATATGAGTATTTTTAAGATCAGAAAGCCTATCCCTTGCAGATGACGACTCAGCTTTATGAGTCGTTACTTCTTTTCTAAGCTCCTCAAGAAGCTTCTCTGCATTATCGACAAGGATGATGGAGTCAGCCTGCCGCTGAATATCAGACTCTCTTCTTTCAAGACCTGCAACTTCCTGTTCGAACTTCGCAACCTTTCTTGCGAGATCCTTTGCCTTAATATTTTTATCTGCAAGCTTCCTTTTAAGCCTATCGATATCTCCAGATACCTTATCCCATTGGTCAGTATCAAGGTTCTCTTTCATCTTGCTGTAAGCCTTAGCGAATTTATCAACCTTCTTCTCTACGTCAGAACGTTCCTTAGAATCTTGCTTAGCGGCAACTGCCGCTTCTTCATACAATTCCTCATACTCAACAAGGTCCTCTACGAGCTTATCATAATCTTTACAAAGGGCCTCAAGGACTTTCGCCTCACCTTTTGCAACTCTAAGCTTTGACTTAGTCTCTACCTCATATTCGTCCCATTTTGAAATGTCGATAATCGACTTAAGGATTTCCTTTCTCCTTCCTGGGTCAGACTCTGCAAATTCCGAGATATCATTCTGTCTAAAATAGGCCGAGTTGATGAAGGTTTTATAGTCGAATTTAATTCTCTTCATAATCTCTTCATTCGTGAGCTTAGAAGTAGAACGAGATATATCCATCCATTCGCCACATTCATCTTGAATGTCGAAAGCAACAGTGGATGTCGATGACACTCGGCTTCTAAGTCTACGAATCCTGTAAGTCTCCAGATCATGAGAGAATGTCATAGTGACCATGCACTCATTCTCTCCCCACATGATTATATCATTCATAGCTGCGGCTCTTGACTTATTAAAAAGGCACCACAGCAACCCTTCGAAGATGGCGCTTTTACCGCAACCATTCGATACGTCGTAATCTCCCTCTACGTTACCAATAAGAAGTGCAGAATTGAACTGTGTAAAGTCAATCTCGCTCTCCTTATGGGAGAAGAAGTTTTCAAGTTTCAGAAATAGTGGAGTCATTCGTTCCTACAATAAGTTTTGCCTCTTTGAGGAGCTTTGCTTTTAGCTCGTCATCGTATGGCTGGCTATCAATAAAAGCCTGAGTTCTTGACATATCGTCCTTATGCTCAAGGACAGCACTGTCTCTGACCATCCTATTAAAAATAGGCTCAAGCGTCACCTTCGAAACGAAGTAGGCACCAAGATCATAGAGCATATCTCTGATGTCTGTCCTCTTAATCGTCGGAAGAATCTTGCCCTGTAAGGCGATATTGTATCTTACAATCTTATCCTTGAAATCTACTTTCGAAAATTCATCTTTCAGTGCTTTCCAGAAGTGCTCGGTGTCATACATTGACAGATCAGTAGTGCCATTGAGCAGTTCGCGAACAGGAGTTTTTATGAATTTCACTTTCTTCTTCGCAGTGTCGTACTCTACGAAATACTTCTTAACCTTTTCATCCCCGAAGTTCGACTTCTCCATCGAACCTGCATAGATTGCAATAGGCTTTATTTTCCTCAGAATCTTGAAACCATGATAGTGACCCATCGTCACCATGTCACAACCATCGAAAGCGTTAAAGCTTGGCAAAACTTCTAAACCGCCATAATCATTGTAGGAGTTCTCTTTGAAAAAATTATGACCAACGGCGATGATTGGACTATCTGGATCACAAGCTGAAACCAGTTCCTTAACCTCTTGCTCATACAGCAATGAGTCTTCCTCCGTTGTGGATCCTTCGTACATTTTTCTATCTCTGTAAGGGATGAGCACAACCTGTAGGTGTTCTCCGCCCTTCTTTAACTCAAGAATCTCCGGCTCAAGTGCAATCTTAACGTTCGGATAATACACAGCAGCCATAGAAGAGATCGCACTTGTGAAAGTGTTACCACTTCTACGATAGTCGTGATTGCCCATGATTACAGCAACCGCTACGCCAGCTAAGGATAGGCGCCTGAGCGCATCATTAAAGATTGACATATGCTCTGGCGATGGATTTCTTGATTCAAATACATCACCAGTTTGTATGAACAAATCAATACCACTATCAATGCAGTAGTCTACAATATAATTAAGTGTTGCCTTGTAGTCATCGACCCTTGTGTTTCCACCTTCGGGCTTAGAGCTACCTAATCCAAAAATAGCACCGATGTGAGTATCCCCCAGGATTGCTACTCTCATATAGAATACCTCTTCTTAAATGTCTTTTTGAGTGAAATCAGAAGGGCTCTTGTTTTCGCCACATCAGTGGATTCTATGCCTTCCAAATACTTATCTGTCTTCTTCATTATACCGCTTATCCACTTCAAATCCTTACTGTTTTTCAACATTTGGACTCTAAAAAATTCAGATATTTCCATCAATACAACGAAGTTCGAAGCTTTCCCAATGAAGGTGGTTTTTTCACCAGAGGGGATTGCCCTCTCTCTCAAAGTTCTGAAGGCTTCTCCGAATTCTATATTGTTTACCAGCATATAAAAATCAAGGACATTGGATGATGCGCCACATCCGTAGCAATAAAAGTTGTTATTGTTGCTATCGATGTATAAAGAGGCTGTCCTTTCGTTGCCACCCTTGTGATCCTTTGCAGGACACTTACATCTCAGGTCAAAGTTTCCAGATACACAGTCTTCCATTGAGAGACCGGCCTCTTCTGCGAGCTTAACAATGCTAACAGTCTTTATGATGTCTTGTTTGCTCGCAAATTTCTTCATCCAAATAACCTTTTCCATACCGAAGGATTAATTTCTTTGTAGATATCTAAAGAAACCTTTTTGGCTTCTGCCAAATTCCCGATATATGGACTTCTAAATAACATTGGGGTGGCGCGGCGATGATCCATATATAAACCAGTACCCACATCACGTAGCTTCTCTGCACCTTTCTTGTCAAGGATAATCATGCTATCCCTGTACGACGCCACCCTTAGGGCTATCCTACCCGAGAAATTAGCTTTGATCAATCCTGGGATTACTTCTGATGATGGCCTCTGAGTAGCCAAGATAACTGAGATCCCAGCAGCCCTACCTTTCTGAGCGATGACACAGAGAGGCTTCTGAATCTTCTTATCCTGTAAGATGATATCGGCCCACTCATCTACAACTATGACCACAGGACGCATAGGCGTGCGTGCGTTCGAGTTATATGACATTACATCTCGATAACCTTTATCTCTGAGGCGCTCGAACCTATTATTCATTATCTCCGTAACCGAATTAATAATGCCATAAACACCCTTAACACTATGCTCAATGCCCGAAACGGTTCTGAGATCCTCGTACATATTAAACTCTACCATCTTGGGATCTACCAAGTATAGTTTGGAGTTCTTCTCTATTAGAGACAGGATGATGGAGTGCAAAAGCATGCTCTTGCCTGCGCCTGGAGTGCCTCCTATTAAAAGGTTCGGCAGAGTCTGAAGGTCGATACCAAAAGGCATGCCACAATTATCTACACCCAAGGAGACAGGCGCGTAGCCTTCCCCTCTGATACTCCTAAGCTCCGCATATGGAGTGGACGCTAAAGATACCTTCTGCACCTCAATGCGATAAATGCCTCGTTCCATAACCGGATAACCGATTGGGCAAGCTTTGGCTTTTAATGTCATGCCGAGTTCCGGCAGGACTTTTTCTAACTTAGAATACTTCACTCCATCCATCAATCTGACTTCGTATTTGTCGATGAAGGGTGTCTCTTCTAATGTAATGTTATCAACTTTAATTTTGGCTAACTCAAGCAATTTTTCAAATTCAACAGCTTTAGAATTCAAGAGTCTTCATCTCCTTTAACGTTTGAAAAAGGTGTTCTTATCCTTTGGTTTAATGTGCTGCATTATAAGATTCTTTGCAAATCTATATTTTTCAGCTTCGGTAACAAGCGCAATGTAAACAGTGTCCTTCTTGTATTCTTCTTCCGCAACACCAGCATTTTTAGCAAGAGCGACATATTCGTTGATCTTCTCTTGTTGCTGATTATGTTGCGCCTCAGTTATTCTATAGAACTCACTAAGGGTCATTACTTTGCCTTCGTTCTTTTCTTTGCACCCTTAGCATTGGCCTGAAGTTTCATAAGCTTTACTTCATTCTGCTTAAGCTCCTTCCTCACTTTTATGATCTCATTTTTGAGATAAAGATTTGAGCGGAACAATAAACTAATGAGCCCGAATATTCCTGCTCCCGGCTCATCCATCAGAGAATCCAAATCGCTTGCGCCTCTAATCATCTTATCAAGAGCGTGTTGCTCTCTTTTCTTGTAGGCTACGTTCTGATTGTCTGGATGAACGCTATCTTTAAGGACAGCTTTGTATTCATCAATCGCCCTCAGCATATCTGTTTGGGCGTCTCTAATTTTTTTTGACTCCATATATTTGGAGCTTGGTGTTTCAGCCATGTTTAGTGTAATCCTCTTTCATAATTAAAATCATGTAGTGCCCACATTTTCTATGCATTTGCATAAAACCCTGTATGTTGAAAAGCATCTTCTGTGGTATAGCACCATAATCCCGATGTATCATTGCTAATGTATTAGCAACCTTATTCCTATTATACATGGCCTTTTCAAATAATTCACATGGGCCTTCGAGGAATTGTAATAGCCTAGCATAAGTTCCGTCGCCAAGCTCTTCAAGGTCTATAACGACATTTGATATCCCCGTACAGTTGATGAACCCATCTTTTCCGCAGTGTCCATTGCATCCGAGGATCAAATATGCTTCTAATTTTTCCACGTTGCTCCCCTTGGCCAGCAGGGGCGAAAAACCTTACCTGCATACTTATAACCCCTTGTGGGAAATTTAGAAAACTTCGCTCATTCGTAGGCAAAGATATCTTAGTAATACCAGGTTAGTTCTGCTTTGATAAATTCAGCCCGACCCCTGTTAGTACCATTATCAAAGTCACCAATGCCAGATGAGAAACCTGTAGTTCCAGTCATTCTTATACTTAAAAGTCCGACACCACTTTTGCCTAAAGTCTGCTCCGGCCAAGTCAGAATGTAATATCTGTTAGGCCCTGTTACAGCAGTGGAAGCCACCGCGATACCTGTTGTCCAAAGATTCATACCGGAAGCGGTAATATCTTGGTCATCTTCAATCGTTCCTTTATCAACGTTGTCTGCTTGGGTCTCATTAGAACCTATTTCCAAACTGATTGTAAAAGTAGGATCAGGATTTAGTGCTGCGAGATAAGCTGTTCCCTGATCTGCTGCAATGAAGTATGATTTAAACACAACCTTATCTGGCCTATCTCCAAATGCATTCTCCGGAATAGGTACAGTCGCATAAACATAATCATCATCAGCAACGATCTGATAGGTATATGACAAATCACTGCCGCCACCATCTGTATAATGTCTTGTCTGTACTGTGCCCCATCCGGCCGGCGAATTACCATTAACCCAAGCGTCAAGACCAAGAAGCTGATACGTCATAGAGTGTTGTGCTCTAAACTTAACTATGTCACCTGATGCGTCACCAGTGATGTCCATACCATAACCAGCTTCAAGAGTTACGGTATCTCTCGCAAGATCCGACTCAAGAGGGCCTGTTCCTGAAAACTGTCCCGTCTCTCCGGACGTTGCTCCCATGGCCACAATTCCAAAACTCTGTGCAGTGCTGCTAATTGTAAGCGAATCATTTGTTAAGTCTGTGAGAATATCAATTCCGGAACCAGCTTTGATATTAACCGTATCTTCAGATGAATCTGCTTCAATGTCTCCGGCACCATCGCCTGAAACCGAGCCTCCATCTGCCGAGAGTTGTAGTGTCGAATAACCAATGGGTTGATCGATGTCAAGGTAGTAATACGTTGTCCCATCGATGACTTCCGATTCCGGAATGGCATCTGAGGCATCTGTGAAACTTGCAACATTTCTTTTCGTAACCGCATCATCAGCTAAGTTCGAATTCGTTAACTGGTCGGTAACGTGATTTACAAGATGTACTTTCTGAGAATGACCATCGGCATTCTCCCCATCATGGACGTGTCCTGCTACGCGAGGATCATCTGCGTCCAATGCATCACCTTCCGTCGTGCCGTACAGTCCGCCATACATTGCGTTGGCGAAGTCTGCGGTTACGATGGTCTGTGACCTTACAAATTTTGTCAATTTAGTTGAGCTGTCTGTTGCCATAGTAATCCTACCTCTTCAGTCTTATTCTGAATCTTCACTATAAGACAGATCTTTTAGTAGTTTTTTCACAACGTTGCTCGTCTTAAACCTCATTGACTTATAAGGCTTAAGCATCATCTCTTCTTGATTTTTTGGATTTCGAACAGGACGTGACTTATGCTCGTACAAATAAAACTTTCCAAATCCTACGATTGAGATGTCCTGTCCCTTCTTCAGTTCTTCAAGCACAATGCTGAAGAGTTTATCCACTACCTGATCAGCCTCTTTCTGTGTTAGGAGTGTGCTTTTCGCTAACTTTTTGGCTAAGACTTTCTTGTTTATCATCATTTTTTCCTATTTGATAATTACATATCTTTTCAATATGCGTTAGAAAATCTGTCTCGCCAAAAATGTGCTTTAATCTATTGCACCAATGACAACACGCATCAACATTTTCTATCAAGTAGCCTTGGTTGTTGTCTATTCTGTCTAAACTAATCGGAGTAACGCTTACTCCGCAGTATCGGCAAGACTTACCGTGAAAGGAAAAGAACTGTTCTCTGCTAAGTTTAAACTCTAAACTTCTGCGGCGTGCGTCCCTCTTGTATTTTTTAAATCTACTTTCGGGTTTATGGTCAGAAACCTTTCTATGATCTCTGTAGCAACCAACACAGGTTCCTCTTCTTTTTCCTTTACCAGAACGGTAATAATTTTCTAATGGCTTTGGTTCGCCACATTTTTTGCAAACTTTCATATTTTACACAACCAATACAGCAGGCAATAAAACATTTATAGAATATGGTCTGAAAAATTACCTGAATACTTTTCAGACTTTTTCAAGTCGTTATCTATATTCGATCCCATCTTTTCATACTTCTCGCGAATTCGAGAAATTTCTTCATCAGACATATTCGATACATCTAAACCGTAGTTCTTATACATCTTGATGATCTTCTTCGTCAAGACATCGAGTTTGCTTTCAGACATCATCATAATCCTTACCCTAACGGTTTATTATTTACGTTAACGAGGACTCTCTGACCCTTCTTTGCACCCGCTGCCTTCACAACTGTGCGGAGGGCGCTTGCCACGCGACCTTCCTTACCTATAAGCTTACCGACATCGTCTTTGCCTACAGTAATCGTGAACAGAAGTCCACTGTCAGTTTCTTCCTCGACAATCTCTACCGTGTCTGTGTTGTCAACAATTGAGGACACCACACCTTCGACTAATTCTCTGATCGATAACATCATCCGTTCTCCATGATATCCACAACTTTTACCCCAATGGATTCTTTGGGTGGGATTACTATGTGAAGCAAGCCATGCTCAATGCTGGCCATAGCTTTATAACAATCAAATGCATCTGAAATAGCATGACTAACTTTGAAGCTTCTGCGAGCAATTCCTCTCGAAATGGCGCCCTTCTGAATAACCTGCTTAGCAGTTTTTGTATATTCATCCATAGCATCATCGCTCTCTTTAATAACTGGCTGCTCAGGTGATACCTCAGCAATTCCGTTACTGGAAATAGTCAAGGTGCTCGATGCGATTTGTACCAAAAGGTCTTTTGGACCGTATCCGGCAAGCGCAAAAGACATATTAAAACCTCTTTCATCAACCCACTGGTCATTCTTTGGAAAACAATTTACAGAAACCCTGGCCGACTTGCAGGTCACATTAAAAAATTTGTCATCTTCCCACAATAATCTCATTACTTTTTCGGGAACCGAATATCTCATTATTCTTCCTCATCATCTATGTATTCAACCTGAGCTTCCTTTACAGTGATTGATGCATGGAGATATTCCATAACACTCCCAAATGTATAACTCAGTAAACTAACTACTGCGCCACCAGCAATTAAGCCAATGCCTGTGTAGCCAAGTGATAGTAAGGCTCCTACCCAAAAACCAGAGCAAAGCATGCATCCCAATAAGCCGGACAGAAAATCAGACTTACTTGTCAACATATCTCTAACCCTGTCAAGGATTGATGCGTTAACCACAACATTAGTTATACCTGTGCCAATAAGAATAAACAATATTAGGTTAACAAATGTCATGTGTTTTCCTTTTGATTATCAACAAATAACGCCGTACCTTCAAGGTTCGAATCTAGGTATTCAATGGCAGAGCCACCGTACAATAAAATCCTATATCTTGAAGCCCAAATCTCTTCATCTTCTGAGTAGCGTTGGGCAAACTCACCTTCTCTTGTAGGTTCCAATCTTAGATAACCCTTAAAGCCTCCGTTTACTTCGGATAGCTTGATATATAAAGCGTTACCTTTAATAGAAGTCGAATCGATCACGGCAGGGCAAATGTCCTCTGCGAGATCCTCAACATCATCAGCGAAGGCTGAGTAATCAGCAATTATCGCACCGACATATTCATCGAAAAAATTCTTAACAGGAATGAGGTCTATCATTAAATCGTCTGGATACTTCTCATCTATATCAATCTTAACATCAAAGAGCTGCTCCAACACTTTTTCGCTGGTCCTAACTAAATGAAGCCTGTTAGCCTCAGAAATCTCTCCCCATGGCGGCCCAGGCTCTTTAGTTTGCGGAAGCAAATGTTGATAGTTATCGTAGAACAATTTGGCTAACTGCTCTCCGCTAACCGAATTAACGGGTAGCTCGTGAGACTCTACGCCGTCAGCGAAATCCATCGCATCAATCGCAAAATCTTCCTCCGCTAAACTGAGATCAAACGTTAAGTCATTCTTGATCCTCTGTTTTATGTTGCTCAAGCGTCTTACGCATTTCTTGAGCAATCCAAATATGTTCGGTTTGTGCATGTTCAGAATCCCTTAGTCTTAGATAATTATCATAAAAGTCATCTAAGTAATAAGTGATGTAGAGTTCCGTCATCCGCCCTTCTGGAAGAATGAATCTGGCTACCTCTCGCATCCTCTTATACTCATCATTAGATATTACCTCATCATCACGAGATTTCTTTGCTTTTCTCATAAATTGTAGATATCTTGCGATACATGCCTCAGCAGAACCCATATACTTATCGAGGTTTTCTCCCATACGTGCAGCGATCTCTGCACAATCGTCAGGCGTCTCGAACAATTCCTGCCTAATCGTCTTGTACCTGCCGCTCACCTGATTATATGAACCGCTCCTGTGGCGCAGGATCTGCACTGAGATCGACAGCGGACACTTCACTCTCCATGATGCTCGACTATGTTCTCTGGAACCACCGTCGTGAAACTGTACCAACTGAACGGACATGTTATGCTCGCCTAAAAGATCGGCCTCCAACTCTTCTGCGAAGTGTTCCTCAATTGGACCAAAGCTGGTGAGAATCAGAGCAAGTTCTGGGCGTTGCTCTGCAAAAGCGTCCCAAAGTATTCCAAAATCAACATCATCGTCCTCTCTTGGTGTAAGGGTCATCTTGCAGAAATTCAAAAGATCGATTGTTGCAATAGCGTCATCATCTTCTAATGTAAATTTCGCAAATTTGTTTACTGCGAAATCAAGAAAAACATCTTCTACCTCTCTATTCTCAGCATCTACAAAGTCAGTGAACGTAAGAGTTATTCCCTCTAAAGGAGAGGTGTGATGATGTTCCACAAGGAACTGCACAACTCGAATCTTATCCTCATGCGTGCGTGCGTTTGCGCGCATCTCATTTACGGTTGATATCCATGCAGAGTGAGCAATGAAATCAACATCCCCTGTTACCTTTAACTTCATGATTCCTCCGGTCTAACTACCATCAAGAGTTCTTTCTCTCTATCAAAATATCTCTGAGCAGACTCTCTGATGTCCTCTCTGGTTAAGGCAGCTACGCCCTCTGAGACTGCATCAATATCGCTGAGCCCAAAGAAGGCCCTCTTGGTTGCCCAACTAACTGCACTCTTGCTATTTTCTGCCAAAGAATATGTCTGTGCTCTAAACTGATTTTGAGAACGAAGAAGCTCCTCTTCGGTGATTAATTCATTCTGCATCTTTTCAACTTCGTCATTCACAAGTCCAACGAGTTTATCGACATTCTCCGCCCTTGTTGAGGAATTGATAACGATAGATCCCTGATCTCTAAACGCAACACCTCCTGCATGAATGCCATAGCATAGACCATGCTTCTCTCTTATATTCTCAAAGAGTCTGCTGTCCATTCCACTTCCAAGGATTGAAAGCATAACGGAGTCTGCTGCCTCGTTATCAGTACCATAGGTTCTGCCAGGATAACACATCCATACATATGCGTGCTCGATCAATGGCCTTGTGAGATTCATCTGCCTTGCCCCTCCATATTCCGGAGAGTAAACAGGAACATTATGAGCTACATTTTTCGAATTTCTTCCGAAGTATTTTCTCATCAGCTTTCCGGCCTCTCTCTTGCCAAGGCAGGAACTCATCGCAACAACAGCATTCCTTCTGCTGTAGAATTTCTTGTAGAACTTCTTAAGCTCTGGAAGAGTAAATCCTTCGATTGACTCCTTAGTTCCAATGACTGTAGAGGATAATCTGCCAGTGAAGAAGTCTCCAGCAAAGGAGTCCCAAAGGAAAGTGTCAATACTTGCCTGCCCCTCCGCTTCCTCCTCAAGAACGACCTCTCTTTCCTTCAAGAATTCATCCTCTGGGAAAGTAGAGTTGGTGGTGATGTCGGACAAGATAGCCATGGCCTGCTCAAGGTTCTCATAAGGCACTGTGATGAAGTAACTAACCATCTCATTCGAGGTAAAAGCATTAGTGCTTCCGCCTAAAAGGGCAATCTCTCTTGGTATCTCAATACTGGTCCTCGTCTCCGTACCTTTAAACATCATGTGCTCTAACATGTGTGCTAAACCAGGAGAAAACTTATCCCCTTCTGCTCTTGCTCCACCATCAAATGTGACCATGATGGTAGCCATCTTACTCGGAACCTTTTCATAAATTTGCAACATTTTTCACTCCGTAAATGTATTGTTTTTCACCCCGCCCTCAAGCGGGGAAAGGGGTAGAGACCCGGAAGTCTCTACCCCTTTGTACTCAACCTAATTCATTAAGCTGTATAACCCTTCCGTAAGGGGGCGGGTCAGCCCATGACGAATTGCGCGACAGAACCCACATCATTCTACAGCGTGGAGCGACAGGGAAACTGCACTCTCCATCTGTCATTACGATTAGTCCATCATACTTAAGATCATCAGCCATTCTGATAGGGGGACCGAAATCGGTTCCGCCTCTGCCATGCACTTTGATGCTGGCATTTTTCCTTGTGAATTTCTGAGGTTCTCCATGACATACCGCATCGAATGGAATTACATCAACCTGAACCTTACCTACCATTCCCGTCACTTCATCAATAAACATCTGAAGCTCTTTATCAGATACTGAGCCGGAGCAATCCAATGCGATTAGAAGCTTACTGGTATAACTCCTTTTCGTTCCAGGCTGGAGATACTTGTAGCGCCTGTTGGGACGCAGCCTTGTACTCTTCCTCCCGCATGAGACAACCTGCCCAATAAAGAACTTAAGCTCTCTTTTCCAATTTACTAACGGCTTATTCGCCGCCATAATCTCTTCATGCAAATTCCCCGGAACCTTTCCCCAACCGACAGCATCCTGCGCCCTCATAGCCTCTTCTGATAAGTTACGAATCTTCTCTTTGATGATATCCTTCTGAGTCTGAGTCATATCTTCCCACATAGAGTGGTCGTCAAGTGCCTCTCCCTCAAGGGACTTAAAGAATGCATCAGCGATTTGTTCGTCAGTCATACCCTCCATCTGCTTCTTCATTCTCTTCGTCATCTCTTCACGTCGCTCTTTTAGGAGCTTGTAGTAAAGTTCTGCCGATTCATTCGAAGGAAGACCTTCCTTTTCGGGGAAATAAGCCCAACTCGGAATACCTTCGAGCTTGGGATTGATGGTCAAATCAGCCGCAATGTTATACATCTTGAAATTGGAACCGAAGTCTCTACCTCTGGTAAGGTGCTGAAGCAGAATGTGCATGGCTTCATGCTGTAATACTGCTCGCAACTCAATAGGATTTAGACTAAGCGTAAACTCGGGGTTATAGTATAGTCCGAGTTCAATCTTATTGACCGGACCAACACCCATCGTTGGAATGTTCCATGACTCAACCTTTCTAAGGTTAATGAGGGGAATGTAAAAGAGTGGAAAAGATAAAGTTAATCTTGAGATTCCAATTTCAAGTCTCTCAAGCCCCTCTCGGGACATAACCCTTCTTGCCGCAAGCAACTCCTTTTGAAGCCTTACCTTCTCTTCGTTTTCTTCCAGCTCTGTCTTTTCCATTTCACTCATTTACGCATCCTTTTTTCTGTTGGTCGCATAAAGCTTTGTTACAAATTTCACGAAATCAGGATCGGTTTTCCTCATCTGAGAAAGATGCTTTCTAATTGACTTTGATCGACCAGCTTCCATCCATACGGATGACGCAATCTCTCTCGGAAGTATTCTCAGAGCCTTCTTCAGGTTCTCCAACTGCTCAGGCAGAATGTCCTTGTCCATAGTAGAGATAGCTCTACCAAGACCTCTCGCAATTGTCGCCATAGCCGAAGGGTCACCCTTCATTCTGTCAAGATCCTCTCTGATCTCATCAAATTTATTCAGAATGTCATCACCGCTGATAAGCTTGAAATCCTTGAGATAGAATTCGGTAAATCTAATTCCTGCCGCTCTGCCAATCCAACCAAGACACAACTCTGTGATTTTGCCAGGATCCTTTGACTCCCAAAGACCAAGATGAGTCATAGCCTGATTAAACTTATCCCAACTTCTACGAGAAGGATATACCATACCCTGCTTCAGATCCTTTGGAGGGTCAAGATACTCTGGGCTAGACTGAATGAACTGTAGGATAGAGCCGTGAATGCCGGCTTCCTCTGCCCAGTCAAGCCACTCGTTTACTTCCGGATGGAAATCAACGATATAGAATCTGTCAAAAAGGGCTGGATCAAGCTCGCTGACCTGATATCTTTCGTCGCCGTTGATTGCAACAACAACTCTCCATCCGTCAGGAAGATAATCTCCATCAAGCCTTCTATCAAGAACGATCTCGAAAACAGCCTGCTGCACCTCATTGTTAGCTCGGTTAAGCTCATCGAAAAATAGGTAGCCAGAGCTACTCATATCTCTTGGCCACCAACGTGGTTTGAAGAACTCCGTAGTCCGTGTTTCCTCATTTAGGAATGGCAGACCTTTGATGTCTCCAACCTCACACTGAGAAAGTCTAACATCATGAAATTCAGCACCTAACATTTTAGATGCCTGTTTAACTAAGCTTGACTTGCCCATTCCGTGCGGCGAGATAATCAGAATCGACTGGTCATTCGGCATAGATAGTAATGAATCAAGTGTACTTTTAATTGTTGCCATAAGCTATATAACTCCTTTGTGAGTAGGGGGATGAAGACGCATTTCCTGCACGACCTCCTATAACCTCCTACGAGTAGCTTAGAAAAATTATTTCTCTAGGTGGTCTAAGATTCGGCTGTGTACCTTGATCACTCGGGCGGAAGTTTTTGAAACATCCATTTGTATTTCGTGATCAGAGAAGTTGTGCATAATTTTTAACTGTTCTGTAATCATTTGGGTTATGTGGAGCACCTCTTCGGCTCTACTATATGTAATATAAGTCTCCTCAGGCTCCTCTGACTCGACACTGCCAGCCCTGCCTTCTTCCTCAGCATGGAGCCCTGCCAGATATTTCTGAATACCTCCAATCCTTCCCTTAAGAACTCTAAACTCTTCCAGCACCTCTTCTACTGATGGTAACTTTTTATCTTCGCTCATATTATTTCCTTGTTCCGTGAGAGTGAGACTCTCTTAATCCAGAATCTGTAATCTCAATAAATTCTGCGGTCACCTGGAAATGTGGAATATCCCAAGAACCGTTGTAAGTTAAGGCGGACCTAATTCCGCCCTCAAACTCCTCAGTGACTCTCTTCATGGAGCCTTCATATCTAACAAGAGTAGACGTTCCTTCTGCGCAGGTTCCCGGCTTCATTCCGCCCCTCTTCTCTACCTGAATCTCTTCCGATGCCATTCCCCTGTATTTCTTATAGGCAATGCCATCTGTCCATGTGATTACATCACCAGGGGCTTCTTTGCTCCCAGCAAAGATGCTACCACAGATAACAGCATCTGCGCCGGCCGCAATGCTTTTAGCTAAATCTCCGGGGTGCCTAATGCCTCCATCTGCAATGATGGACGCCTCGTATTTACCAGACTCTTTAGCGTCTGCGGCCCAAAGAAGAGAAGAAAATGTAGGAACGCCGAACCCTGTCTGAATTCGCGTTTTGCAGATGCTTCCTCCGCCGATACCTACCCTGACAGAATTTACTCCGAGATCTGCGAGAAACCTGTATCCGTCTCTGGTAGCAACATTTCCTGCCATGATTGAAATATCTGGAGCCATATCTCTAACTTTCTTAATGGTCCTCTCCATAAGCGTGCTATGGCCATTCGCAATGTCAATGCATACAACATCAAGGCTGCTGCCATATTCTTCCAGAATCATGGAGAATCTTTCTTCCGCTTCTGCTCCAACTCCGATTGCAAAGCCTCCATATACTCCGGCAGCAATTGGTATTCTTAAGTGAGCAATTTGTTCACTAACAGAACAGTACCTATGAATTATCCCCAGACCGCCAAGCAGCCCAAGTTGTTTTGCCATAAGTCCTTCTGTTACAGTATCCATTGGAGAGGAAATAAGGGGAATGCCTAATTTGATTCCACCAACGTCTACTGAAGGATCAACGGCAAGCCTGGAAGGTATCTCTGATTTTCTTGGAACAAGAAGCACGTCATCAAATGCTAAAGCTCTTCTTAATTTCATCTTAACTCACATATAGTTTAATTCATAAAAGGTTTCAAATTCAAGGGCAGCAGACTCTGGATCTCCAGGGTGATGCCGCTCCCAACAAAATCTGTCATACCAATAGTGATACAACTCATGCGCTTGAGTCTCTTCAGTCTTGGTTCCGCCTGGATTCGATATCATCAAAACAGCGTAATGAGGGCTTTGGCTTACAGGATCGTAAACTCCCCACACAACATCATTGGGGCTAAGGTTTTCATTCATAAAAATAGGAAATCTTCCTCTTTTGTTCAACTCATCCTGCCTCACATAATAAATCTCTAAGGTGTCGATTGTTCTGCATTGCTCCATTGGATAGCCCTTTTCTTTGGAGTAATGTTGGATAGCTATTTCCGTCTTCTTAATCACCCTCTCAACTTCTTTATCAGAAAGCGCCGAATCCTGCCCATGATATATGTACCTCGTTCCCAATGGAACACTTGTATTGGCCCACACATCGTGAACAGTAAACGACACATCTGATAGTTTGTTATAAGCTGGAGTCATTGTTTTGAACCCCACCAGAAACGTAACAAGAAGGGAGAGCACAAATATAACTCTCCCTTTGTTCATCTCTTAAGCTGCCTACGTCTTCCATTTCTTACTTCGAGAACCTCTACTTGGAGGTTGGGATTAGATTTAATCCAATCAATATCAAATTTAGTAAGACCTTCGTGATAATCTACTCTGCCACCAATACTATTGGTGACTTTGACTTTGAGTTTCGGACCGTAATGTGATTTGTCGTATGCCATAATTACATCTCTTCTATTCTAAAATTAAGCAAACCAGAAAAGGCATTGCTCTTGTTGTTTTTGTTTCCCATTAACATGACGATTAGTTCGTCATCACCTTTTTTTAGCAAATTGTTGCAAATTTGTAAAGCCGCCTCCTCACTCATTTCGTTAAACATTTCGCAATGCATCGGGGCGAATCTGACCCCGAGCGCCCGTATATCTTTCGTACCGTCCTGAAGCATATCGTTCAAACATTCCACAGGACCAAGTCTACTGAACACAATTTTTCGTGCCTTCTTTGACTCGTGACTTTTATGTTCTTTTAATTTATCAATCGAACATACCTCCAACGCGAACAGATAAAGGTATGGGTCAGAACTGTCAGTCAACTTATCGTATATATTTATCGTTCTGACATAACCACTTTGCGCGAGCAGCAGTCGGATCCAATTAATTCCGTATGCCCCAATAATTCCGTCATCAAGATCGTCGCTAAAAACCTCGTCTAATAACTCAGGGTAAACTGTGAAACAAAGTTTAATAAAACTTCCTCCTGACCCTGGCCCCATCTTCTCAATGATTTTTCGAAAACTTAACGAATTATTCTCTTCTCCGCCAATGTGGTAATAAGTTGTATAGCAACTTCTTATCTCCTCTTTGCCAAGGGATAATTTAGAAAAGCATTTGATAAAATTCCACATTGTCGCATCTTTGTAATTCGCTAACTCTTCAAGAATACTTTGAGGTGTTCTCTTGTTTATCTCCATATATTAAATTTTTCACTCCGGGTATTGTGAAGAGCTAAAGGTCCTCCATAGTAAGGACCGAAAACCCTGCGGCTCCTTTGTGCCCGCCACCACCGGGGAACGATTCCGCAATCTTAGCAACATCGACTTCGCCTCTCGACCTTAACGAGAAGACATAATGCTTTCCGTCAAAATTATAAGCAGCCGCTACGCCAAAATCTGTACTATCAGCAATCTCCGAAAGGATGTCTCCACGGAATATCACTGCGGTGTTAATGACAGGGAACTCAATTCCTCGGATAGTCATGTAATACATGCCTCTCTTAATGGAATCACTGATCTCCTTTTTGTAATCAAGAAGAATTCTTCCGCCCTTAATCTGATTCATCAAACCTCTTGAGGTCTCAATGTCTTGAGCAAAATCATCCCAGATTTCAAGATTCTTTTCATTAGAATCAAGATTAGCCAAAAGTGCTTCGGCACCCTCTAGCTCCCACTTATGAATATCTCTATCTTCAATGTACTGAAGAATCTTTGGAACGTCTTCGTCAGGGAAAAGGTATTTCCATGCCAACACCGCGCCTGAGTTATCCATTTTAAATATGGTTTCAAGATTCGGACGAGTAACGCCCTCCATCGATTCCATAGCCGTAATGTGGTGATCGATAACGACCACGCTCTTAGCTCTTTCAATCACTTCATCCATTTCTGGAAACTTAAAACAGAAATCTACTATCCAGATATCTCTGTCGTCAATATCATCCGGTATCGGATCACCATGCTTTACTGCACAGTAATCAATACCATATCCGTATTTTTTCCAAAATGCATATGCCGCGCCAAAGCCGTCAGGGCAATTGGCATGATATATCAACATACTTCTTTTACTCATATATTCTCCGGTGAAGAGGAAAAGATCACTCTCTTGAGAAGGGAACAATTCTTTCTAAGAAGAGTCTCCAGCACTCCGGTCATATCGGTAATGCTTTCGAACTCAGAAAGCTCGTTCTGAATCCCTCTACAATACATCCTGTAAACTCCGGCCTCTTCCAATACATCACATTTGCTAACAACAACGTGTGTGCATCCAGTCAAATTGATAGACTTAATCAGCATATCAACATCAAGCCAATTTACCTTTCTTCTGCGCCCTGTGGTCACACCATATTCGGCCCCAATTTCCCCAACCTTTGACAGCATAGGGTCATCAAGTAGTGACGCAGGAAAAATAGGATCTTCTCCGCTTCTTGTGTCATAAATTTTGGCAGCGCCCCAGATGCTCTTAATGAGCTGTGGTGCGAAGCCTATACTGCAAGCTCCATAGGCAAGTGTAATGCTTGAGGTCACATAGGGATAATTCCCGTGATCAATATCTAACCAAGCCCCCTGCGCTCCTTCACACAATAATACACCGCTAAGCTGACCGTCCCATAGGATGTCACTGCCTTCGTAATAGTCTTTGGCAAGAAGACCTGTTCTTGCCGCCTTAGCTGCGTAACTCGGTGCAATACCTTTTGAGGTTGTGCCAAGCTTCTTTGCAAGGTTCTGCTTGTCAAACTCAATATGCTCGTCTTGAACAATGTGGCAATTCGGAGATACCTTCACAAGAGAGGTATCGAATCCGTGTCCTGCGAGGTAAGCCAATTCTTTTTCAAATTCTTCTGGATGCAATACACAGCCGGGACCAACGATGGAAAGCATTCCGTGGAATACGCCGCTTGGAACAAGGTGTGTTTTGTATTTTTCGCCATTGACGTAGACCGTATGGCCTGCGTTATTGCCTCCGGCCCAGCGAGCCACGGCGTCGTACTGCCCTGTAGCTGCCAAGGCTGAGGTGATCTTTCCTTTTGCTTCATCGCCCCAAGCGAGCCCCACTACAACATCTGCGGATAACAACATGTAAATTCCTCCATGAGCGATAATAGTACCGAAGCGAATACAAGGCAACTACTAAGAGCTACGGACATGCTCCCTTATACCACCCTGTGGGAAATTTGGAAAAATATGCTCTAACGCAAACAAGGAAGGCTAAGCCCTCCTTGTTTCTGCTCCATTCTAAATTGGCTTAGGAATTTTCTGCTGCCATCTTTAGAAGCTGATCTTGTCTGTCCTCAAAAGCCACGCTTCTTCTGGTACGTCCTCTGCCAGCTCTATAATCCCTTACTTTCAGAGTAAGGATATCACTGACTGCCTTGTTTTGGAACTCAGACATCTTGTAGGTTGATACGGTTTTGCCACCGCGCTCTTCTGTTCCTTCAGGTGTCTGTGTCTGATCATAACTATCATAAAGCGCAAGACCCTTCTCAACATCGCCTCCGCCTCTGAAAGAGAGAACAGCTTCTACTGCCGCTGCTGGATCTCCGAGTCTTCTGATTCTTCTTCTGACTCTTGCGTTTCTTAGTCTTAACGGACCTGCGATTCTCGCTTCTCTTGTCTTAGAAGAAATAGCTCTGAAGTATTCTTCCATTGCCTCTCTTGGAGGCTTACCCTCTTCTGCAATAGGTGGCTCAGTATCCTCAGCAGGCTTAGCTGCCTCATCTGTTTTTGCGGCTGGCGCTGCGGGAGCAGCCCCTCCTAATAGTCTAAGAACAGCATCTACATTACCTCCAGACGGAATGGTTCTATCTGTAACCTGCTTCCTGTACCACTTAACCCATGACAAGAAAGACGCATCATATCCCTGATTAGGGTTGGCTGCCACCCATGCTTCCCAGGCGGCTTTCATGCCTTTTGGTCCACCATTTGCGAAGTAACCTTCCCAGCCGGATCTTGGCTTAGCTACCGGAGTTACTCCGCCAGACGGCTGCTCTGCTGGCTTTGCAAGCACTCCTTCGCCGGTCGAAACTTCTTCCGCAGAACTTTCCCCATAACGATCTTGCATCCCCCACTCTTTTGCAAGACTCATAAATTCCGCTTTTCTGTCATCACTCAGCGCAGGCTTGCGCTGCTTGAGCATTTCCCACATTTTCTCTAATTTGTTGGGTGTAAATTCACCGTCTGGGCGATAAAGCCAATCTGTAATCATCCCAAAATCATATACTAATTTTTTATAGATTTCATCTTTTCTCGAATCAGGGGCAGAATTATCAGGTGCAGGAGGTTTTACAGACTCCGAATAGTTTATTCTATCGTCGGTAAGTGCCAATGCAACAAGTGCTGCGTCCTTTTCTCCAACCTTATCTAACCCTTCGGCTAATTTCTCAATTAAGTGTCTCATGTTTGATTCCTCTCTCAGGAAGTTGTGACTTTTGTTAGTAAATAAGAAGTCAAAGAATTCTTCATCTGTTTCATCATCTTCTGAGATTCCCTGTTTCTTCTGAGTTTTGTAATGTTCTGGAGGAAGATCTACGCCCTCCTCTTTAGCTCCAAAAAATTCAGTCTCTTCATCCTCGCCCTGTTCTCTGCTGAGTCCAGAAGGCTGAGGACTTCCTGGCAGGTCAAGAACTTCGCCGCCATATAAAGATTGAGGCATACTGGTCAAGCCTAAGGCTTCCTTTTCCATACCTTCCTCCTCAATCTCTTCATCATCTGCTTTATTCGGGATTGCAAACATCATCTCCCCTACAGGAACGTGCATGCCTGACGCAGCTTCTTCAGATGGAACTAAATCATCTAATGAAAACCCCGGCGTCTTTTTCTCCATCAGTCCCTTCCGAAAGGACCGCTTCCACCTGGGACTGTGAAAAGTGCTGCAAGCCTATCTACGTTAGCAGATGCCTTCTTTCTTATATCCTCTATTGAGTCCATAGATGCCAGTGTGAAATCTTCAGCCTCTGATGATGATGGGTATGATGATGGGTATCCACCCGGAGACATGACCGTCTCAGATTCTCTCATTGACTGCTGACCTACTGCCCTTGCCCTGTTAGCAAGATGAGCATAGTTCTGAAGCTCAAGAGCATATCTGAGGAGAGTCTCAGGATCTTTTAGATCCGAAAGAACATTTCCAGCAATCATTGCCTCAAACCTTTCAACAAGGAATCCCGCACTCTCTGGAGAAAGCTCTGCATCCATAAGCTGACGCATTGGCATACCCGGGTCTGCAAGTCTAAACTTCTTCTGAAGTTCAGTACCAAAGTGTCCTGAGTTAACCCAGCCAGCAAACTGAAGCTGTGCTTCTTTCCAGTCTCTTGCAGGATCACCTGTAGACTCTGTGAGAAGATGTCTCCCTTCGGAAGGGGACTTGTCCCCTTCTGGAACATACTCGGACAATACAGCCCAAGCTCTTGCATTTTCTCTTGTAATATGTGCGCCAACGGCTCTCTCTGCCCTTGGGTTAGGGGCCGCTCCTGGCCCATAAGTGTAGCTGGAAACTCTGAAGACACCTTCGGAAGGAAGGAATTCGTAAGAGTAAGGATCTTTGTCTGGCCTAATCGGACCAAGCTTTCCAACTACTCTTGACTCTGCTGGTTCAGCAACTGGAGCATCGCTGAAACCTTCCGGACTGGTCGTAACAACAGGGTTCATAGGCGGCGCAGGAGGAATTGTTCCTCTTAAAAATGGAGAAGACTGTGGAGACACAGGAGGCTTAGGGACTGGAGGGGCAGCAGGAAATTCTTCCTCTTCGTCCGCCTTTCCAAAAGGCCACCTAGCTCTCTTCTCTATCATCTTGGTTACTTCATCAGCAGCCTTGGTCTCACCAAAACTGTCCAACTTGTTTGCTAAATCTGCAAGAATGCGCAATGCTGACATGTTATGTCTCCTGTTTCTGTCCAAATTCGTTTTATTAGTAGCTCCGAATATACTCATGTCGATATTCAGACTCGCCAAAGATACATCTCCATCACCGGCTCCTGCGCCAGCACCTTTTGATCCACCTTGATTAGGCTTTCCCTGCTTCCAATTATCTTGTAATGTTAAGATATCAATGTATCCCTGCCTAATAGCAGAAATGAAGAAAAAGTCTCCGCCTGGGCCTGACCTAATTTCAGCAACTTCTCTATTATTCTGTTCACCAGAATCTGGTTCCGCTGGGCGCCATGCTCCGGTATCTTTGTTCCCTAATTTGAAACGGTGAACAACGTTGCCTGCTGAATTACTGAACATGAATGCCATTCGATCATTTAGTCTCGCATTCCTTTCTTCAGTAAACTTTGGAAACATAATTCTCAACGCAAGACGAGCAGTCGTGCTAATACGGATTTTATTTCCGGTAGCAGGATCTGTCTTCTCTGTAACTTCTAAGTCTGCAAGCTTACGCACGTTCACCTCAATCAAACAAACTATATTATTAGAAATGACAAAAGCCCGACAGCTAAATTGCTATCAGGCTTTTGAACTATTTGCTAAGGTCAATATTCTTCAATATCAATGTAGTATGCTATGACCTTTAAGAAATCTCTTGCTGATCTAATCTCTACATGCTTTGGGGCTGCCTTGAGTTCATTGCGAATGTTGTCAACTTCTGTGTCGTTTAAGACCTCTTCGATTGCTTCAAGTCGAATTCCGCAAATCTCCCCATTTGGAAATACATTAAGTGCTTCCATAATCTCAGGGTGCTCTTCCAATGAGAAATGCTTATTGTTCTCGAACTTCTGAAGATTGAGTCCTGCATTGACCAGCAAAAAATCATCCATTATCTCTCCGTTTCAGTTTCGTAAATTGCAACCTCTGTCGTCAGCAGTGTTCCACTGGCTGATGCAGCATGCTCCAAAGAGCTTCTTACAACTTTACAAGGATCCATAATCCCATTGTCTAACATGTTAGTTACAAACTCAAGATTAAGAGCATCATAACCGCTTGGCTCATCAGAATTCAAAATCTGCTCAACAAAATCATCAGCACCAGTGACTCCGGCGTTATCAAGAATCTGATAAAATGGGGCCTTAACTGCCTCTCTGATAATTCCAATGCCGGCCACCTCTTCAGGAAGAAGGCCATCTGTCTCAATCTCGTCAAGGACTGGAAGGGCATGAATTAGTGCGGAGCCACCACCGGGAACTACACCTTCTTCAAGCGCTGAACGTACAGCGTTGATAGCATCTTCCACTCTGTCCTTTCTCTCTCTCATTTCAGCTTCAGATTTTCCGCCGACCTTAAAAATCGCTGCCGAGCCAGTGATTCTTGCAAGTCTGCTTTTTAGAATCTCAAGCTGATAATCATGTTGACCACCAGCAGTAAGCTGCTCTTTAATCTGAATGGCTCTCGCCTCAACATCTTTGGGATCTGCCCCACCTTCAATTATAGTTGTGCTGTTCTGGCTTACGATGACCCTGCGTGCGGTCCCAAGATCAGCAACTGTTGCTCCGTCAAGACCGATTCCGTCATTATCACAGAACATCTTTCCGCCAGAAACAATGGCAAGGTCTTCGAGGAATGCACGTCTCGAATCACCAAACCCAGGAGAACGAACTACCGCGATTCTAATATTTCCCTGAATCTTGTTGTAGACAAGATGAGCAATAGCTTCATCTGTGATCTGCTTTACAACCAAAAGAACGGGTTTGGATTGCTCGGCTAATTCCTCAAAAATTTCCCTTACATCAGTGATGCTGGAAATCGCCCCATCATAAGGAAATATAAGACAATCATCAAATTCTGCCGTAAATCTTGCAGAATTTGTCACGAAATGCTCAGAGGTCCATCCCTTATCGAGCTTGATACCTTCCGAGTAGAACACCTCAGTTGATCTTCCAGTCGCTTCCTCAACGGAAATGACTCCGTGCTGACCAACTGCCGCGATAGCTTCTGCGATTTTGGCACCGAGAACCTTATCATTATTTGCAGAGATTACAGCAACACTTCTCATGCTTGCTTCATCGCTTACAGATGCAGATAAGCCCTTCAGTCTACTTGAAAGTTTTGTCACAGCAAGGTCAATGCCGCGTCTAAGAAGAACAGGGTTGAGTCCCTCTTCGTCTACAAGAACTAAGCCTTTGGAGTAGATTGCCTGAGCGAGAACAGTTGCAGTTGTTGTCCCGTCTCCTGCCGCGCTATTTGCTGCGGCTGCAACCGAACGCACCAACTGTGCTCCCATGTTCTGAATTCTATCATCCAATCTGATCTGTCGAGCTACAGTCACACCATCTTTTGTAATAAGCGGGTGACCCCATTCCCTTTCGATAGCAACGTTTCTTCCTCGCGGACCAAGAGTGGCCTTAACGGCGTTTGCTAAAATATCTACACCTTGAAGCATTTCTTTTCTTGCTTCAGGTCCAATCTTTACAACTTTTCCCATGTTTTAATCTCCATAGAACATAAAAGGTTCCAACCATTTTTACGTTTCGGGTAGATTAAAAACTATTTAAACATCAAAAGAATTTGTATATGCTCTACTTACCTTCTCTGCAAGTTCGTCGTTCAAAAGTAGTGCTGCTGACAATGGGTCAGAGCCGGCAAATGGGTCTGCTACTACATCACCCTCTGCTCCGCCATGCAATATGATGTCTCTCCATATTTCGTGAGGCTTCGGAGAGTCATTGGACGCTGGGTCATAACCAATCTCAGGAATAGCACACTTCTTTGTAGGCTTCTTATACTCAAACACATTGCGAGCACCTTTGACAAGGACTGCTGGCTTCTTTGGCTTGCAGAAATAATGGATGTACTCGACTGAATTCCTCCAGTGATACCCGCCACCAAACCTTTCTTTATCCCAAACGATAGTATTAAGGTAACGATAGCCTGCATCGAGCATGAGCTGTTTCGTCTTTTCATATCCATCACGATTGGAGAAAACATAGATTCTTCCACCATCATTCATTAAATCTTTAATCTTGACAAAAACACTCTGAAGTTCCTTCCAGTCCATCCTATGATACATGAGGTCGGCACCTTCATGATAGGAGTGTCTCCCTGAGCCATTTTTGTTATCGAATGGATATGGAGGGTCGGTAATGACTAAATCTAATCCGCAGCCCTCACTGTCTATGTAATTAAGCCACTCGTTAATCGGTAAATTCGTCCGATCCAATATCAGTGTTTCCTGCTCCATAATCTTTCAACCTCACAATTCCGTCAATGATTTCAACATAGGTCTGATGCGAGACCCAATCTCCAGTGTTTACATAAGTCTTGATAGAAATATCATCCTTATCAGGAAGTCCCCAAATTACAAACTCTGGATGGTGCGAATGCCCCATTATAAATACGTCAACGTCTTTATTCTTTTTCAAAATATCCCAGATACGTCGTAGCTTTCTCTTTTTAATCTTGTAATCTGACCACCAAGTAGTTATATCGAACTCTGTGATCTTTTCAATCGCATCGTGAACGATAGACAGTAGCGTCATAAATATTTTGTTCTGAAGAATAGGATGATCGTAGGCATCCCCATGCTCAACCCTAAACTTTCTTCCGCCTTCTTCAAATTCATATTTGTCAACAAATTTGATGCCGAAGAATTCTTTGCCAATAAACCCTCTGAGCGGGGTATCGTGATTTCCAACAACATAAATGATAGTCTTTGAGTAATCAACTGTGCGTGCGATTGCTAAAGCACGGTCAGTAAACTCAGGGACCTTGATGAAATCAATAATGTCCCCTGCTAAAATTAACTCATCATATTCGACTTCACTTAAAAAACGCAAAAGCTCAACCGCCTTAAAATATTGGCTGCCAATGTGAATGTCGGATATGACGACTCTCTTCATTTATTTGTCCCTATCTATTCCATTCTGCGAATGTTGTCCTAATCTCTTCTGCAAAATCAATTCTAATCAATCTTACACCAGGGACCGTAAGCAGAATTTGTTTTGGTCCTTGAGTTTCCTCCAAGAAAATGTCCAGCCATTCCTCCGCACTCTTCTTGGTTCTGAAGATATCCGAAAAGATATCTTCTGACGGGATATGGATAATGCTCCATTGCCAATTAGGCTGGGCTCCCGAGTCTTTTAACTTGTATTTAGCTATTCCGAATACTGGAAAGTCCTTTACAACATAACCATCAACGGTTTTACTGTGACCATCCACTATCATCATTTCATCTTTTTCAAACTCTATGTTCATTGAAGCAATCCGAGGTCTGTCCCCTCGAATGGCGAACCTTCGCCTGTAAGCTCTGCGATAATGATTCTTAGAAGCGCTTGCTTAATTAGATCATCATACTCTTCTTTCTTGAATTCGAATCTCAAAGCCCTATTCTTATCCCTTTGTTCTGACACCAAACCATCAATTTTCGAATCGAGGATTTGTCTCAATCTTGCAACTGTAGAGTGCAGCCTTCGAAGTTGCATCCCACCGTCCTTATCTTCCTTATAGAAACGATCGATTGCGGTGTCAAGATGCTTTAGCTTAGAATCAAGTTCGGGATCATTCTCTGCCATTCCTGGCGTTAACTTAGGTCTGTCTCCGCCATGAGTAGAGGTAAACTCTCCTGCGCCAGTTTCGTCAATCTTAACCCTTCTGATATGTTCTGGTCGCCCTTGCGCACCTTCCATAATTCTTGAAGCATTCGCAATCACAGACTGCTCAGCCTGCGGATCCAATATCATAAACTTTGTTCCAGATGGTAAAGATGAGTAATCTGGTGGAATCTCAAGCATTGGTTGGTTAGCCTCAAAACGATGCACCTTACCAGGGTTGAACACTGCTGCTCTGAGCGCCGCTGTAGCTGGTGTGTCCAAATACCCGTACTCAGTCTTAACTCCAAAGTATCTTTCATAAGGAGTTGCCTTTCCTGGGTCAAGGACATATAGGTGAGGAAAACCTTTTCTTCTTGCTACCTCTGGAATCGTGATCCAATTGGAATTATTAGACATAGCGATTGCCTGATTGATATCTTTCGGCCTAAACCTTGTGGTGAAGTCTTCCATAAAGACTTCATGGTTTCCGAACTGACCCTCATCATAAGGGAGGAAATCGCCCATGAAAGAGCTTACATCTTCATCATCATCAGTCTCTTGAGCAGCTTTGATCAAGTCCTCTAAAAGGGATTTTCTAATCTTTCTATCCATGTGATAGTCTCCAGATTTGGGTATTCACATGAGCTTCATGATATTAGTATCAATCCTCGGTTTTTGAGTCCTCCTGAACAGCTTCGGGCTTTTGTTCCTCAGGCTCGGCGGCTACTTCTTCCTTCTTTCTTTCCTCAATCACATTGAGCTTACCCTTCAAGACTGTAACCGCCATATGAATGACCTCTTCTTCGTCTTCAAATGGAGCTAATGTCATCATGTGCTCCATCCTGGCTCCGTCGAACAGGCTGTCTTTTAGCTCCTGAAGCTTCCTCTCTACATCAATGATAGTCAAAGCGTCACGAAACATTCCATTGAGAGTGACCAATGTTTCTTCGTCATCAACAGAGTAAATGTAATTTCTTAGTTCAGTCGGATTGTTCATATAGTCGCCTCTCGATTACTTTACTTATTTCTTCCATGTCGCAACATAGCAACAAACCTATATACTCATCTTTAAAGCATGACATTCTCGAAAATGTCTTAAATGATGTTAGAAATCTTTTAAGATAAATACCTTTAACCTTACTCAAGGTTTCTGGAGTGATCTCTGAAAAAAAGATTAAATAATCTGGATCATACTCTGGGGTGAGATTCGTTGCATTGAATAAATTGATGATGGCATATTTTGGAGGGCCAACATAATCCGCAGTATCCTCTGCTATTCCAACTTGAAGATACAGGTCCGCAATCTTATCTGCCAAGTCTTCTGAGAAGCCAAATCCGTACCTCTCCATATACTTAAATGCTCTACAGGCAGAGTTAATAGATATGCTATCGTGTCGCTCAAGGAAACTCTTTGTCGGAAAGATTGTCTTCTCTTCGAAAGTCCTCTCAGCTTTTTTTGTAAAGTGTAGTAAGCCATTGTAGTAGGCTGCTCTTGTATGGTGAAAATCAAATGTAGAAAAAACTTCCTCTAACGAATCACAGGTTCTTCTTATAATCTGAAAAGCATTCCTCATTTTAATTCGCTTTCTATACGGAATTACAATTGGCTCAAACAAGCCGAACACTGACGGAACCGCTATTTTTCCTAAAAGTTTAACTGTATGCTCAAGCCTATATGTGTGTGCGAATCTGCTAACCTTCAGAAGGTCAGAGGAAATGCCGAAGCTTTTCTCAAATGATTTCTCGGAAGCAAGACTTTTCTCCACAAGTCCTGCGTTTTCTTTAAGGCCAAAGGGATAAAGCTCCTGACTTGTGATTATTTTCATCTTTCTTAAAGAATGGTTCTCCGGAATCCAGATATCTATATCTCCAAATTTCGCAATACCTTTTGTCGCTTCATCCTTTAACCGTTTATCCTCAAGATTTATGAGACTCACATCTAAGTCTGCAAAAAACTTATCCCAATCTTCTACGGTCTTATGCAAATATAGCAGCCACGTAGCAAACCCACCTGCTATTATTAAGTTTTGATTTGTAATTTCCTTTGGTAGGAAATACTCCGCAACCCTTACTACGTTAGCATTACTGGCTTGAATTATATTCATTTACTAATAAAACCTTTATGCTTAGGAGCAGTCAGTGGACAAAGAACTTAAATACCTTATTGATATCCTAAAAGAAGCCAACCTTAACCGCGAAGCCGACGAGCTTACGCACTTGCTAATCAAGTCTGCAAATATCGTTGGCGGAGACCTTGAGGCGTGGAAAGCAGTTCTCAATGAGATCGAACGTCCTCACGAAACTCAGGTGCAAACTAAAGCTATAGTATACCTCGTTGAAGCTGCAAAAAACCTTAAAGATGCAGCGGCGCTAAAAGAAGCTGACCCTGAAGATATTAAAGATTCTGCTGAGAAGCTTAGGGTTGTAATGTCAAATATGAATATGACATCAGAGGATTTCTTTGTTAAAGAAGCAGGAGCTATGGCTCTGCTCGGCAAAGCTGCTCCACTATTCAGTTTCTTAATAGCCATTAAGAATGTGTATTATGGCTTTCAGGAATTCAAAAAAGTACAGGGTAAATCTGGTGACGTTGGCCTTAACTGGATGGACACACTACAGCCTGCAAAAATGATGAGCAAAGCTAAAGAGTATTCCGAGTCTCCAGTCGAACTCAAAACCGTTGTAGAACTTACAAAATCTGGCAGCTTACTGTGGGACGAAGGAATTTCTTTTGTCGTCAATCTTCTTGACGGGTTTAAAGATATCCTCCTATTGATGCCGACAGTATTGGGATATTTCGCAGGTCTTGGAATTGGAGGCTTGACAGTCTCCGCAATAGACTTTGGTATCTCTATGCTTCTATGGCTCGCTGTTGAAGCTCCTGCCGAGAAGTTCATGAAGACTCTTTATCTGCCAAACCTTGAATTCATTACCGGTACAGCACAAATGGCAATTGCTTCCCTTATTGAGCAGCAGGCGCCTACGCCTGATGATTCGGAAGAATTGCCATTAGCCGATGAAGATGAGAACTTTGACGCCGAAGCTTGGTGGGCTTCAATCGCGTAAAACAAAGGCTACGTCATCCTATAACATCTTATGGGAAATTTAGAAAACTTTGGCGAATAGACTCTTTACCGAAAAAACAGCAGAAACATAAGCCTTGTCATGCCACTTAGGAACAAGCTCCTCGTCACGGTTCCTCTCTGAGCGCTGTCTAATTACAGATAACTCGTGTTCCGTCATCATGAGAGTTTCGTAATGCCCATCCTCATCAAACACGAGAACCTTGTGATAACAATGCTCCGAGTTAATCTCTCTCACCTTGTTAATAGACTCGAATAATTTACCGATCATTTATGATCTCCTCTGGTATCAGCAAAGACAAACGTGTAGCCATGCATAAAATCTCTTTAACTTCCCCGATCAAAATCTTGCCCTGATTGCTCGGTTCATTATGTGTATAAAATTCTCTTCTTACCAAAGTCCAAGTAAATCTTAGTCTCGCTGGTCCCAAAAATCCAAGAGAAGGGGGATACGATAAGCTACTAATTGAAATAAACCTTACAAAGTGTCCTGTACCCTTAAGTCGTCTCTTTATTTTTTGGCAAGCTGCATCTACAATTGGAAGCCAGCAATCACCACATAGAATTTCTGTATGATAACGATTATTAAACATTTCAGGATACTTGTCATATATTTTTTGCTGAAGTTCATCTCTCATACAAATGCCCTTGCTGTTACAGAAATTCTTTTGCCTGAGTACTTCCCATGATAAGGAACCTCGTGCGTGTGCGTGCGGTTGGTCTCCCAAGGTATGACAACTACAGAACCGTTAGAGACAATATAGTCCTCAAAACCTTTACCCTTACCGCGCTCCCTAATTCGGAAGGCTCTGTCTGCACCAAGTGATGCGGTAATTATATGCGAGCCCTTTACGAGTCCTGTGGTGCTATCCGTATGCCTACCTATGTAGTGCTTTAGATCGGAGTCGTACCAGTTAAGAAGCAACCCGTTATATGCAGGATTGAATGTCTGTGCCCATAGCAGAAACGGCTCAAGTTCTTTTGTGATCGGCAGCGCTTCGCTTGTCTGGTTTGAAAAGAAATAATTTTTCCCATAGGCTTGTTGCCATCTTGGGATAAAGACTTCTTTGTCAAACATCCTGATCGCATTGAAATGTGACGGACGAATCTCCCATAGCTTTTCGAACTCATCCTTGTCAAGGGTTAGATGCTCCGGCAATTTTCCGACGAGGAATCTTGCTCCAGCTATGGTTATCTCATTCATTGTTACCTCTCTATACGACTTGCCACGTATCCTCAATGAGTTCTCGCCTCAAAGCCTCATACTCTGAACCTTTATCTATGTAGACGATGCCGATATAATCAGTGCCATCAAATCCGATCTCTTCCATTTCTATAAGCACACTAAGGTTCTTAAACATCTTAGCGTAATCATATAGATCGTGATAGTCCTTTACCTTAAGGGCATAAGGAATATTTAGCTCAACCTTCTTCATTGAAAACCACCTTGAACTTAACACCGTTTTCATCATAGTAGAAACATTCAAAGCCATCAATGTCAGCTCTCCAGCTACTATCTGATCCATACTCAAATGGCACTTCCAGCCAACCCTCTTGTTCGTCCGCCCAGGCATTGTTTGAATCAATCGCTGCGTTCCAGAACTTCTGACGATAAGCCAACCTGTCTTTTAAGATCTTTACCTTCTCAAGAAAGTCGTCCTCTTCTGCGAACTTCACTTTCTCTTTTGAATAGTGATCTGCATCTCCGTGCATAAACTCTGCTACAATCTCCCACATCAACTTAGGGGCTCTGGTCTTTACTGGTACAAAATCATATTTCATCTTTTAAGTTCCTCTTCGATATAAATTACGGCGACGTGTTCTTCTCCGTCTTTACCAATGTACTGCACACATAGTTCATCAGAAATCAAATGCAGAATTCGCTGAATATATGGCAACTCTTCGTAATTCTCAAAATAGAATTCGTATGGAAGATCTACTTCTAATATCCAAATCATCCTTTCTCCATGTTATCATTCTAAATATAATTTAACCTGCACAATTATCGATAGCCTTTGCGCCGCAAGCCTTTTTGAACGAGCATTACTATTCATTACAAATTCAAGCTTTCCGTCATTTGATAGATAAATCCTATCGAATTTTTCGAAAATCCTCACATCCATAATCTCGAACGACTCATTATTCGTAAGAGATTCGTAAGCAGCTTTTTCCACGTCTGCAATGAAGCTCCTATCCAGCATTTTTATTTTTTTCTTCCTTCGTTTCGTCTTTCCTGCTCTCTCAGCTTAGCACATCTGTCGTAATGATATTTCCGTACATCCTCAGGCCACTCATCAGTTGTGTGATCCTCAAAAGTCACAATAACCCAATATCTCTCCCTGAAAGGAAGAAGCTTTTTCAGAATGAACCGTTTGATCATCCCCACCTTTCCTTCCATTCTTCAAATGACATTGACTTTTCCGGAACATAAGGTGAAATATCAAAATTGTGAAAAGGACATGAGCCATTAACTACGTTGTTCTCAATAAGATATCTCTGGACCTTTTCGGCATCCTCTTTTGAGTTAAGAACAATATGAGCCGAATGCTCGTCTCCAGACACAGATGTCATATCAAAAGTTAAAACGTGTATCACTCATCACTCCAAATACTGCTACTATCCCATCGCTTGACTTTGAGACATATGGTACAGCGCTTACCGTCCATCATCTTCTGTTTCCCATATCCATCATCCCATTCCCACCTGTATGGTGAAACAAAATCCTCTGGATGATCGCAATTTACCGAAAGGTCCTTTTTCAACAGAGAGATTGCATCGTTACATACCTTAGAGTATTGCTTACGAGCCTCTATCCATTCAGATAGCTTAGCAAGTTTCTCAGCTCTACTTAGCACTTTCTCTCCTTATTACGTTAATGAATTGTAATAGTCCCAAATTGAAGAATCAAATGGAGATAACAGATCCATCATGGATTTAAACATATAATGCGCAGCATCATCATCGGCATATCCTGAAGACTCTATTTCGTTTAAATGCTCTAAAGCTTGCCCATAAAGCAAATCAAATTCCATTATCTTCTATTCGTCAGAATAATCTGAGAGCGGCCTAATCCACTTTTCAACAGATTTAAGTTTCTCAAGTTTTAATTCTAACCTTTTGATTTCCTCTTCAAGAGCTTCTTTCTTGCCCATCCTCTGCCTCCTTATAATCTAATCCGCCGCAACGCACAGGCTTTGCCATATTCTTCGCTACCTCTTTGCAGAAATGGTACACGGTATCGTCTGGCCAAATGTTTTTGCAAAGGTTTCCAATATTGCAAACAAATCTAACATTGCCCTTCATATAGCCAACAGAGGGATCCGTTCTGTCGAGACTTGGCTTCCAAGGATTGCCTTTATCTTTTTCCCAAACAGATGCATTCTTTGGCAATACCATCTTTAGCCCGCTCAATGCACACCTACCATCTTGTATTTCCCATAAGACTTTAAGATATTCTACATCTATATCATACTTGTGCTTTCTTTCACGCGCTTTTTTTACAAAGTATCTAAATGGGGAATATTCATCTTGTCTATTTCCAGAATTCAAATTAGAAGGTCTGCCTATACCTAATTGGTCTCCAAGATTATTCTTAACACCTTTTCCTGTGCAGCTTCTTGAACAGAACATTCTCCTGTCAAGCTTAAGAGATCTATTGTACTCTTTCTTAGCCCTACTAAAGGTAGTTCCGCATATTTCGCAAGTTAACTCTATTTGTGACATATTTGCCCTCCACCTTAATTATACGCAATTAAGGTGGAGCAGGCAAGTTTTGATGGTGGAGGCGGAGGGAGTCGAACCCTCGTGTCGCATAACGTCAATTTCAAGTCGTTCACAAGCTTATCCCATTTCTCTAAATAGGCAAAGTATTCATTTTATCCCCTGACGCCAAATGATAGACGCCTCCTCCCTTTCGGGCTACTCCATTTTTGAACAATGTTTATGTCAGTGCGTTCAACCACTTATCTGTGTTTGGATATATGGAACACAGAGTCCACATGCCTAAATCGGAATTAGGCGTATGCTACTACAGGAGCGCCGAAGCCTCTGCCTGCGTTTGCGTACACGAATGAATAGTCGTCAACTAGTTTGTTTTTTGTAACGCTTATAACGATCTGAGTTACCTTGATCGGCTTGCACTATTCCTATCTGTTACCCGGTCGAATCCAAAACGCCCCCGAGTTTTTATTACTCTTTCACAGAACCTTTCTCTATCTTAATTAACCTTGAACTCTTAATCTTAAACTCACCAGTTTCAATCTGCTTACGCTGAGAGGTCCTGATATAAGAAGGAGTTCTACTCTTCCTAAGTTGCAACGTTACAACCCTGCCACCAAGTTCTGGAACTGTTATCTGACAAGATCCGCAAGTGAGGCCGCTTACATAAAGGAGCTTGCCTTTCCATAAGCGGCCACTATTTGCATAAATGACTTCGTCACCGATACGCAGTGGCTGATCAAGTAAATCATACATTACTACGTCAGTCATCAGTCTTCCGATACTTCGATGACTCCATCGATTTTGACAGCCTCAGGGATCTCGTAACCATGCCAATGAATCGGCAGGCTATTGCCCCATTTGCTCTGTGCATGAAATTTCACCGGAGTCCACTTTGAGTGTGAGCCTCCAAGAGTTTCAACTGTTTCATTGTCCCATCTAAGCTCAGCAGTCACCAAGCCAACGGAATCGTAACGCAGACAAATCCACGTATATACATTATCTTCTGTGGTCATATTTACCTCAACAAGTTTCAATTATATGTTTGTTATCAATAAGTGTTTTTTACACCCACAGAACACATGACCCTCTTCATGTCTTCTTTATCAGAAGACTCCCACGCTGTACCTATTGCTCTCATATACTGAGCTAAGGTAATGTTATCAGGAGAGAATGCTTCTGCATAGAAATCTCCTGTAGGGATGAGCAAGTCTCCAGAGTTGACAACTCCTGTAACCAATACAGGAACCTGACCAATGAAGGACATTACCTGTCCAACTGATTCTTCGTCAACTCTTTCGTTACCAACAATGATTGATCTATGAGATACCACCATCGGTGTCCCTGGGCCTTCTTTGTAGAATGCCTTATCCCTTACATACACTATGTAGCCCTCTGGTAGTCCGAGGTATTTGTCACCCTCTGGAACCTCTACGGGCCACTCACTTAAATCGCCACACTCAATGAACTCACCATAATCAGCAGAACCGGAAACGAATACGCAGTCTCCCGTACTATTGACTTCTACATTGTCTGGTGAAATACCATACGCTGCGGAGTCTCCAGATGTTCCTTCCGAATAGAAGGCACTCGATGTTGCGGTAGCTGCTCCCCTGATCAAACCTCTTGTGGTCTGAGCAGCACCGGAAGCAAATGTCGCGTATCTTGTCGAGGAAGATGGAGACTCTGTCAAGGTTCTAACCATTAAGACATCAGAGCCAACAGTCGTTGACCTGTTCAAAAGGTCCACCACATAAGTGGAGTCTTGTGTTCCAGAAAGGAAGAGCCCAGAAGAACTTATATTTACCGCACATTGAGTTAGGCCAAAGGCTCCAGTCAATGACAGCGATGAATATGCAATCACCGCACAGGTGGTGCCAGAGGTTATATTAACCTCGTCTCCAGCAGTCAAATCGTAATCATTTGTTGGAGTCACATTAATATCGTCGTTTCCGACTAAGTTAATGTCCCTTCCTGATGTTAACGTTAGATCCGAAGAAACACCGGTTGCTGTGATCGATAAAGTAGCGGCTCTTGTGATATCGCCATTGGCCACTATGGAGCCACTGAATGTTGCCGTACTTGATACTGACAAACTACCAGTGATTGTCGTGTTGCCTAACGCACCTGATATTGACACATCACCTGTGAAGGCAACCGTATCCGCATCAAGCGTTAACGTCTTTCCTGACGAGAGCTTTACTTTTAAATCATCTGTATATCTATCTACTGTTCCCATGACTAATCCCTGTGAAGTGAGCGTTCACTATAACTCACTTCATTATTAGATTAGTCTTCCTTATTAGATCCATAGTTGCGACGAATTGTCTGTGCATAAAGGGCAAGAATTACAATTGCCCACTGTGACATAACAGCGGCTGTTGCAACTGGTGTAACAACAACCTTCACCGCCTTCTTAACAAGCTTCCTCATTTTCTCTCCAAATACTGACGAACATACTCTGTCATGATTGCTGTTCCTGTCTGGGACGTATTCAAACAAAACCCTACTCCGAGCATTGGTATGAAAACATTATCTCCATTCAAGGTACATTCGATGGGTACGCCAGTTGTTTCATGGCCTAACACCAGACACGTATGCGTGTCCATGTCGAATTTGTAATCGAACAGGCTTACAGAATCATCCGAAAGCTCGGCCGACACTATATTATACCCGTTCTTCTTTGCAAACTCTGTAAAGTCTCTCGGCTGAGAGAAAGAGTAGATGTCAACGTAGTCATACAGACTGCCGGAGCGAGAGTTCAAAAAACTTCTGTCCGGTACGGAGCCTATTACATAAATAGTGCCCACACCATAGCAAGCAGCGGTTCTGATTGTGAAAGCAAGATTGTCATCAAAATCAAAGTTGACCGTGACAATGCTAAGCGGTAAAGAAATTGCATCATTCTTTTTCCCATTATACCTCTGTCGGCGTGTCTCCTGTCTCATTTTTCACCAGCCTAAATCCCCTACTATACATTACGAATTTCTTGCCAGTGACTAACAGTCTTGATAGCTTCCAAACAAATAGATATTGTTTGGGATCGGCATTGCTGAAATTTGCTGACCAAAAAGCCTTAAGCTCATCCTCTTTTCCATCCCATTTCTCATAGAATGCTTCTGGAGTACTTCCTGTAAGGCTTTGCAGAAACTTTGTGTAATCAGCCACGGAGGCTGCATTAGTCCCTTCTTTGCGAGAAAGACTGACCTCTTCCTCTGTGGCGAACTTAGAACGGGAATGATAGCCTAAGACGTAATCTGTCTCTGGCATTTCCTCTGTAGCTCCCCAGCCGAACTTAACTACTCCTTTTTCTGGAGGAAGTTCGGCGTATTTGTATATTCTATCTACTTCCACGACATTCCCATGTTGACAAACAGCTTCTCAATCGAAAGGCTGATGATGTCAGACAGAGTCGTTGCGATGCCAGTTCCGATCATGCGGCCCAAACTATCTCTTTCGCCGATGAACTCAATCTTAATTGCCGAGAACTCTGTGCAAGCACGCCCGATGAACTCTTCCGAAGTAAGAACCTCATCAACAAGGCCAATCTCAAGAGCCCTGGTTCCATTCCAAGTTCTACCGTTAGCTACCTCGTCAGCATCAACGTCGGGACGGAAGGAGATAACGTGCTCTCTGAAGTCATCGTAAATCTCATTGAGAGATCGAACAAACTCTGCCTCACCCTCTTCATCTGCCTCGGTGAAAGGAGATACGGTTCTCTTAAACTTACCAGCAGTGTACTGCTTGTACTCAACTCCGAGATTCTCAAGGACCTTTGCGAAGTTCGGAAACTCTGCAACGACTCCAATGGAACCGATGATAGAGTAAGGCGCTGCGATAACCTTATCCGCAACACAAGCCATCCAGTAACCACCGGAAGCGGCTACGCGATCTACAGACACAGTGACATGAAGGCCACGCTTTCTGAGTCTTTCAATCTGAGAAGCCGCATATCCGTATGCGTGTGCGGCTCCACCAGGAGAATTGAGGCGGATAAGGACCGCATCAGTCTCCGGATTTGCAACGGTCATCAAGGAAGAAATCTCCTCTCCAAGAAATTCTGCGCGGGAAGCCATCTTATCGCCATAGAAGTCGATGATGAAAAGATTCTTTCCCTTGGGGGCGGTGGCAGAAGGATTAATCCTAAGCTTATCCCCCATTGCCTTGGCCAACACCTGAGCGTTGGACAGGTACTTATGTGTCACGTTCCTTGCCTTGATGGTAGGAGCGGATCCACTGAACATACTGAATAGTCTACGGAGCATTAATTTCTTCCTTGATGGAGGTTTACAGGATTTAGCTTTCTTGTCTAGGATATATACGCAATTTTTAGAACGAAGCAAAAGGCTGATTACATAAAACTCAGTGCCGATATGGTTGGCTGAATTTCAACTTTCTTCTTGCTCCAATGTTCGTCCGTTTGAACATGATCTTCTCTTACCCACTTAGCAAGACCATCTAAGCAAAGACCACGCTCGTCTTTGATCTCAGCAACACCCTTGACTTTTCTTAGAACTACACCTTCTCTTGTTGGGCCGTACAAAGACGACAAGCCAGAGAACGTGGTCATAGTTTTTTCCAAGGCGCCTATGTCTGTAAACGTTCCACGGAGTAGAACTGGTACAGTGGGGAAGCCGAGGTGATCAGCCATCAAACATACTTCGTCCCAATCCCACCATTCGCCGGTTTCATCATTCCTGACGGCGATAATGTTGAGATAATCTTGAAGCATCGAGTACCTAATTGAGTGTACTGCGAAGCACCACTCAGCAAATACTGATATATTTTTATCAATGGCCCTACATAGATAATTCTTATGAAGGGTGCGTAGAAGATTGAATGACGGGTGAGCTGGTTCTCCACCATGAGACCTTGCAAAAAAGGCATCTCTCGTTATGGTAGTATTTCCACCGTCAAGCTTTTCGGTAAGCACAGTCTCGACATTTAGAAATGCGAGCGCTTGTGCCTGTGTAATGAAACGGTCATCTGAGGTAGTTCCTGGGGAACTCGGCCAATGCAGCGACCTGGGATATTTCGCGGAATCCATGGTATCCTCTTTGGGAGGCTACTTTACGGCTCTCCACATTTTGGTAATGATCTCTACTTCTTCAACTTCGGTACACGTCATTTCTTCCATGTACTCTGTGTCGTAATGCCAATCCGTAAATGGAGAGCCAGAACGTGAAATGTTGAATGAGTAGCATTTAGTGTCGCCAGTGTTTTTGAAGATAATCTCCTGATACTGACATTTTCCGTCCTGCGTCCACTCGCCTTCATGCACAATGATGAATGCTCCGCTATCGGATGGACCAACAGATGACCACATGATGTCTTCAATGGCCTCTTTGCTAATAGTAATGCTTGGCAATATACGCTCCAACGTATGGCGAGATCGGGTTCACCTTGTAGAAGGATCCCCCGATGCTGCGCCAAGTCTATTTGACTTTAATTTTTTGCGTTGTTAGGTTCGGTGTGTTACGCCCCTGTAACACGATTTTCGTTTTTTCGTTCAGTCCAGGGTTTCGTTCAGGAAATCACGAAGGGCTCGGGCCTCTCTAATGGTAAGTCTTGTACTAAACTCTCCGCCATCGAGGGTACGTGTAAGGGAGACATTGTTAGAAAGCCTCTGCTTCCTAAGACTGCCAGAGCGTACAGTCACACTAAGGTTCTTGAGATTACGAGTAGACTCGATAACCTCGCTCCGATTCTCGTTAGAATTCATTTAAACTCCTTTTTCAGTTTTATCAATTTTATATTAGTATCGTTAATTAATGATACTCAACTTGTTTTACTAATCCAAAATAAGGATAAGAAATCAGCAATTAAGGTCAAACAAGACTTCAAGAGTTGATTTCTTTTTTTCCTTCTTTGGCTTAGGTTTTGCCTTGATAACCCTAGTTTGCACCGGGGTCACAATGCTCGCAAATAGGCCAGGATCGACTCCATCCTGCATGGCCTTTTCGCTAAGGAAATTAGAGAGGATATCGCTAACCTCCGCACCACTTTCGCTAAGCCATTTATCGCGAAAAAAGTATTTCCTATTCTCATAGACAACTATCATCTATCTCCTTGGTGTTCTCAGACCCACTCACTGTCGAAAGGTCCGAGGAATGAGAACTCGTCAAGAACTGAGCGGCTGATAACACCATCGCCATCCTCCCACAGAACTACGTTCTCACGCTTGTTAACTGCCACAACTCGCCCTCGGACGCGCTGCCTATTAACCATGACGTAAACGGAATCACCTTCCCGAAAGTCCTGAATGAAAAAACAGAAGTGCTTGTCGCACGGCTTGTTGGTCGAAACTCTATTGAAACCCATGTTAAATTTCCTTGGTTAAGGGTTGAAGTATCGCTTCGAAAACCTATAACGTCCTACAGGAATTTTAGAAAATTTCGAAGCATTCAGCTTTCGTTCTGCAATCTTTCATCAATAACTTCCATAACACTGGCGGGTGAGTCCATCAAGTGAGCCATATATTCAATAGGAAGCTCCGACGCAAGCAGGTACCGAAGATGCTCCCCTTCGTTCTCGATTGAAAACTCAACCGCTTCGTCGTACATTTCCATTTTAATTAACTGGATCACCATCGCACTTGCATCGGATGGAAAAAAGAAAGGCGATCTGCATATCTTCAACACTTCGTCAGTCAAGTGTTCTCTGTTGGAAAATATCCAAGCAATCATCGATGATCTTGTGTCTAATGATAGGGCCGAAATAAAGCTAAGTTCATATAATGATATCAACAACTCAGTAATTTTACCTTCAGTTACAGCACACATAATTATCTTAGCAATCCCGATAAACAGTTCCGGATTTCCAATATGATCTATATGAATAATGTTACAGGCGGCAAGGTATGGCGAAAACACACCATCATTATATGCTCGCTCAATGGTTTTTTGCACATCTTCTTTCTTAATCTGAGTTGGCGGCTCAATGTAGTACGCTAATGCCTCAGCAGATTCCTTATCAAATATCTCTTCAAGCATTGGAAGGGCAGAGTTTCGTGAGTTACAATTTACATTTCTAAAATGAGACAGAATTAAACCCAATTTCTCTAAGTCTATTCTGCCAATCTTTACAGTTTTAGTCAACCTGTTCATGGCTTTCCTTATGGTTAGATACGGCCAAATAAGAATTGTGCGTGTCAGTGTCATATTTGACAGAAAAAAGAGTGACCTCTGATCCTTTTGCCACATCTAACACTTCAAAAGAATTCCAGTATCCCCCCACAAATGAAATGGTCACTTTTTTCGAATCAGGATCATAAGACCAATTTTTAGAACAATAGTCTTCGATCATAATTTTTGGCCCAGACCCATCCGAGAACACAAACTCACGCTCTAAATTGCGGACCATGTAGTTGATGTGGCGAATATGCCCTACAGTATCTTCCATGATGTTACCTCTCAGAATGAGTAATCAAAATATTCTAAGTCTTTTTCATATTGCGCTGTGACAATAGCCTTAGTTTCTTCCGTGTAATAAGTTCGATAGTCTTCCCTATCAGATCTATTGGATACATCCAGCTTCTCTTGAGGAAGGCCAACCTTTTCGCAAACATAACTCCAGTCTTCATCGATATTCTCAACCTTACCAACAAAATCCACAAAGATTCTTCCATCCCTCCAGATCAAATATTGATACTGGTTGGCGATAAAGTGAAACGGACATGCAGTTTCTGAACGACACCCGCCTTCCTCATGCCTCTTAAGGGATTTGATCCATGTATCAAAATCCATTTCAAGAAACCGATCAATGCAATCTTGACTGCATGGTTCTTCGTCTGGATTTTTCCATAGTTTCTGGTAGTAATGGAACCACGACACCATTCTGTCGTAAGGGTTCCTGACAAATCCAAATTTGAAAAACTGAAGGAACAGATCGTACTTGAGATAATTTGCAACAGCATAAGCACTCTCATGCTTATCGACCTCTTGACTCAGCCCATCGCCACTTTCGTTAAGGGCGAATAGCTTTTGAGCCATTCCGCTTCCTGCACATTTAGGAATGTGTATAAAGATTGTTTGAATTCCGTAATAAACTGGCATAAATATCCTTTTAGTAACCGCTAAACAAAGAACGTTTTGAACTAAAACCAGCTTCTCGTTTTCCGATTCCACCATAGTATTTGGTTATATAGTTTCCACCACCACCGGCACTATAGTCTTCTCTGTTATACTCATCATTGCCAACGAAAACGCCTCCAGTTTTGGAGGTCCAGTTTACCCTGTTCAATTCCGAAAAGAACGCTTTGCTGACAGGGTGCCCATGAGCACGCTCTACTGCTCGGTTGTTTTCGCTGACGCGCCACTCAATACAGCGGGTCTTGTTATCGAAGCCGATAACGATTTCGTCATATGAGTACAGAGTGGAGGTGCTTGTGGCTTTTGAAAAATCTTTCTTTTTCGGTTTTAACGGTTTCTCAGATGCGTTGAATTTTAGCCAGGGAAGAAGGTAACGATCCGTATTCTCATAGCTCAGCTTGCGCTCTGCTGCTCGAAAATCAAAATTGCGTCGCCCCTTACCGGCGGCGCATACCCGATTATACACCGAAAGAGCCGCCATGTATTCCGCCTCTTGATGCTTGTTATAGGCATCCCTAACTGCCTTTTTAATCATAGGCCAATGGCTTACAGGTATTTTGATAGAGCCCTCTTCCCATTCGTAACAACTCATTTAGCTTCCTATTCTGTGAAACACCAGATTTTAATCCGGTATCCATTTGGGGACCGTTCTTCTCCACATACCATCTTGTGGGAAATTAAGAAATTAATGCCTCTAATATCGCCATTCTCATGAACATACCATTCTTTACTTGACGAAAGTATGCAGCCCTTGGGTCGTGATCAACCTCTGACGATATCTCCCCAACCCTTGGCAAGGGATGAAGGACACATGATTCGTCCGGCATGAGCTTCATTTCTTTTGGCGTAAGCTCATAGCAGCCATGATACCTTTTATAATCTTCTTGATTATTGAAGCGCTCTTTTTGTATGCGAGTCATATACAGTACATCGATATGATTATTTTCCATTGCGGAAGTCATATCTTCTGTTTCTTGTATCCCAAGAACCTTAGAGACTTCGCAATACTCTTCGGGCATCTTAAGCTCTTCTGGAGAGATGAAAATAAGATCGGTTTCTGTTTCGTACTTTGCAAACGCTTTAGTTAAACTATGAACTGTTCGCCCATTTTTAAGATCACCAACCATTGCCACAGCTAAGTCATCTATCCTGCCAAGCTCTGAGTATATTGTATATAAATCAAGTAGCGTCTGAGTAGGGTGTTCACCTGTGCCATCCCCAGCATTAATGATGGGGACAGGAGACACACTGGCGGCTAAGTCTGCGTACCCTTTCTCAGGGTGCCTTAAGATAATTCCGTCAGAGTATTGTGCGAGAGTCAGAATGGTGTCTTCAAACGTTTCGCCTTTTGATACAGAAGAGAAAGCTACATTGGTAATTTGATTAACAGAGGCACCAAGAAAAGAAGCCGCCGCAAAGAACGATGATGCAGTCCTTGTCGATGGCTCATAAAATAGGTTTGTCAATAAGCGGCCCTGAAGCGGCTTAATTGTTGTAAGCTTTTGTGTTCTTATTCTTTTCCAGTAATCCGCTCTTTGGAATAACTTCTCTAATGTCTCTCGGTCAATTTGTTCTATTGACGTTAGGTGCATCTTTATTCTCCGAGGTGTTTCGATATATCTAATTCGTCAAATTCTGGCCAGATAATTTCTGGCTCAACCACAAAGAACCTTCCACCCCTCACATAGAGTCTCCACATATCTTCGCTATCTGCTCCCTCGCCTTCTAAAACGAATAGAACATTGGGGAAATGCTTTGAAAATGTTACCATATCATCTTTACTATTGTACCATTTCCACCCGACAGCGTCACCTGATTCAAGGGAAGCTATTGTGCTAAAGATATCGGCATGACTATCTGGACAATTGCAGTTTTGCATTTCCAATCCGATATGAACTTTGCGAATATCATTTTCAGAACCAATCATTTCAAGAGAGAAGTCAGTGTAATATCCCATTTTAATTTCCTTTTGGTAGCCCCTCTCGGACTCGAACCGAGAAACGCATAAGCGCACAGAATTTGAACCTGCTGTGTAAACCAATTCCACCAAGGGGCCGAGATTATTTAGTTAAGCTTTTATGAAACATAACTTTGTTATTGTCAGGGTCGTCTTCTAAATCGTTAAGAAATTGCTGATAGAACTTCTTGTCACCCTTCTCTTTCTGAATGCTTTTGACTTCTTTATTAACCTTATCTATACGCAATGCAAATGAAACATATTCATCCGATTCCATAATTGCTTTCTCAACATGCGTAGGCAAAGCGTAAGATTCATTAAGAGTTTGCGACGCCCAATAGAAGATATCTTCAGAGTCGCATCCGTATTTGTCAATGCAGACTTCTCCTATTTCTGGTCCGGGTAGTCCCCATCGAAGCTCAGCTTCAATCATGGCTCCGTTCCGGAGAACTCTTGTAAAATGATTTCCCCAAAGGAGATCGTGTGCTTCATCATATAACGAATCGTATTCTTGCATAAATGATACCCTCACTCACAATCCTACCCGAAATATTAGGTGTTCTCATGGAAACTTCATACCTTTACATCATAAGTAATGGCACTGACCTTAAAATCGGTGTTAGCAAAAACCCTGCCAAGCGACTGAAACAGTTACAAACTGGTTCTTCTGAATCATTGGAACTGATAGAAATCTATTCATTACCTTCTGAGAAGGTTTACAAATTAGAGAAAGAGTGCCATCAGAGACTTGTTTCATCGTACGTCAAAAGAGGGGAATGGTTTAAGTCCCCACTCTTTTGGGACGTTAGATGCATGGTAGAATCAATTGTCGAAGAAGACCTTCTCTCGTAAAATCAGTAACCACATTCGTACTGTCTGTACTCGATATCCGTACCTTCCTCTGTCCTATCGATGATCAACTCATAATCTGTGCCATAAGCATGTTCCGCATAGAATTGATTTCGAATAGCGTAAAGGACTCTTTTTTTCGGACAATCTCCAAGAGCAGCGATATCCTCACGACTCATGCCGCCGTAGTGCATTTCTTTTTCGTTCCAACGAGACGGGGTCGCTTTTATTAAAAAGATTTCTTCGCAAATACTTTCGTACTTTTCATGAAAATGAACTGCCCAATCGAAACCGTAAACATCGTCACGAAAAAGAACTTTTAGATCTTCTGAGTGATAGCAAGGATCACCATCATTGAAGCTTGGAGTCCAACCTCTCAGCCTGATGGCCAAAAGGTCAGGACAATGCTTAAAACATGTTTCAATGAAATCCTTAAATGTATCTTCACCGTACCTTTTCTGAGACATAATCTCTTTATGGTACTCTTGAAATGTTCTTGTCTTCATTATCTCCCCCTGCATAAGGCATCAACCGTCTTCACCATTGTGATCAAGAACATCATAGCTCCGTTACTGTCGCTAAGTTAGTTGGCTGATATTGTAAGGTGCAACTCGCAGCATTAATGAAAAGTGTTCCGTTGTGCTCAAGCTGCCCATAAGCCTCGTGGATATGTCCGAAAACATGAAGCTTTGGCTTAACTTCCATGACTCTTCCTAAAAGGAACTTGCACCCAACATTCGGATCTTCTCCAGCATGCATGACTCTCGCCACTCTATCAAGGACCTTGTATGGTGGCCCATGTGTAAGTAATACATCAGTATCATCAGGGATTTTAGCCCAAGTTGATATAGCCTGAGCATGATCATTCTTATTGAAGTTGAAGGCCCAATTGTGAAACCAAGGCTGCCAAGGGCTGCCATAGATTTTGAGACCTTCTATTTCAACGGAGCTATCAAGCAAGTAATGAACATCGTAGTCTGCTACGAATTCCGCAACAAACTCTCGTTCTTTTTGGCAAATGTAATCGTGATTGCCAGATATAAATACTTTGTGCTTTGCAGGCTGTTTGTCCAGCCACTTGACAAAGTTTTGAAACTCGTGCTTATAGCCTCTGGACGAAAAGTCTCCGGTATGCAAAAGCAGATCGCACTCTGGTATCTCAATTTGTTCATGTTTGTTGTGCGTATCTGATATGCATACTACTTTCATCTTTAACTCCTTTGTGCCTGCTCCGCTTTTCGGCGCATTTCGGCTCTCTCGTCATCACTGAGATAACTATTCAATTCCTCGTCCGCCTGCTGGCTTCTTTTCTTTTCAATCTCAAGATCCAATAGCTCAACTTTTCTTGCATTCATCTGGATCTTATGAATATAGCCTGGAAGGAATTTAATCCCTGCGGCGATAAGCCCAATCATAACCAAAATTAAAATTACAGCGTAAATAGACATAGGGTCCTCAAATGTGCGGAGGCCGTTTGCAGATTAGTATGAGGCAACATATCGCTATGATTAACCATATATACCAAGCCATAAACGGCCTCCATTTTTTAATCGTCAAAGAAAAGCAGTAGGCAAATAGCTATAGTTGCCAAGATTATAAATGCTTCCATTTTACTCTACTGAGATAAGGAGGCCGCTACCGTTACCGGATACAACCTTGGAGTTGACACCGTCCCACTTCTTAACCATCTCGTACCGAATCACCTTCTCGGTAAGCGAACGATCAAGCAGCTTGTTAGCCTCTGCCTGTGCCCGTGCCAATGCAAGGGTTGACTCAGCTTCAGCAACTGCTCTAACCACAGTCTTCGCTGCCTCTGCCTCTTCGATTGCTACCTGATTCATCGCAGTCTTTGCCTGCTGCTCAGCAATCTGTTTATCCTCAACCGCTTTCTGGAATTCTTCCGCGAAATTGAAGTTAGTCAGAGACACTTCCGTTACTGTGATATCGAGTTCCGCAAGCTCCGCAACAAGTTCCTCTTTGATAGCAACAGTCACTGCTTCTCTGTCACCAATAAGCTGTTCCGCAGCGTACTGTGCAGTGTACTTCTTGACAGTATCCTGAACCTTGGGTCGGATAAGGACAGCCTCAACGTCATCAATCATACCAACGGACTGATAGAGTCCGGGAGCATCTGCGATTGCTACTTTATAATTAACAGTAACTTGTGTGTTTGCAAGCTGCATATCCTTCGACATAGCACTTGCTGGCGCATTATAAACCTGAATCTTCACAGGATAATTGACTACCGTATCAGTGAATACATTGATCTGATGAAAGCCTTCTGGAAGTGGAATTTCCTGCACACCATCCCAATCAACTACAACGCCGGCATTACCTGGCTCTACAGTGGCGCAACCAATGACGCTGGTAAGCGCCGCGAACAAAACAAAATTTCTAAAATTCATCTAAAACAACTCCTTGTTGTGTGTTACCAACTAGTATCTTCATTAAATGTGACCTTGTCGTTAGAATAGCCACTCTCTCTATCTTCTGAATCCATATCGTCAAGAATTCCATTGTCAAGAAGCACCTGAAGGTGATCCTCGTCTCTCGCATACACCGTATAAAGTGCATACGTCGTGTGTTCCGGTTCGCTGACCGAGAATCTCTTATATTCTTTCGGGATGATATCATCACCCCATTTCGGTTTGATTTCGTCTGGCATGTTTAGCCACGGCTTAATCGCATCTTTGTGAGGATTGTCCTCTGCTCTAAGAGTAACGGTGAACGTTGAGTGACCATCCGTGAACGTAACGTTCGCTGTGTACGTTTCGTCAGGATGAAATTTCCAATCCAAGTGTTTTGCGGATAACTTATGACCTGCACCATATCTGTTATATCCAGACTTGAACCTGAACCTTGGATGGGTACCTTCAAAAAGGTGACGCTTATCTTCCTCAGTCAAGGTAAGAACTTTGTTGAAAGAATCGTAGTATTCGTTGATTACAACTCGCTTTGCAGCATACTTTTTCTTTCGAATACGCGCTTCCTCTTTCCAGCGACGATCCTGTTCTGCCTTGTGCTCTGCTTTTTGCTCAATGGTCATGCCGTCATAGTATGCACGGATCTCTTCCGCAGACATGCCCGAAAAGTCATCCCCAATCAAAATTTTGAAATCACTCAACTAATTCACCGTTCCTCAAACCAAGGTTTCCGTCATAGCTCATACTAACTTGGTCGCATTTTTATAAAGATCAATGAGCTTACGGCTCGCGCTATGATATACGTTACACTTCAAGAAAGTTATAACTAACCTTCTCAAGTATAATCTTTTCCGCTTTTGGGACAAATTGAACAACTTTCCCGTAGCTGTGTATTATTTTAACTTTGTAGTATTCTTCATTATTGGCGGCAAAATCTTGAAGCATTGAGTTGGCAAGCTTCTCATAAGATTCGTCACAGACCAAAAACAAATCCGTTTCTATATTCGGGCTATCTCCGCCTTCAATCCAATATGAAACTGCGATTGCGAACTCTCCGTCCGAATCTTCAACCTTTTTAAAGGATTCAAGTTGTCTTGCACCGCCAAGTTCATCAAGGGGGAAATGGGCTGCAAAACCCTGAAGAAGGGGAGATAAGTAAGGGATTAGGTATTTGTATTCGGAATTTAATTCTTTGGCCATTCAGCTTCCTCTAATTTATATTCAGAACTCATGAAGAGCAGATCTATCATCACAAACTCTTCAAATTCCTCGATGTATTTTTGAGAGAATTTTCCTACCATCTTCTCGGTTATGTCGAAAACACTCCAATGAGTGATGATAGGCTCCCCTTTTAAATTAACCCATGAACCATCAGGTTTTTTAATTTGAAGATTATGCTCATAGTTATAAAGAGAAAACAGAGACGATTCATAATCAATAACAAAATAAAAGTGTGTGCGTTTTATGTTTACAATCATCAGATATTGAGTTGTTTCGATGTCGAAAAACTTAGACTCTGATATCTTTGATATAACTTCCGTTACATTCATAACATTTCCTTGGCGGGCAACGGGGGATTTGAACCCCAAATTCCGGATAGACAGTCCAGCGTGTTAGCCAATTACACCACGCCACCCTTATTTCAAACCTAACTATTCAAGACTCACAAAAATTGCATTTATGATCGTGATACCTCATTTGTGCTCTCAACGTCCTACCAAAGATATCATTCAGATCAATCATTGTTTTATTGTAAAACTCAGAGCAGGTATATTTTTCAACAGCACCATGATCATAAGCGTTTTTTCTATAATCCCTGTATTGCATTGTCGCCCCAATAGGAACTGCATCATCAGCTATTCTCTTCCCGCGTCCATCGTCGGCATCAACCCAGGAACCCTTTGGCCACTTAAACTTTATCCGAAATTCTTTATCCTCAATAGCAACCACAAAAAAATGACTTAAACCGTTCTTCATAATAAAATGAGCGTGCTTAATTATGAGTGATTCAAACTGTTTGTCAAGACAAGCAGATTCTTCTGCGTTCAATCGAAAATGATCATGGTTAACTTTGTACATTACATCCACTCCACTTTGTCGGGATACGGCAACATCCACTCCACTTTGTCGGGATACGGCAACTCTCTGAGATCCAAATCACCTTCGTCTACGTCATAAAACTCACACTCTGTAACGCTATTAACATGAATATAGCAGACGCCATCTTCAATTGATTCAGGCCAATGATAAATGATCCAAACTTTCAATTCGTAATCGTCAGGCTTTCTTTCGAAAGCTGAGTAGTAATTGTCACCAGATTCTGATTTGAAGTGAACAACAAACATTAAATTCCTTTTTAAATGGTGGAGAGTTTAGGATTCGAACCTAAAGTCGGACGCGCGATCCTTTGCCATGCGGGTAGGGTATAACCTTTCTATCTGGACTCGAACCAGTCCACCCACTCCCCAAAACTAATCTAACTGGCGGGAATAGCAGGTAATTCTCCTGCGCAGATATCATGAATACTGCTTTGAAAGCGGCCGTTGTACCTTGGCCTATATATTCCCAAAACTGGCGGGGGCAGTGAGCAATCCTCTCACCCGTCCCACTGATCGTGTGGGCCGCCCGGAATCGGTCTGAAACAGACCTGATACCCCCATAATTTTAAAATAGAAAATCGTTTTCAAAAGAAGAAGAGGGAGGCTCGTTGCGCCTTTCAATCTCTTTTTCAAATTCAGATTCTGTCATTTCCAGATACCGTTTCGTTGAATAGCCCAATAGCATTGCACCATATTGTTCCAAAGTTAATCCGTTATGTGACGTGATATAGTGTCGGCCATCACTTCCTATACGAATTACAAAAGAAACTTCTGTATCTGGAAACTTATAAATTCTTTCTTCTGGATCCGTTTCGCAATCAAATCGGTAAAGGTTCTCATTCCAAAGGCCATAAGCTAAGCTTACATCTGGTCTGCAATTGGCGAGAAATCCTGTATCAAGACCGCCCAACCGATTATGCTTTTTCAAAGCTTTATCCAATATTTCCACATTTGGATAAATCCAAATGTATCCTCCAGTTTCGAATGTTTTAACCATTAGGTCTCCGTAAAATTACAGTCATATTATGGCAGGATATACGAGACTCGAACTCGCGATCTCTGGCGTGACAAGCCAGTGTTTTAACCAACTAAACTAATACCCTAAATTTTCATGCTGCGTATGAGTGTACCAAATTTCTTGGCCGACCATTCAAAGCTTCCTTAAGTTCATCTGACAATTCTTCATAAGCAGAGTCTACTTCACTCATAAGCTCTGCACTTGGAGGTTCTGGCGCATCATTAAATCCATTAGAATTTGATGCGTATCCTATTCCAAACCAAAAGATATCTTCGTGCGACGTATAGGTTGATACGAAACCAACCTCCCCGTTCATAACGAAATCGGAAACCATATCTCTATGTCTCCAGGGCAACTCACACCCATATATAAAATCCGTTACAGAATCACTCACTCTCACTCCTTATGTCTTTACCAATGATTATAATGCTTATAAAAAGTTGTCGGCCTTCCATTGTCATCGAAAAGCCTCATACCTTCCTCCATATCTCCACAACCGTGACAGGTAATCGAAGAATCTTCGTTTTTAACAAAGTCGGGTGTCAGTCCGCTTTCAGAACGATAATCTCCAGCGCTTCCTGCATTTGCGCACTCTCTGTCGAATGGGCAATCGTTTTTGCAAATGCCCGGCCACTTCTCATCTGTCTCAAGTTTAACCGGGAATCCTATGTCAGAATTGTCATTCAGAGCAGGCTTCTCAATCATTTGGTCAAGCTGCCTCAAAGCTGCTTCAAGACCATTAATCTCATACTCTCTGAAGGTAGCCATGATCGCCATCGAATAGAATCTGATTTTGATATCCTGATCTTCAGTATAACATAACGAAATGAGAAGTTCGTTTATCTTATTACGAATTACTGCACCATCATTATCTACATCAATCGGAAACAGGTCTTTAATGGAACTCATTTTCTAATCCTTCTTATAATCTTTCTTAATGGTGCCCAGGAAAGGGATCGAACCTTCACTCCGTTTCAGGAACCAGATCCTTAATCTGGCGCGTCTACCAATTCCGCCACCTGGGCATAGGCGTTAGCCTATTTGCTCTCTACAACTGCAAACCAAGAATCCTGACAGAGAACCTTATTTTGCCTCAGTATATTCTTTTCGTTCTGCTTGAAGTAGCCGCTCGGTATACCAGATACGGAGATTTTGGAGTCCTCTGTGTGGCAGGTAATCGTAACGACTGGCGCCAACTTGACGACTTCTGACGAGATAGTCTCGCAGTTCTCTCTGTCATCAAGGTAGTCTTCCGCGAACAAACGATCGCAAACAGGCTCAAATACAATTTCTGGCTCAGCGTTAGCGATAGAACCAAAGACCAAAGCGAACAAAATCATAGCATTCATTTTACAACTTCCTCATTCATTAACATTAATTGAACTCATCTTAACACTTCTTAAGGTGCCTAAGAAAGGATTTGAACCTTCACCCGGATTGCCGGACAACGTACTCAGCGCTGCGTGTCTACCGTTCCACCACTTAGACTTATATCATTGTCTTCCAAAGCTTGACGCCAAGTAGACTCATCATAGTACAGAACTCTATAAGCTGCGTACTCTGCCTTCCGGCCCCAATCAGCTTCCAATTTCTCACGAGCAATTCTGTGAGCGGACTGGAGAACTTTTGAAAGGGTTCCTTCTGGTAGATTGCGAACCTGTTCTGTATATGACATGATGGTAGCTCCGGTGGGATTCGAACCCACAATCCATAAAGGCACTGACTTCTAAGGCCAGCATGTATACCAGTTCCATCACGGAGCCGCGTGTTTTGTTTGACGCGACTCCGTTATTCTCTATTTATGAGATAAACGTAGCCGCGCACCTAAGATCGTCACTTAGGTCGTCGTCGCTATCGAGCGTATCGAGTAGTGCGTTCAGCATGTTTTATCTCCCTTGTAGAACTATTCTACTTTGTTTCTAAAATTTTCGCAACTCTTTTAGGACCAAATCCTAATGCGTCACGTTCTTTCTTTTTCTTTCTCTATAAGCGACAGAATCAACATGTCCTTCGCTCGTCATGTAACCCCACTTATGTAGCCTCGGGCCAGTGATTACGAACGAGGTCGTCGGTTTGATGACCGTAATCTTGTGGTACTCTTTCGGCTTCATGATTGTCCATGAGCCTTGGGTCATAAGATCGCCGCGTCCGCCCCTCTGCTCTATATAACCTCCTGTGAGAATTTTAGAAAAGAAAATCCAAGGATGCGAATGCTGATGGATGTCTTCGTCGCTACGATAAATCTTGTGGATGTATATAGCGAACAACCAAACATTCAGGATGCGCCATCTTTCAAAATGCAGCATACCTTTTCTTGATCTAATCTCCTTCACAAGGAAGAACTTTCGAAGCAGTTTCGTTTTCCAACTCATTGCAACCTCATTAGTGATGTTGTTCACTCAGACTCGTCTTTTCCTAAAATTTTATTCAGTATCCAAAACCCAATAGAAGTCCACACATCAAAAAGTAGGTCGCAGATGATAAGCAGAGCCACCGCAAACATGATGAAAATAAATATATCCATTAGACTGACCTTAATCTAATTTTCGATGGTTCGCCAAGAACACCTTTTTTAATGTCTCTTAGGTGATACCCCGCCATTACTTAAGCTCCATCAATATTTCTTGTTTCCTTAGTTCAATGGAGAGAAGCTTTATCGCGAGGTCGTAATGATTCTTTTTCGGAATCCTATTTGTAGAAGTACCTTCAAACAGATTCAGAAGGGCGACCATTCTCAAAGCCATATCTTCTTCCAGAAACTCCGCAACGTTTGACGCTACGCCATCCTCGTCTTCAGTCCATATTTCCCAATTGTTATCAGTCTGACAATGGGCTCGAAACTTTTGCGACATCTTCCTTCTCCAATATTACATCCGAATCATCAAGAAGAGTAAGGAGATTGTCTCCACATATAGACAACATTTCGACAACAGCTTCCAGCCATTCCGGATTGACAAGAGTAACTCGTTTTCCAGACATAACAACTGAGTCTCTGTTTTCAATTGCCTGTGCCATGTTTGATACGGTGTTAAGGTCTCTAATGATTTTTGCAAGTTCAGATTTTTTCATATGGTAGCTCCGAAGGGACTCGAACCCTTAAGGTCTAATGACCGGGGGATTTTAAGTCCCCTGCGTATACCAATTCCGCCACAAAGCCATAAGGATTTTATGGTCGGTCCTACAGGGCTCGAACCTGTGACCCCTTGCGTGTAAAGCAAGCGCTCTCCCAACTGAGCTAAGGACCGGTGTTTAACTTATACTCTGTAGCATAAGCTAACTCAAATCATTTATTCGGCACGTCGATGATTGTGAACATGTCATCAGAGCAGAGAACTACTCCTCCATCTTCCGCAACAGACTCCTGAACCGAAAGGTAAAGCGCTGTTGGCATTGCAACGTTTACAAGCACGACATCTGAACCATACTCGCAAACGCCATAGAAAATATCAGCCATGTCAATATCCTGATAAATGACCACATTTTCACACTCAGAAACTTCAGACAGTACGTGACCAATCATCAGTTCAGGACCGCAAACCTCAGGGATAACAGGGGCAGATTCGACACTGACCCTCTTATTGCCGCAACCAATCGCCAAACATGCCAATAGCATTAAACCAAATCTCATACTTCCATCCTCCCCATATAAATATAAAGTATTCCTGAAATAGCCAGAAATAGTGAAATCAACAAATACGACCATGGCGCAGTAATCATGATCAACTTACAAAGATGGACACACATAGTTACAATGAATCCAACAAAAAGGAGAATGAGGAAAGAAAAGACAAGGGAGGCCCAAAGCCTTCTCAATTTGTCAAATTTATCTTCCATATTCTCTCCTGTTCTCAAAAAGAAAGGGGCTCATGACGAGGATCTCTACCGCCTCTTCTGGCAACTCTTCAAACACCTCATCAATAGAAGCGGAAGAAACTGCCCTAACCCTACCCTTCACCCCTAATATCGTTTTTGAGAAAGTACATTCCCATGTGCCCGTACGCCTGCTTACGTGGATGTTAATTGTTGTCCCGAAGATCCTGTAAGCAGAAACACCTTTTTCATTGCGCTCATTGTCAGAGTTCCAAAGGGCATATGCTTTATCTACGAAGTCTTCAAATCCTTCCAAATGAAGGCCACTCATATGGCACGCACCTGGGGTATCGAACCCCACCCACGGAGATTTGGAATCTCTGTCGCCTTGCCTTGGAACATGGGCACGTACATTATGAGTTTACTCCGGCACGACAAGCGCCGAGCATATGTTGCCTGAGAAGGATGGAGCCTTCTCTACTTTCCCCTCTACCTTCTCAAGAACTTCTGCAAGCTTATCGATGACAAGGTCTCTGTGAGCGTTTGCACGACCCTTCACCCTGACGGTAAACTTGACGTGGTTACCCTTGGAGAGGAATTTGTTCGCAGCCTTAACTCTGACCTGAATATCAGCATCACCAGTGTTAGGTCCGAACTTCACTTCCTTCACAACAACCCTTGATCCCTTAGCCTTCTTGCCCTTCTTTAGAAGATAAAGCATCTTGCCATAATCGACAATCTTACACACGGGAACTTCCTGATCTGCGCTGACCTGCAACAGGTCAAGACCTGCCTCCTGTGCTTTACTTATGGCATCTCTTGTCTGAAAAATGCCAACCTTGGAACCGTCTCCTCCAATGAGAAGAACTCTTCTTGCTATGATATCAGAATTTACTCTTGTTTTCAAGAGGGTTTCTCCTTAGTGATTGTTTGGAATTCGAGGACATATTTTGTGCCGCCCTCAACTGCACTTACGTTGTACTTTGGCCCCATCGTGTAACCCGATGTTGCCTGTCGGATGATGACATCCCCAGAGTCAACCATTACTTCTTCGCCATCAAACCTTACCGTACTAAGCTCAAAGTCACCAAAGTGAATTGCAACGACCTTCCCCTTAATATCTCTTGGATCAAAATGCGGCTTGCCTTCGTCTCCTTCGGCATACTTCTTAATCACGATTTGATTAAAAAGATTGTCTTCGCTTAGCTCTCCAAGAGCCGATAGCTTTCCGAGGATCGCAGGAGCAAGACTGTGCAGAATTTTCGGAACATCTTCTTTGCTCATATCGCCAAGGTAGAATACCTTTTCTTTGTAATATCCGAGCCAAGTTGAACACGGCGTATAGTTCAGAGTTTCTGCAAACTCTATGAGTTTACTAATGCCGCCCGAGTTCATCGCACCTTTCTTTACTTTGTATTTCACTACTTAGACTCCAATGCGGTTACAAATGAGACTCTGTTGATATCTTCATTCGAAAAGTAAATATCCGGCCTTGAAACGAGAACTTTGATTATGTCAAAATCTTGGACAACCTCAAAGATGTGTTTAGTGGTGATAAGTGCCCCTTCTCTATCAGCCCAATTACAGACGACACCTGAAACAACGACTTTCCCGTTGGTTCTTGTCGGCCGAATCCCTGACATAAAATAGAAGTAGTCCGTATTCTTAAGAGACCACACTCTAATTACATCTTTGTCAATAAGAACTTCGTAGTACCTCTCGATTTCCTCAACAAGTCCATCTTCGACAAATAGCTTTATCTCTTCTGGAAGAGGAAATATCTCAAGAGTGAATTCCATTTCTGCCTTTGTGCTCATCCTGCACGTTGCTTTATATGGTGGCTAGGATCGGGATCGAACCGACGACACATGGATTTTCAATCCACTGCTCTACCTGCTGAGCTACCCAGCCTCGCAACAATCTTTTATAACACCTTGTGGGTTTTCTATAAAAGTTTACTGTAAGTGGTGGTACCTCTCGGGATCGAACCGAAATATCCCGTTCTTCAGACGGGCGCATAGACCAACTTTGCTAAGGTACCTCATTTTTGTGTGAGGCACCCGAATATTTTAGTTCAGATATGCCACACGTCACCGTCTCTACCGACAAACATAAATCGGGAGACAGTAATAAATCGAAAATTTGTAATTTCTCTACATGCGAACATCGCAAACTCCTTGCGTAATCATCTTACGCATATCAAAAAAATAAATCAACCGGAGACTAAGGCAAAATTGAAAGTGTGCTATAACGCCAAAGAGGCTACTAAGCGTCATCATTCACTGCAAGTTTCTCAACTCTCTACAGCTACTACAGAGGCTCGCCCGAAACGCCGTGAGTCTCCACGGTTCTTACAATCTCACAGTTGCTATACCTCCCGAGAACTTTGAGCCTGACAGCTTCTCATTCTCTTTCGCAGAACTTACTCTTGATAGCATTCGTTCTGTTGCCATAATTCCCAGGAGTCTGGACCTCACTCTTTAAAAGATGGCTGCCTTTAAGCCAACTTCCTTTCAATTAATTGCCTTGTCTGTGGTACTCCGTAGGGGAATCGAACCCCCCGATCTATAGGAGGCAGGCCCCTTAAGAACGCTTCCAAATAAGTAGCTGCCTACCTGTCAGCAACTATCCCATTGAAGAAACGGCGTAAATTTGAAATCTTATTATGGTACTCTAGACCAGATTCGAACTGGCAATCACACGGCTTGAAAGGCCGGTATCCTAACCATTAGACCACTAGAGCATAGGTTATCCGTAGATATATACTACGTTATTCGAAAAAAATAATTCACCTCTCCTGTCGGTAAACCATTTTTGTCTACATTAATTCCAAACTGTACTTGAGAGATATCCAAAAGGCGTTCTCACCTCGGGACTAGAGTGAGTTATGCTGGTAGGGAATGTGGGGCTCGAACCCACACTGTCGCAGGTCTAGAATCTGCCGCTCTGGCCAATTGAGCTAATTCCCCGAGTCAATTATTACAGTAGTTACTTATGACATAGCCAAAGCTGAAAGTATTACCACCATAATTGTGAGGAAAACTACAACTCCTCTTGCTATAATCTCTCCCTCATCTTTTGTAAAATTTTCCCCACAGGAGCAAGGCGCTCCTATGAGAGTTCCGCAACCATGTTCGTGTCCATTCATGACACGAACTCGGCAACTTCGTACAAGAAGACATCACCAGCTTGCAGTGCTCGGTTAACCGAGGTGCTCTGCACGAATACATCGTACTCGCTGAGAAACTTCTGAGTCTCTACCTTCTTAGGATAAAGTTTAAAATCCTTCCCAAACGGGAGTCCAAGCATCTTTCTCGCTGTATCTCCAGACCAAAGCTCGCCCGTCTCTCTATTGACAAGAACGACTCTTTTGTATCCCTGGATCTTCACAGCCTTAGAACCTAATTGGTAGTAACCTGCACCCTTTTTGAAAAGAGTCGCACCAACATTGTCCCTAACGAAGTCCCTAATCGGAGACTTTGTTTCGACTGAAAGCATCTGGAATCTACCCGGAGCTACTGGCTCCAAGCTTACATCAGGGTAAGCTGCAAGGTCTGAAGCAGACACAGTTGTCGCGACTGTTACCGTTCTGGTCGTAGTCCTTGTTCTCGTTCTACCTCTTCCACCGCCACCGATAGAAACCTTGTTGACCTCAGGTCGAGAACCTGTCATGTCTTCAAAGATATCAGCCATGTTCTGAGTCATCTGTCTGTCGTTCGTTACCTCGTTGACAAACTGAGTCATGAACTCGTCCTGACCAGACTGATTATACATGATGGCTCTCAACATGTAAGAAAGCTCATCAAACTGATCAAGCTTCAGGTACTTTCCGCCAGTGATACTTGCTAGATCCTTCCAGAAGTATGCGCTGCCTCTACGAGCGGAAGCCAACGCATGGACTCCGAAAATCTTAACTCCAAGATCCTGATGCAGAACCTTTGCTTCATTCTGCCAATCAAGAGACTTAGGGTTAACGATGTGTCCACCCTCTCTGGTTCCCCAGATACTTTTATTATGAGGTACAGCATCGCCAATCATGACAAATGCACGCTCACTTCCTGCCCTCCAAGTAAGAGCACGAGCCTGCCACAAAACATGCTCATAAGCCTCTGCGAAGCTTCCACCACCTGTGCTACCAACTGTTTCGATAAACTCAAGAATAGAACGCTTATTCTCTGTAAGGTCAAGAACCTTGCTCAAGTAAGAACTTGAGGTGTCACAATAGTCACCGTGAGCAATTACTCCGATACGGATATCAGGGTTCTGCGAAAACAGAAGCTCGACAAGTCCTGCGGCCTTACGTCTCACCTGCAACAGACAACTATACATGCTGCCCGTGGTGTCAAATGAAATCAAAAAATCTACTGGCTTACTCATTAAATTACCTCTTTCTATAGGTATATTATACCGGATCTAAGCGTCAAAAACACTATGATACTGAATCGAAAACTACTCTTCTGGAGTATAATAAATAACTGTTTCGTCAGTGAATTCTTTGATCTTTCCACTTGGTCTGCTGTGCTTAGAAGAGGAAAATATCCCGATCCCGTGAATCAAATCATCGGCGAGCATCCATTTCTCTCCATCATCTGTGAAGAAAATTTTTCCGACTTCTTTATCCATGTCTGAAAAGACAATTTCAAGTTCATCCGAGAATCCTTCTGGATGGCACTCGTAGGCTTCAGATAGAAACCCTTGTATTTCCACATTTGACAAGGCATGGGGACAAGTTAAAATCCAACCTCCCTCTTTTGAGTCCCAATCGACATCAAAGCAAATCTCAAACAGAGAAAACCTTCCTCCTGCATATGACGGTCCAACATCTGTAGATCTGATAGTTCTGTCCATCATATGATTAACCAAAGCAGGATGCAGCAAAGGTAGTTTTTTCATTATTTCTCCAGAGATTTACTTTTTTGCTTCTGTCTGTAATCAGCAATTGCAGCCCTCACTGCTTCCTCTGCTAACACTGAGCAATGAATCTTTATTGGCGGAAGACTTAGCTCTTCCACAATTTGACTGTTTTTAATCTCCGCCGCCTCTTCAATAGTCATTCCCTTTACAAGGGTCGTCACTAACGAACTTGAGGCAATCGCGGAACCACAACCAAACGTCTTAAATTTAGCGTCTTCAATGATACCATCATCATTGATTTTTAATTGTAACTTCATAACATCACCACAAGATGGTGCGCCGACTATCCCTGTTCCAACCTGAACATCGCCTTTGTCCATTGAGCCAACGTTCTGCGGATTTTCAATATGTTCCATTACTTTGTCGCTGTAAAGCATCTTTATCCTTTTATATTTTGGTACTCTATAGGAGAATTGAACTCCTATTTTCAGGTTGAGAACCTGATGTCCTGACCGTTAGACGAATAGAGCAGGTGCGGTGCGTCCTGTTTTCACAGACAGTATTGCGAGCTTTCTAGAATGCTGCAAGCGCCCCGTTATTTCAAAAGGAGAAGAATAGGAGTGTCAGAAGCATACACGAGATATGAATGAACTGATCGAACCCAATTATTCCCCAGAATAGTTTCATCTTTTCATTCTTGTAGGCATAGCTACTCAGGCGTGAAGTGATGAAGTCAGTGAAGAAGTGTAGCACACCATTTATTACCGCATAAAGTGCTGCATTCGCAAGCCCAAATGGTAAAATTAATCCAACAAACATTACAGTGGTGTACTCAATGATATGAACTGTTAGCGCTTTTAGGCTTGAAGATTTGTTCTCTGCCATCCAACGAGTCTGCAAAATGAAATCTGCAATCGTGTGACAAAAGAAAATCCAAATCAGAAATAGAATTGCGAACAGTGCTTCCAATGTTTACTCCACTTTAATATGTTTTTATCTCAGCTATGAACTTCGTTTTACCACACCGCTGGCACAAGATATGTTTTCAGGTCGATGTTTTCGTAACCAATCCTATCAAGGAAGGCTATAAGTTCTGCCTCTTCTGCATCTGAAACGGACCTAATTACTTCTGCGCCATCGGAACGTTCAATATCCATATTGGCAAGTATTATACCGAAGTATACATCTCCTCCGCAAGGCCCATTGGTTTCTATGATAAAATTATCCTCTTCATGAAGCCAATCATTTTTCTTCTTGTCTTCCTCTGTAGCGTAAGCCTCAGTGAGAGATAGGTTTATCTTTCGAGAAACCTTAATACCAGTATTCTTACCTCCGCACTTTGCACAGTAAGGGCCCTTTACAGACGTTGTCCTTACTCGTGGCGGATGATTTGGACAAGCATTAATTGTTATAAATTTGGTAACTACACGTTGCTGTACCATCTCTTTTGTTTCAGGTACTCCGTACACAACATATGCAGAATAATCAAGTCCCATAGTCACCTCTATGTTCTTATGGTACCCCATCAGGGATTCGAACCCCGGATCATCGGCTTAAAAGGCCGCAGCATTGGACCGCTATGCTAATAGGGCATGTGAACTGTATATTACGCAGACTCCAAAGTAGACTTAGAATCTTTCGTATCTTTCTCGCCAAAAACTGCATCGCCAATGCTCTTGGTAACACGCTCGTCGGCTGCGATTGCTTTGTCAAGAATGCCAAAGAGTCGTTCATCTACAGATGCAAGATCGGGACCCGCAGTCATGAAGAATTCTCCAACCTTATCAATGCCCTTCTCAAAAATGCTCATAATCATGTTCATAGCTCCAATTAGTTTATTTGTCCAAGACTTCTCAACTGTTACTTCGTTACTCATAGATATTCTCCCTAATGTATTTGAAGTCGTATAGACCCTTTACATTAATGTAGAAACCTTGACCGTCAGGAATATTTCTAGCATTACTGACGGTGACCCATTTGCCACCTTCTGGACCAATGACTTCCCATTTTGACTCTTCGAGGAACTCCCATGCCTCTCCGCCGAAACTATCATTTGTTCCGCGACATAGCTGGAACCATAGTTCTTCCGTGCAGAGATCCTTAAATGTTTTCGCGGTGAATCTGCTGCCACAGATAGGACAGACATTCATTTCCAGATTCGGATGATATTTCCTGCAACACTCTTTTGTATCAGAAGTCAACAGGCTTCTTCCGTCTTCGCCGATTCCATATTTGGATGCAGTAATCTTCTGGAAAAGATTATTGAGATCCCTTATACCATCAAGCGGATCCACGAATCCATCAGGATGTTTCATCATTAGCAGGGAGAAGCTTCCTGACTCAGCGTAGCCAAAATCAAAAGCGTAGTTTGTATATTTCATCAATCATTCCATTCTTCGACATCAGCATTCCATTTCTTCACGATAGTGCAGAAAACTGAAATCTCACTTACAGCACCACAAACTCTTGTCTGCCCGTTTATAAATTCAACCACAAATTCACATGGTCCGCCCCACTCTTTCTCGTCGAAAGATAAAGTGTCGCCAAAGTGAACTGGATTTCCCTCGCAGTCATTTAGACCAAGCGGCATACCTATAAGACTACCAGCCAATGTAAACCTCAATAGCTTCATCAATGTCATTCTCTTCGAGAAGCGTAATGAACATTTGCAGAATTTCTTTCTGCCACTCTTCCGAAGCTTCGTTTTTTGCGTCCCAAGGATTAAAATATCTTACGCATCCGTTGGAAACATCGTAGAAAATATCGCTTATGGCATAGTGCCAGAAATCTTGATAAGTAGTCTCAGCAGCTTCACCGTCAGGAGCCTTCTCGTACTCTTCATTAATCTGAATCCTAAGTTTCATTTCAGGAGAGTCACTCTCTAAATTGCCTTCGAGAACAGTGTGGTCATACCCATGCTTTTTTGCCCATGCAATGGTCGGATAATCTTCATCCGGGCTTCGCCTATGCTTTCCGGCATAGTCTCTGATATCTACGCCATGCTTTTTTTCGATCTGGCGCACCATATCACTGTAACTATAATAATGAGAAACTAATAGGGCCATTCACCACATCCTTACTTTAGAGCCGTATAAGGCATCAAATTTGAGAAGAAGCTCTTCGTCATAATCGAAATCAGAAGAAGGAGTAGTTTCAGCAGCCCTTTCATCATCAAGCTCAAGCATTCTGGTCTTCGCTCTCTCGTTCATTTCATTTGATTTTTCAATCAAAGCCTCAGCCTGCGCCCTAAGATCCTTTGCTTCGCAATCATAAAACAGCCAATCAGGATCCGCAGATAGTTTTAGCGGAAGATAGTTCTGCTCGTATTCAATATTGAGTCTGTGCTTCTCTCTATGCCTGAGCCGCTCCTGTTCGTACAGTGCATTGTGCTGCGCAATTCCAGCATCGTAAGGGAAGGCGAAGGAGTAGGCTTCTTTAATCTTTGAGAAATCTGCAACCCACATGGTCAAACTATATTGGAAGTTACCACCACCGCTCCCTGTGCCGGTATGAATACCTACCGCCGCTGACCTTAACCAGTCGGAGAAGTATGAATGCCCATTTTTAGTTTCCGATGCAAATGTTCCTACGATGCGACCACAGAAAGCTAGTCGTCTATTGTAGTCTCGCCTATCTTTACCAAGGTAGGTATCTGCTCTATCGAAATCAAGCGGCCTCGAATGGCTCACACTACAAGAGCTAATCTTTCCGAAGATTTTGCAAGTCAGAGTATAGCCTTGCTCTTCAGCTAAAGCCACCAATGCATCTGCAACTTCTTCAAACGAAGACACAGAGTTACGAAGCTCATGCCTTTTGTCTTCTTTAATTTTTCTCTCTTTGGTGATAGCTGCCGCTTCGGCAGCAGCTTTTGCGTGCCTTGCCGCACAGTTATTTGCACCTCTTGTGGTCCAAAATACTTTTTTGCAACTGTCACAAAGATAAGCCTGCTTGGCAGTGATCGACATCTAAGTCTCCGCTATTTAAAATGAACTGCTCATATATTTATGTTATCGTTTTATATGGTACGCCCGGTAGGATTCGAACCTACGTTGCAGCACTACCTGTACCAGATTAAGAGTCTGGGGCCATCAACCACTCGGCTCACGGGCGCATATAATCTATTACCGATCTCCAATTTGGAAATCTATTTGAACCAAAATGAACTTGTTCACCTTGAAATTCAGGCCACAAGAAATCATCAATAAGATAATCTCCTATAACCAATCCCTTATCAGGACAAAGGATCAGCTTCTTACACCAATCCAGACCAAGATGGTCCTCAACCCAAAGTCTCTTTTCTGTATAAGACATAGGGTTTTTGTAGGAAGGCTTAGTCAAAATCCAAACATCGAAATGTTTAGATAGTATTCCCATAGCTGCAAGAGCCGATGGCATAGGCTTCATACTTCTGAAGAAGTCAAAGCTTTGCTGAGGAAACTTGTTTCCTTCGTTACGGAGTTCTGTAAATTTTGCAACGTAATCACAAAGGACTCCGTCCATATCAACATAAACTCTTTTCAATTTATTCCTTCCAGAACAGCTTCGTGTCGCCATTCCCATTCGCTTTTAACCAATTTGTCAAGAAAAATCCAAGATGTTTTATACGTTTTGATTTTTCTTCCGACAGCTTTTTGCCATTTGAATATCGAGCCACATGAGCGGCAGATGAGAGTTTGCCCCAACATCTCTTCCTCTGTATCAAAATCACTTTCTTCAATCCAGGCACTCCATTTGCTTTTAAAGCCGTCGTCGCAATCCAAACACCTTGCAGCCTTAACCCAAGGTCCAAAAATCTCTTTCATAATGACAAAACCTTTTGATACTTTGTGGCGGGTACTTTGGGATTTGAACCCAAACTAATTGGTTAACAGCCAATCGTGCTTGCCGTTGACACTAAGCACCCATGTCCAAAACAACCCTCAAGTGGGACCTGCGACGACTTCAACAGGATTACGTCTAAGGACTATTGGCCAGCCCATTGCCCGAATTCAAATCAGGTATAACTCTAGGTCGTTCGATTGTGACCGTATCATAAACAGCCCTTTGGGAACTCTACTTGACCGCGTTATCTCGACCCCTACCCGCTGGGATCAAAGGTGTCCGACACTCTCGCAATATCTAAATCATGCTCGCATACGTTTTCACAATCTTCGTACCAATCTTTGATCATCTGATCACTCATATTGGATACCTGATCTTCTGTCAAACCGTACATCTTCGGCCGCAATCTAATTCCCTCAACAAGGGGAATCACTTTGATCGACGTTGCCGGATAGCATACTCCATTATTCTTATCTGATTCTTTAATAATTGGCTCTCCCTGCAAGGCTCATGTTCAGCCTCTTATTAAATTTGGCGCTACCGATAGGATTTGAACCTATGATGTGGTTTCCCAGGCAGGTTAACAGCCTGCTGCCTTCAACCGCTCGGCCACAGTAGCTCATCTATTATTAACCTCATATAATTACATGAGGTGAACTATGGAATTAGAAACTTTAAAGTTATTAGTTGATAATAATTATTCTACCAGAGAAATCGCAAAAGAGCTATCTTGCTCGCAAACAAATGTTCGTCATTGGCTTAAGAAATTTGGACTATCAACTTCTCCAAAAAATAAAGAAAAGTCAAAAGCTTTGGAATGCACATGGCATTTGTGTGACTTGCCATCTTCAGGAAAATTTTGCTCAAAAAAGTGTAAGAACAAGTACTATGTGCAAAAAAGAAGATGGCAGTGTAAGATTAAAGCCGTAGAATATAAAGGAGAAAAGTGCGAGTATTGTGGATATGACAAATGTATTGATGCATTTGATTTTCACCATTTAGAACCAAACGAGAAAGATTTCGGCATTGGCTCTGGGAATACTTATGCCTGGGATACCATTAAAGCTGAACTTGACAAATGCGTCATGCTGTGTGCAAACTGCCACAGAGAAGAACACTATAAGTTAAAACCAAAATGGAATTAACCAACTGAGCTAAGGGAGAATGTGTAGTCTTACTTTAATTATGTGTTATACTCTGCGGTGGAGTATAATTGATTTGCATGGTGGAGCCTGCGAGGATCGAACTCGCGACCTCGACATTGCAAATGTCGCGCTCTCCCAATTGAGCTAAGGCCCCATATAATTAAAGGAATTTATTATGTCTTACAAAGGTAGAACCATTAAGAAAAGTTGCTTAAATTGTTATACGCAATTTGATGCAGAAATTAAAGAATTAAACAGAGGAAACGCAAAATTTTGCAATCGCAAATGCTCTTTTGAATGGAGAAAGAAAAATCCGAAGATACAAAAGCCAAATTGTGTTTGTGCTATTTGTGATAAAGACTTTTACAGGTCTGCCTCTAAGATTGCTGCATCTAAAAGCGGATTTGTTTTTTGCTCAAGAAATTGCAAAGATATTGCACAAAGGATAGGAGGGATAAAAGAAATTCATCCGCCGCACTATACTGATAACCGAAAGGATTATCGCAAAACTGCAAAAGAGCATCTTGAACAGATATGCTCTCATTGCGGATACGATAAGCATCCTGAAGTTCTACAAGTTCATCATAAAGATCGCAATAGAGAGAATAACTCGATTGAGAACTTAGAGATTGTTTGTCCGACCTGTCACGAAGTTGATCACTTCCTATCAGGTGATGGACGATTCAGTGGTGGAACAGATCGGAATTGAACCGATGTCACGCGCGTAATCTTTCCTACAAGAGACTGTCCCGAAAGTATATTTGTGAGCGATTTGGGACAGGCTACTGCCCCTTCATCATCCCGCCCGTAGCCGTGGTCAGTGTTTATCGATGTATCGCTTCACAAATATGGTGGGCCGTGCTGGAGTCGAACCAACCGAGTCAATAATGACAGGAGATTTACAGTCTCCACCGCTGCCCCTACGGGATAACGACCCATTAAACGGTGCTTTTATCCTACGCATGACGAAGGTTAAAAGCAAAACCGTATCTATTTTTTCTATAACATCCTACGAGAAATTTAGAAAAATTCGCTTCTAAAACCGATTACCCGGCTTTTATCATGCTTGCGAATCCATGAGAACAAAACCTCGCTCTGCTAACTCTGCATCAAGCAAAGCCTTAGCTTCAACTTCGGCACCCTTTCTATTGAAGACTTTGCCGCCTGTAAAACGTTCGCCTCCAATAGTTAGAATCCATGTGGGTGCGCTGCTTTCGATTAAAGCAACCTCTACACCCATCGCGGTAAGCCTTCTATATGCGTGCATGACAGACTGACCTTCGCTTCTTAAACTTTCCCATGGCCTCACAACATTTGTCATTGCCTCAAGAAGCATAATAGCTCCTTCGGGATTTGCTCTAAGCTCTTCAGCCAGAGTCTCCAGAACACTTTCTTTCTCGCTCATTTTCTACCTCTAATCTTTTTAGAATTGGTTCGAACCTTTCAGACCAGCCTTCTCTGAACTCTGGTCCGTAAACGTCGGCAACGGCTTGCCTCAGTCTCCCTATGGTACGCTTTGCGTTCCATCCCTCACTAACGGCGGTAAAGTAAAACTCTAACCAATCTGGCATGTGCCCCGAGTCGTCCAGATAACTGATAACTGTATCTATTGGGATACCATATGTCGCCACCATAGCGAACCAGCCACCAATCATTGGTCTGCCGTCTTCGGTCTTTCCTGTTACGTATAGCTTTGAGTTTTTAGACATGGATCACTTAAATATAACGGGAGTTAGTTCTGCAAATTTAGAAAGAACACTTTCATCTTCCGACAAGACATCGATAGCGTATTCTTTAGAAACAGATTTGAGCCCGTGATTATTTTTGAAAGAAATACCATTTGGCCTATTAGTCACAAGCCAAGTTATATTTCCAGTTAGCTCGATCTTCATTAGAAGATAAGCAAAGCTACTAAATTTCCTATTCTTCGCCTTAATCTCGAAATCTGCATAGTACCAAATTGGCTCAATAGAGTAAATGGAATCTCTAACGAAGAACTGTGATTTGTCTATATCATCCATAAGATGTTCAAATTCTGTCTTCACGGAATAGCCTCCCTATCTGTATGATGAGATGTTCGCACATATTTTCAGGAAGATGATCAATGACCATTTCAAATGGAACTACCTTAATATGAAGACCCTTTTCGAAAAACTCAATTTTTTTGAAAACGTGCTTCATTGATTCGGAATCTGCCTTAAGCAGGCAAAATATAATGTTTGTCCCTTTTACCTCATAGTTGTGATACACAACATCGCTTCCAGTATAGGTGAGTTCTTTTTTCAAAGCATCCCTATGTTCTACTATGTCTATTTCAAAAAAACCGAACAGGTCTTCAAAGCCTATCCTTTCTTCTTGCCCCATTTCCGAAATCATTTCATTATAATTTTCAAGATCAGCGTATTCAAATAACAATTCTTCTCTCCATACTTTGCTGTATGGAGCACCCAACGAGACTTGAACTCATATTACTTCCTTACCAAGGAAGCGTTTTGGCCGATTAAACTATGGGTGCGTACAGCATTTCTTTACCAATTTTCAGATTCTTCATAATCAAATACTTCCTGGCAGAAGATGAGAAACGCAATATATTCTTCAGGGACAGTATCTAATACAACTTGGAAATCAACAGGTCCCTTTCTACCTTTGAAGTTATATCCGTTTTTTCGAAACCGCATAATGGGGGAGCAAATGTCTCCTCGGATCTTATAGTCAAAACCATAATTGGTTTCAACTATTTTGAACCTCTTATATCCCACTTTCTCATTAGGATTATACACCCTTTTGATGAATGGTAGTGATAAGAGTTCGTGATCTTCAATGCTCATTATTCCCTCATTTGCAATGGTAGCCCCAGCAAGATTCGAACTTGCAGTTTCTTGATTCGTAATCAAGTGCCTTATCCAATTAGACTATGGGGCCATATATCCTTTACTACTGGGTAGTAAAGGATAAAGCAAATTAAAGTTTCCAATCGTAGACGTAGCTACGCTTAACTCTGTCCGTCCTCCAGACAAATTTAGACCTGCGCGGATCTGAGTTCTCCCAATCATAAGTTCTTCTTCTGAACGAAGTAAAGACGCTGAACCCCTTAAGCTTATGAGTATTTTTAAGAAAATCTTCGATGAAGTATTTGACAGTCTCAATCCATTCGGGATGGTAATCAGGATTGGGAACCTTCCCGTCCATAAACCGGTAGGAACCCTGCTCCCAAGAATATCTTACGTTTGGATTTCTGACCCGACTTCGGTACCCAGACTTATCAATCCACTCTTTGCACTTGGAAACGCAAATAATATCATCAACGAAATTCTCAACGTCGTACATACCCATAAGCTGACGAGGTGCAATGGTCTTATCCTGAGAGTCAGTATGGTACCTTACCCTTACTTCGGGAGGACTAACCTTCACTATTTCGCCACCAATCCGCGCAGTCTTATAATGATTGTACTCTTCGATGCGAAGAACGCGACGCCAATAAGTCTTCTTATGACGCTTCTTAATTGCATCGTTAAGGTAACCGTGGAACTTGCGAACCTCACAAACCTTCTCAAGAAGACGAATTAGATCTGCTCTGCTAAGAACATCCTTATCTCTTCTTCTCCAGTAAGAACTCCAGATATAGGTGTCGCTATCAAAGCCATCGAGGTGCTCAAGGTGACCACAAGCGTGATCAAAGATTACTCCCTTACCGGGAAGTAGTCCTTTGATGTACCCCATCTTTTCCCCATCGGGAATATCCTTGGCAGTGTGCTCGGCCCAGCGCATGAAGTGAGAGAGCTTGTCAGCCCCTCGTCTGTTCCACACAATCGAGCTACGCTCATCCTGTCCGTCATCCCAGAAATCAAAGCTTGAGTCATCCCAATCTTCTGCATCCCGAATATGACGAAGAGCATTCTTAGCTGTTCTTCGCACCTTTTTGTTGAGATCTCTTTTGCCTTCTCTTGCACCCTTTGCCCATTTGGACGGAAGAATGCTTCTCATAATTTCTTTCTTCTTTTCATCACCGTAATACACGCTAACCTCCTGTGGGTGAACGTGCTCTCTCCGGCGAAAGCTAATTCTTTATTTAACCGAGAGAGCACACTTAGACATGAATAGTCCTTAAACTAAACATGAGCGTACTACGTCGGTCAGTGTTGAAGATGGTGATCATTATGATTCTCCCCTTTGATGATTGTTTAAATGAAACACAAACTATGTTTCTACTTTACGGTAGCTGAGATAGGGCTTGAACCTACAACCTACAGGATATGAACCTGTTGCTCTACCGATTGAGCTACTCAGCTATGATTACTTTCCGAACTTTCCGAGCATTCCGGTAAGTCCAGACATTTTTTCTGCCATTTCGCCCATTTCGTCGCCAAGCATTTCCTTCATGGTAAGAGCCCTTAGCACTCCGTTCTCATAGCGGACGCCGGAAAGGTGAATAGGAGAAGTGGTTACACTACCTTGTGCAGTAACAGTGGTCTCTCGCATGAGGCAACCGTTAGAAAGGTTCATGACACTTGTGGTTGACGATGTGGAAATCGATACATCGTCAAAGTTATGTTGGCCCATCGTGTGGGCAATATCAATCCATTCCATTACAACTCCTCACATTTCGCATATTTTAAAGCACCACAGTGTGCTGCACAATTTCTGACCGCACTCAGCATGTCAGGTGGGTCTATCGCCTCATATCCATGTTCTTCACCTTGGGAATCCCACAGATTATAGCTTGTGCCCCACCATTCGCCTTTGAGGCCAATTAAGGCTACTCCAAACCCATCAGGGTTGATAAGTCGGAATCTCGTAGGATCTTCCGGCCTAAGAGCCACAGTCCATCCTGCTTTCAATTGAGTCTTTTCTAACTTCATTTGAAAACTCCAAAAAGATGATGGCAGGGACACAGGGACTCGAACCCCGAACTTAAGCTTAGAAGGCTAACATGATATCCAGTTTCACCATGTCCCCACGTACCAACAACATAACTATTTTGCAATAATGATCGTGGGTTTAAGGATGAAAAAGCCTTCCTCGTCCACTTCGCAATTGCAATCCAAAATAAGATCAAGATCTTTTTTGGGTATTTCTTTAGGATCTACAAAGATTACTACTCTTCCCTGCTCTCCATCACAATGTATTTTTTCAAGTACATTATTATCAAAAGCAGAAAGATAAGTCAGAACATTCAAAAGATCTATGTGATGAACTCTATAGATGCTCATTGTTTCCTATTATGGGTGCGGGGGTTGGATTTGAACCAACGATTGAGGTATACTCAGAGCCAGCTTATGAGACTGGTGACATGGGCCAGACTAGTCGACCCCGCATTATTTTGTTTTTCGAAGATGGCATCCAAACTACGTCGGCACGTTTCGATCCCGTGAATCATATATACCATCTTGCGAGAAATTTAGCAAATTTTGCTCTAAACTTTATCAGTTCCCGCCAAAACCTTGACGATTGGCCCCAAGTCTGATGGCAATTTCAGGATCAATAAACCCGGCAGTGTTCTTTTCTACTCAAGCTTCCTCCAAATCTTAGGCCAAACCTTTTCAAAAGCGAAGTGTGCCGCCGTCATCATTACGTTCATCAAGATGACAAACCCAATAGCCTTGAAGAGTTGACCGTAATACAAATATGTAACTATCGTGCTTAACGGAATCGAAATTACGATTCTCCAAAACATCACTTTTGCAATCGCTTCTTTACTTTTCAAATAGACCTTCCAAGTCTCCGCGCAAATATTTTTTCGCAGAGATTCTTTTTCCAGTGTTGTGATCCGTAACTTGTCCGTCCTGCAACCTGATCGTCCTGATTTTGTCGGCGCGCATACCTGAGCCCACTTGGCTCTTCCTCATATTACTGCGTCGCAAAGACTGAGACTCTCTCTGCTCAGAATGCAACCTCGCTCTCAATATTGCAAGAGCGGTGTCCTTATTCTGCTTCTGACTCTTTTGAGATTCAGAACGGATCTTGATTCCAGTAGGCTTATGGTGAAGCGACACAGCAGAATCAGTTTTGTTTCTATGCTGACCGCCGGGACCAGAACCCCTAAAGGCTTTCCATTCTAAATCTTTTTCGCTAATCTTAACTTCAGATTCAGTTACTTCCGGTAGGACAGCGACAGTGATCGTAGAAGTATGAACCCTTCCTCGTCTCTCTGTCGGAGGAACCCTTTGCCATCTGTGGCCTCCAGGCTCATGCCTAAAATGTTTTTTGACGTTTTTGCCGCTGACTCTGCATCTGATAAAACCGCTTCTGGAATCTAAGAGAGCTAACTCAAAGAGACCTCCGAGAACAGTATCTCCTATAAATGGCCAACTGTTCATCAACAAGGAGCTTTGCATCTGTGCCGCCTTCGGCAGCTTTAATTTCCAATATGATCGAATTCATTAGAACCTCCAGTCCTACTATTATACTTAATCTTAGTAGGAGTGACAGTACTATGTACACTAAACTTGTAAGTTTAAGCAGAAACCTCTACAGCCTTAATTTCAAAAAAGAGGCTCAAGAGATTTTGATTTTAGAAGGAGTAGATCCAGCAGAAATTGCATCTGCTTTGGGACTATCTCCTATGCCCGATGAGCCTACGCTTGATATATGTGAACATAGTCATGGCGAAGAAATGCCAGAAGAAGCAGAGGATGCCTCCGACTTTGCTGAGCTTATGGAAAAGCTCTTTGGTGGCGAAGCTCCAAAAGAAAAGAAAGAAGATAAAGACGAGGACTAAAAGTCTTGCTGCTCGGAGATATCTCCATCAACAAACATTGAAATCCTGACCGCCAAAAACTCAATCATTTCTTCTGGCAAATCTACCAAATCGAATAGCTTGCGAACTGGAACATAAAGGCTCAACTTGTTTGGGTCTTTTGTATTCATGTCATCAACCCAAAATGAGTTAAAAAGATCCTCTGAGATTTCTGTTCTCACAAATAGAAATGTTGGCTTGATGTCATCGTGAGCCACCATAAGAGTCAAAGGCGTTCCTTGAATCCTATAACCAACCTCCCACCCAGATTCCATTACCTCTGTAACACAATCAAGTTCCTTAAGGTCAGCGATAATGGTCATAACCATATCATCAATAGGTTCAATAGGCTTAAGTGTTTTCTCGCTCATTTGAAAATACCCTATGCGCTCTGTCACTTCATCTTGACATTCCTCAAACTCGCGCCTTAACGATACGCGGGATGAGATCCTCTTCAATGATCCTGCTTGTTTCTTCCGGAGATCCGGTGTTAAAAGAATCTTGATATTTGCACTCATCTTGATTGACTTTAGACCAGGGAAAGAATAGCTGTTTGCGCTCAAAGGTGCGACTTTCTTTGGATCTTTTAAGATCGGCGTAAAGCTCGTAATCGTTCCCACCTTTTTCGCATCGATCTCCAACGAAATAGAGTTCTTGTCCTTCGTGGAATCTTTTGACAAATCTTTTATCCCATCCGTCTGGGTAGATGTCGAATGATGTTGATCCGCCTTTGACAACTGTTACTCCTTCTACTCTTAGTCCGATTTCATCTTCCAACAAGGGAAGGGTCTCTTCTCGCCAAGAAGTATTTGCATCATAGTCCTGAAACAATTTCCTTTCGTCGTGATCTGCGCCTCGTCCAATTGGGCACCAGTTAATCATGGAGCCTCTGTTCTGTAAGTGCAAACCCGTAAGGGGCGTCTTGAAACCATTTTTCTTTGCAGATTCAAGATAGAATAGCTGCCAATCTAAAAGTAGCTCCATTAAACTATAAAGCTTCTCGCCCCCGATCTCCTCTTTCATATCGACAGAAAACGTATTTTCCCAACGTTTCTTAACTTGATCATAGACATATCTCTTTGTCCCATTGCAAGGATAAATCAAAACATCTTTTAAATCATTTTTATCAAGTTCCATCTGTTGATAGATGTAATCGTAATCACTGCCGGATACAATGCCTACTACAGCGTATTGCATCAGCGTCTCTAACGCCCGAAGCATCGGAGCTTCTACTGTTTTTCTTGGCTCAGTTAATGTGCCATCCATATCAAAAAGAACTACTGGTTTCATGCTCACCTCATGGGAGCATTATACGTTTTTCAACCACTCAGAATTCTTTCTAACCCTATCAGAAACATCATAATCTGCAAAGTCCGGAATGTTAGTTACGATGTAACCCTGCAACTCTTCAGGCATTTCCTCCATAGCATCTAAGAAATGTGGAATTGCTAAGAATTCATCGAATTCATCATTCACTTTAGAGAGACGAAAGGCTGCATCAAGACTTACTGATTCCTCATGGGACTGCTTCCTTGCCTGTTTGATGTAAACCCTGTTGGCAAAAAACAACTCTGCTGTGCTCTTAGTGCCTCTTACCATCAAAACATAATCTGTTCCGATGATCTCAAGAATGCCCGATCCAATTCCGCGAATGCAATCAAGCTTCTTAAGTTGAAGGTAGAACTCTCCCGCAAGCCTTTCTCCATCCGACTTCCCATAGGGCTTCGGAGTAGACATAGTCTTGTAAGGGTTCGCAGATATTCGTTCGAGTATGTCACTAAGGCGAGTCAAACTACTTCCTTAGCTGAGATAGCTTATACTCAAGAGCTTCAATTTTCTTTGCCTTTGCCTCGTCATCTCTTTGCTTCTTCTGTTCATTCCACAGAGAAAGCTTTGCCGTGAAAATTTCCATCTTTTTGTGATAGATTTCAAGCTTACTCTCGTAGACAACCATCTGCTCAGAATACTTGTTATTCATTAGCGGAGCGTTAATACTTATTTCTATCTCGTCACAAGAATAGTTGTCGTCTCCATAAAAGAGAAAAGATAAATCTGTAATACTACAATTACACTCTTTCATGAGTTCCAAAATCTCGCTACCTTCAATAGATGAACTGTATATTGTTTTTGACGAATACGAAGACAAAATTTCTTTTGGTTCAGTTGGTGCCCTTGGCTTAGTGGGTCTTTTTTTCAACAGTTTAGACATAACCAACTCCCATTTTAATGGTCGAACCGGGTAGATTTGAACTACCGACCCCTCGGGTATCAGCCGAGTGCTCTTACCGGACTGAGCTACGATTCGATCTTTTCCAACATTTCAATAAATGACTTCTTTTCCTTTTCGGAAAGGTATGACGAAAATTTCCCAGCACAAATATGATCACCTGTAACATATCCACTTGGTCTCATTTTGTAATAGATAAATCTTCCCGTATCATATTCCAATATAATACTCACATCCCTTGTTGACAAAGGATAATGAGCATAGCAATTTCCGCTCGGATACAATTCTGGTTTAAAAAAGATATTCTCGCCAATAACTTTAGAAAAAATGCTCACTCACTATCCCTTTGTAGTTCTGCTTCCATAGCCTTCTTTACCCAGCGCATCATATAAATGCCCTTCATCTGAGCAGAGAAAGTGGGAGAGCTTCCCTGTGCATTGCCCGTATCTTCGACAGGAATAGGAAATTCCCACCCGTCCTCACATACATACCAGAGCTGTCCTGCTCTGAAAAAAGAAAAGTTTACTGTCCCTTTGACTCGACTCTTAAGAATCTCCATATCGATCTTCATTGTATCACCTATGATGATGGCTGGAGATACTGGATTTGAACCAGTAACGGGCGGGTCAGAGCCACCTATTTTACGATTAAACTAATCTCCAAAATTGTTAACCCTTGCCATAATCGCCAGACTCAATTTCATCAGCCATTAATCGCAGCAAGGTACTTGCTATCTTACTGTGCTTGCTGGTTTCTCTCAACCAGTCAGCGATCTTTTTTCTCTCTTCCTCTGCTCCCTCTTGACGCGCCTGTTTATAAGGCGCGTCAAGAGCTTCTGCGATGGCTTCATTCAACATTATACAATGTCTACCAAGCCACCAACCTCTCTCATAGAAGCGGCAACCTCTTCTGCTACGCCCTTATCAACGCCTTCCTTAATCACATAAGGAGCGGACTCTACCGCGACCTTTGCATCCTTTAGACCGAGACCTGTAAGTGCTCGCACGACCTTAATCAGTGCAACCTTCTTACCCTCAAAGCCCTGAAGGACAACGGTAAACTCGGTCTGCTCTACCTCTCCGCCACCAAAACCGAGATCGTACTGAGAAGGTGCTGTGTATTCTGGAATCTTAACTCCAAGCTCATCCTCCAGAGTCCCGATAAGACCTCTAAGTTCAATAACGCTAACGTTCTTTAGGTATTCAACAACATCGCTCTGATTAATCATCTTTACTCTCCTTAGAGGTTTTCTCTACTTCTTTGTACAAAGCTTTTCCAAAAGCTTCAGCTACACGCCTTTTACCTTCCTCTGTTCGCATAATCTTTCTTATACGACCCATCGGATATTCTGGAGGCATCTTCTCATTATATTTTCTTTCCCATTCTATCTCGGCGTTAGCATCATTTTCATTTGCCAACGCTGGTGTCAAGAATTTGAAAGGACCTATCCGGGTCCTACAGGATGAACACATCATACATTTTGACTTAACCAAAAGACTCTTACCTGCACGAGGGTATCTCGCTCGATAAGTCGTCAGATATGATTCTCCACCACAATTTGGGCAGCCCATTTTAACTTCGAAGCTTCTTTATTAGCTCCAAATCTTCATCCACCCCTTGTCCGTTGTTCCAGTCAGACAAGGCTTTGGCAGCTTCTCTCATAAGAGACTGCTGCTCAGCAACTTTTTCTGCCAAAGCATTGTATGCGGAGGTGCCGCAAGTGCAACCCTCCGGGTAACTGCATTCCATCAGATGTAGCCACAAATCCATTAGTAACCCCTATTGCATTTCGATATGAAATCGCTCAGACTCATAACTTGATCCTTACGGACGCCCCTTACTGAGGCAGCAAGAATGGCGGATTCCTTTTTTAGATACAGACCATCTTCAATATACCAACTCCCAGGATCATCGGTATAAGGATTCCCTGACCACGTTGCCACAACCCATAGTTCGTAAACAGATAGGTCTTCTTTAGGGATTTTGCTAAAATCGATTTTGTTTATCATTTGATCCTCAGCTTATAGAATGGTTTTTCAGAAACCTCTTTGTCAGAAAGTAGTCTGAAAGCTGAAGCATCCTGCATATTGTATTCGCCTTCATCGTAAACTACGGCAGCATTCGTTTGGGAAATATATCCAAAGTCATAAACCTTTCCGTAGGTATCCACAACCTTATCGCCACGCTTTAGCTTTCTAACTTGATCAATAGTAAGCATTTCATTTCCTTATGGTAGGACTGGTTGGATTTGAACCAACGTATACCAAGTGGCCTCTCACTTATCAGGCGAGCGCTCTAACCAAAAACTGAGCTACAGTCCTATAAGACCCTCTCGACGGTCATGATGCTTAAGCACTCCAAGTAGTTTTATGGTCGGGATAGTAGGATTCGAACCTACGGCCCCCTGCTCCCAAAGCAGGTGCGCTGACCAGACTGCGCTATACCCCGATGTAATGGCCTCTCACCATTTCGAAAGTTCCCCGTTGATCCAGCTCTACGCGGCGCTTCTAACTGCTCAGTAACGTTAAAAGTTGTGTTCTCCGTCTTTATCATAGCAACGATTTTCGTCTTTGCTAATAAAAAGATCCTCGTAACTCTTCTCACCCACTGTGAAGTATGGTGAACCACAGCAGCCGCAGCCGCCTATCTCTACCTCAAATTCTGCACACAACTCTTTCAATTTGCGCAGGAACTCCTGCGTTTTTGCATCAAGCATGACACACCTCCTTATCCAAGGAGGCAAGCTATTACTTAAGCATTTCCTGCACAAGCTTGCGAACAAGCTTGCCGTCAGCCTCACTTCTATGAGACTTCATAACCATCCCCATTACTGCGCCCATGTTAGACGCCCCACTATCGATGGCCTCCTGAATCCATACACGAGTTTCTGCCTCACCTGCCAGGGCGGGGAGAAAACTTTCGATGATCCCAAGCTCGAAACGCTCCTGCTCTGCAAGCTCATCTCTTCCCGCATCTGAATAAACAGTAGCGGATTCTGTTCGCTGCTTTGCAAGCCTTCGCAGGATCTTTATACTCTTTTCCTCAGAAAGAGTCTCAACACCCTTGATCTTCGTCTCCTTGGTAAGCTCAGCCTTGATACCGCGAAGGGCAGTAAGGCGAGGTTTATCTCGGCTATACATGGCCTCTTTCATGTGGGCCTTAACTGTGTCCTGAATGCTCATAAGCACCTCTACTTGTAAACTTTCTTGTATGTCCAATTCTTGAATTTAAGAATGTTCATCAATGAAACAAATTTTCTTTTCTCTAATGCGTTAAGATGACGAGCCCAATTGCCTGGGCATTGAAGGTATGAACCCGGAATAACCGTTTTCCATTTTCCCTTTCCCATATCGTACAGATAACATTGATCTCGTTCAGCAGCATAGATTATTCCGCCCCTACGGTTTTCCGTAAGATAAATAATACCAACTTTTGCCACCGGATATTTCGTCGCTTTAAGAAACTTCATATCTTCGAACAAAGGCATTACCGAGCCCGCCATGTTAGACGCCTTCCATCTTTAATTCATTTAGAAAAATATAACAGTCAGTGTTTCCACAACAGTCTCTACCGATGAACAAGGTATACTTGCCGTCTTTGCTTTGCCATCTGGAAACTCCTTGGACCTCAAAGCTATACATGAACTCCCCGTCATCCCACTCACTGCTCTCGTCTTCTTGATATTCCCAAGCAACTGAGTCGTGCTGAACACCATAATCTGTCCACTGATCTTGAAAATTAGTGATTAGGTTATGATAGATAGGGGCGTCAAAATACTCACCAAGAGCCTTTCTCGCATCCTCGTACTTCTTTAGTAAGTCTTCCATTAAGTCCCTTAATTCTTCGGTCGGGATAGCAGGATTTGAACCCGCAATTCATGGTCCCAAACCATGAGTGTTACCAGATTACACCATATCCCGAGATATGGTCTGGGTGACAGGATTTGAACCTGCGACCTCCTGTTTCCAAAACAGGAGCGCTGACCAGACTGCGCCACACCCAGACAAGATTTTTGTAATTGTGCTTAAGCACTATAGCTTATTACACCCTTACGGGGCTCTTGCCTGGAATCTGTGCAACATCAAGGGTAATGCTCTGGATAACATAATTCGTAATGTACGTCATAACAACCTCCTTTAAAATGTTGCTTGTTTATCGACCGAACGGCAACGCCGCTGCTCACTTCATCATACCATCTTGTGAGAAATTTAGCAAATTTTGCTCTCACTTGCCGCAAAAAATGGTAAGTAAAGGGCCATGGTCTCCTGAATTTCAGCAGGAAGCTCGTCCATAATGTCAACCAAATCTTGTACTTCTGGTATCTTTGCTTCGGCCCGGCTGTCCTTTGGGACATGGCCGCTGAATTTTGTGCCAGGAATCTTCTCAATAATAAAAATAGAGCACCTCGATGCCGGAAGCAAATGATCTGTATCTCTTGGATAAAAATCATACTGCCACCTTGGAGGCATCATCAAGTCACTGTAAAAACTTGTATCAACTTTATCTATCTTGTCCGATACTTCTAATAAGATCTTTGGCACATCAATAAGGTTTCCGTAATTGATCATACAAAACGACATACCTTTATCTAATGCTATATTAACCGCTTGTCGTGCTGCTATTACGTTTGAGTTGTAACCACGAGTGAATACTGCAAAGTTTAATGTAGCTTCTCTTAATTCGTCGGCCGCTCTTTTGTCACCATATAACTCAAGAAATTCAGCTCTTCTTTCATTCATCATCCAGCTTTCGTGAATATTTTTGACATATTCTAAAAAGGGGTTCTCTGGAACATCTAATCTTAGTTCGGACTGTGTCCTCACAAACTCCGGAGTCTTAACGAATACCTTAGCCAAAGAGTCTCGAAACTTATCTGATCTGTCAGACATCAGCTTCTCTGCGAAGCCTTAATGAAAAATTGAATCTCTTCATACATTTCATTTGGGATCTTATCTTCTACCTCTTTTTCGATCAGATTAATAAACTCAATCCTGGAATCATCCTCATTGACTCCCATCACCTCATACCAAGTAATCTGGTTTGGTGTGCTTTTGAATTGATCCGAATGAGTCATCACAGCGAACTTTGTGCCGTAAAGTTTATAAATTTTTGCACCTTTTCCATAAACAACGTCAGCAGATTCAAGAGCGGGAAGAACAAAGTCGTCAATCGTTAACTCTCTAACACAAGAAATGTTTTGAAATGCCTCTGTGTAAATGTTATTCATCGCCTTCCCTTTCGATCCATTCGTGTTTATGTTCGCAGGTATACCTACGCTGAGTCACCCCATCAACCTTCTTTGCTCCAACGAAATATGTCCTTGATGCTTCCTTACATTCTGGACAGTCATCGTTTGGAGGGTTGAAACTTGGCTGACCCATGTAATCCCATCTACCCATTAAAACCTAACTCCCTAAACGCATCCATACAAGACTTATACATTGCGCCTCCAGTGTCAGGATCGATCACAGGATTTTCATTACTCAATGTGTCTTCTATTCCTTCGGCTTCTATCATCTCCCAGGCTTTTAAAAAACTAGGATACTTTCCCCATGATTCATCCCACCAATATAGGCTGAGTCCGTCGCAACCGTGAAAATCAAAGCAGGGGATTAGCCCCTCTCTTGGAGGCTCAGGCATTTCCCATTTTTCTTCGATTTCAAATCCATGAAGATACCTTGGCTTAAAGACTCTGTCGATAAGAGCCTTAGCTTGAGAACGCCACATGCCTTCCCTTTTGAGTTCGTGCAGCATTCCTTCTACGACTTCTTCTTTAGATAATCCCATCCAACGCCTCCATAAAAGCATCTGTATTGCACTTGTATAATCCGCAGCAGGACGTTGCACCCACCTCGATGATATACCATACGCCATTTGTTTGAGCCAAGTCTAAGACCCAAGAGGGAGAAGGATTGTATCCTCTTGACAGTGCCCCTTGCAGTATCGACTTACCAGTTTCAATGAGGTCTCCTGCTGCCTCAAGTCTTACGGTCTGCCCACCGGTTCTGTAATAAGAACCTGTAATCAGCTTCCCATCAACAATGAGAAATCTTGCTTCAGCTTGGATCTTCTGAGGTCTTGCGACAACCACCCTTGTGTCCATCGGTGGATCATAAAAAGTAATCAGTTTATACTTCTTTTCCCACTCGTCCGAAGCAATACAACCTCCTGTAAATTCCTTTCCGTTACCATCTGGCCTAAAGAATAAGGTATCTTCCTCAACAAGAGAGGAATTGTAAAGCTCATCCTTTTTGGCATAGATGCTTTCAAGCGTTTCAAACCTATGATCCTTCTGAAGGATAAGATCGCCCAGCTTCTCATAGTAAACGGAGCACCTTAGCTGCTGCCAAGGTGCATGAACCTTCCACTTGGTGGCTCTCTGTGCAGCTTTCCCACCGGATATGCTGCCATGGTACCAAGAGTTTTCATTCTCAAGGTCTTCTTTTCTGACAGGGTTGCCCGTATAGCCATCGTTATGATAGATGAACATATCCCCAAATGGAATATGCATAATCGTCACAACATTCCAGCCAATCTTCTTAGCTGATGCGATAAGAGCATTCTCGTACTCTTCTTCAATACCAGTTTCAATATAAAGAGTCTTCATTTTTTCTCTCATTCAATGAGGCGCCAAGGCAGTCATGGTCACAGATGCACCGTGAACAAAACTTTTCATAAGTCGGTTCATCGCAATTACCATTAAGGCAGCGATACATATTCTGTCCCGGCAACTCTCTCGGAATATCCTCGTCGGGATCTCTAAGTTCCTCTACCGTTCTAAACCAAGCTATCTGGTCCTCCCTTTTCATGTAGGGAGGCTCGCAAGCATACCAAGGCTTCTTTTTCTTGAAGAACATACGCTCTCCTGTGGCTGGGGCAGTAGGACTCGAACCTACAACAACTGGTGTCAAAGGCCAGTGCTCTACCAATTGAACTATACCCCAATGTTATCAGATGTCGGTAGTCTCTCTGTATCTTCTATTGAGACGTTCCTTCTCTTTCACTCTGCTCTCTGTCATTGTTTTATCACCAACAGACCGAACGGTCCACCACTGAGTGTCGTCAGAGGAATCCTTAAAGGTTACTTTAACTCCAGGCTCAATTTTTGTGCCGTTTTTCTTTTCTGGAATCCATGCAACTGTGGTACATTCTCCGCCGTCTCTCTCGCAAACAAAGCTGCACTGTCTATATAGAATGTCTTTTGCCATGGTATCTCCTTTGTGTGGCTGGGGATATAGGGATCGAACCTATACTCTTCCGGGCCAGAACCGAACGTGTTGCCAATTACACCAATCCCCAATGCTGTCCCTCCTTATTACCTCGCCGACACACAGAAGTCAATCAGTTCATCAACATTTTAAACCATTCGATATTGCAAATGAAATCTTCCGAATACTCCTCAGGGATTCTATCGATAAGGGATTCCCCACCTACCATTTCACGATTTATGTAAATCATCTTGCAGCCAACAGACTCAAGTTCTTTCAGCATACGAACATGATGACTCATAGTTCCCGAATCAAACCACTCAAATTTGTTTTTCATCGATGATTCAACATTGATCTCTTTCCACTTGGTGAGATCATTGCATTCTAACACAAACGAATCAACATAGTATGGAGAATCGAAACCACCAGAGCTTACGATATCCTTTAGGTAAATACCGTAGCCTGCCTGTAGAGCTTTGTAAGCTTGGAACCGTTCAGCCTTCTGTTCTGGAAACCGAACGATCCCAACGCTTATTTCATAATACCAATCTGGTTGCACCCAGCCTCCATTATCATCTATCGTCCACATTATCTTAGTAAGACCTCTAAGCTTCTGACGCTTATAGGTTCGTCTTCTAAGAGATAATGCGCTCAAGATATTCCCACATGTACTTATCTCCGTAACCCTCGAACTCTGCCTTGAAGCCTTCCCATTCCTTTCGGTACATATTAATCAAACCGTTATGCGTTGCTCTGCACTTTTCAATGTTCGCAATACGGTCGGCCTGCTTAAGAGTGAAGGCATCGGGAATGCTCTTGGTCTTGTAGTAAGTCTTCTGATGACGGATCTTCCTGTTAGCTCCGGGTTCATTAGTTACCCCATTAACAAGAGAAGCAATCCTCTTGCCGAACTTCTTTTTAACATCCTTTACAGTTACATCTGTATCTTCAACAATGTCATGAAGCAACGCAGCAATAGTAAGGTCTCTTGAAAGCTGAAGATGCGCCTTGTCAGCGTCTACTCTGTTAGGATTATATCCGAATCGAATCAATACCTGATAGACATGATTCAGGTGATCCGTGTAGGGACCACCGGCATAGAACTGACCTTCATGTTTCTCTGCTGCCCATTCTTGTGCAGCAAGCAAATCAGTTTCGTAAGACATTTTAAACCTCGTATTTTTTCAGCCACTCCCAACGCTTCCTTGTCTCCAAGTAGTCAAGCTCGTGACCGTATTCATATGCTTCTTGCTCTGCTCTTATCTGATAGTAAGCTTCACCACCATCATCATACTTCTTCAATCCCTTTAGGTAATCGAAAAGATAGAGAACTAAGAATCCAACTACCAATGTTTCAAGGTACTGTTGGAAATGAATCGTCTCATGGTTGCGAGTGGCTTCGTCAATCGTTCCTCTCGAAAAGACGAAAGGAAATATGGTAATCGCTGCTATCTCGTCCAACGGAGAGACTGCACTGAGCCATACGGGTATCTTACTGTTTTCTACGAATATAGGTTTCATGCCCTTTATCTGTAGTTTAGTAGATCCAATATTTCTGGAAGCGCCTCCTCCATTTCAAATCGCTCTTGTGCATCAAGCACCTTCATAAAGCGAGACAAACAAGCACTCGATATGTATTTGTTATTAATCTGAATTCTCAGCCTACCATTATATCCCCAAAAATAAGTTCTCGGAAGCATCCCTGCTGTGCGACCCTGCTTCCGATCAAACCCCGGCGTACTGTAAAGATACCTAGAGTTAAGTCTAATGGAACCAAGGGGACCAAGCCGATCAAGGCCATCAATAACATACATCTGATTTAAAGGGTGGTGATATATACTGATAGCTTCCGGTAAAATTAATCTTTCTGCCCTCATAAAATCCCCAATACATTCATAATCTCATCAATGTTCTCTTCTACCAATGCCTTTTCATCATCCGACATTAAGCTGATAAATTTCCCCAAACAAACAAGGTCCCTTCTTCCGAATATCCTTATCTCTGGATCATCATAATTACGCTTGCAAATGTATGGAGGATTCCACGGCGCTCGGCGTAATTTACTTTCCCACAAGCTATCTGTGGAGTACACTGTGTGCCTCGCCCACAGAGCAGCTTTGAAGGGGCCAAGCCCGTTCAAGCCAGGAATCTTAATCTTTCCTGTTCCGTTATAATATGTTCCAAGCGGATATTCACCAATCATTTTATTCCAAGAATCTCAAAGATTTCAACAATGTTCTCTCTAAACTGCGCCTGCTCTTCGTCTGTCATCTCGCTGATAAATTCCGAAAGGCACCCATTCCCCCGCCCGTTCTTTATGCATGGTCGACGGTTCGCAGCATTGTAATATGCATATGAATTAGGATATCTGTCATTTTCACGAAACTGAGAAGGAGCGCAATATATTAAAGTCGAGTTCCATTGAGCTACTCCGAATGGCTCAATTAGTTCAAGCCCAGGAAGTGCATACCGAATAGTGTTGGAGTGAACGATGTCTCTAAACTTAAGTAGTTCAGTTCTCATTTGCTTCAAAAATCCCTAGCAGAACTTCAATGTTCTCATCGAACTCAGACTGCTCTTCTTTGCTCATAAGATTATAGAAACTACCGACACACATCGGATTTCTGCGATTCGAACGATCTGTAAATCTATCAACCCCTCCATCCTCATTTGGAAAAATGTAATACCTTGGGGCTCCGCCAATGGTGCGAATCTTGGCGAGACTCTCAGTGGTGTAAAGGGTGTATTCCCACCATATAATCTTTACGAAAGGTTCGACAAGTTCCAGTTTTGGAATTTTTATCTTCCCAGATCCTTTATCATATATTTCAATTACAATAGGTTGATCTCTCATGTGCCCTCTCGATCATTGAACTTCTTAACAAGTTCGGAACTGGACTGAATCTTTCCTCCGCCAACTCCGAATACAACTTCGCATCCCTGCTGTTCGCAAAGATCAAACTCCGGAACATTCTTTGAGCTATCTCTATCTCCACCCTTAGCGAAAATATCTGGCCGAATAGCTTCGATCGCTCCGCATACAGTGGGGCCTCCATCGTCCCAAACCAGAGTATAGTCTACACCCTTAAGTGCATCAACAATCGACAGTCGTTCAATCTCAGGCATGAATGCGTAGCCCTTCTTTCTGACCAACCAGTCATTAGAATTGCATACGACAACAAGAATGCCATCATCCTTTATCTCCGCCGCACCCTGAATACACTGTAGGTGTCCAAGGTGCAGAGGATCAAAGCCACCAGATGTCAACACAATCTTTGTGCCAGGATGAACCTTGTCAATATGTGCCGACAACTTGTATGAATCTGTAAATATCATTTGTATCCATTCTCCTTCAGCCAATCCTTGCTGTGAAAGCCGGGCGGAATCTTCTTCTTCTTCTTCAGTCCCTTAACTCCGGTCAGGACTTCGTTCTTGTCTCCGGAATTGGTAGCATAGATGTTAGCCAGAGACATCTCGTCCTGAGCTTCGACCTCGTTTCCAAGATGATCAATGAGAGCCTGTGCCCGTTCCTTATCAAGAGGAAGAAATTCTCTCTTGGCAAGGAGCCTGCCGTCTCTAAGTAGAGCACCATCAATGTTCTGAAGTTCGGTGTTAAAAGTGCAGATCAACTGAACCTTGAACACATCATTCAAAATTCCATCAGACAAGTTAAGGATGGTAGAAACTACCGCTCGCCCATCGCCCATGCTATCTCTCGCTCTAAGCACAGACTCGGCATCCTCGATGACGAACACCGCCTTAGCGTTATCCTCAGAGAACTCATCAATCATGAAATCATTGAACTGAGGACTTTCCATTTCCGCAAGCACATGCTTTGGGACGATGATGACTCTTTTTCCCTTTGTTCTAAGAGCAGATACAAGGTGTCTGATGTAGTAAGTCTTTCCGTTTCCAGGCGGACCATGCAGAAGAACGACTCCCTTATTCTGTTCCCCCATTTCATCCAGAAGAGTCTTGTTAAACTCGGGGAAATCCTCACCATAGTGAAGGGCCATACCCTCATCATCCATTTTAGAGTTTCGGATTTCAACGTCCCTTACATCAAGCCCCATGGCATTTATGGTAATGATCTCGACGGTGGGCTTCTCAAAAGCTGCCATACCATTTGATAGTGCTCCACTTCGAATAGCATTAGCAACAGGATATACGTATTCTATATCAGCAGTTCTATAGCAGAGGTTCGAGTAGGTAGTAAGCCACAGGTTCCCATCGTCCGAAAACCACTTCTTGAATCTCTCAGGAATCTCCTTACCATTAACCGAGCGCATACTCTTCATGCCAATAACAATGTGAGAATCGTTCGCAAGAAGAACTCGAAGAGTAACGGCCGATGGCACTCGTGAATTTCCAGAACTATAGCTACAGCCTACGACTTCAACAGACTTAATCGCCGTACCAATCAAATCATAAATGGCCTTGAAAGCTCGCTTGACTGGATAGATAGCAAAAGAAAGACTGGAATCAAAAGAACCATACTCAGACACAAGCATGGAAGGCTCAACCTCCCCATATGTGTCGAAGTAATCCCAAGATTCCTCCGTGATCTTTACGCTGGTATATGTCAGTTCGAAATCACTTCCGACCATCTGGCGAAGAGTGAGTAGCGGTTCTGTAGCATCTTTTCCGGACATAGATTTTCCTACTGTTAAAGCCTCTGAGGCAATCATACTTTGAAGTTGTCTTCTCACCTAGGAGTAACCCTATTCCCTACGTAGAGTAGGGAATAGGATTACGTCACGAATGCTCTTCTTGTTACAAAGTACCATCATCAGCCTGTCAATACCAAGTCCGACTCCTGCTGCTGGTGGCATACCATAACTCAATGCTCTTACAAAATCCTCATCAAAAAGCATAGCCTCTTCATCCCCGCCCTCTCTTCGTGCAAGCTGCTGAACGAAATTCTCAGCCTGTTCAACAGGATCATTGAGCTCTGTCCATCCATCAGACACTTCCATGCCTCGAATGTAAAGCTCGAACCTATCAACAGTCCTTGAGTCTCCATCAGTCTTTCTTGCGAGAGGTGAAGTCTCGGAAGGATGGTTAGTGATAAAGGTAGGATCAATTAGCGTATCCTGAATGAATGCATCGAAGATGATATCATACCAATCACCAACAGTATCCGGCAAGCTTTCGCTCTCTCCACGGTTAGCAACCCAGAATGCCCTTAGCTGATCGACGTTCCAAGGATCTTCAATCCCAAGATTCCGAATGGCATCATCGAATCTGATTCGCGTAATGTTATCAAAGTCCACAGGATTGTCTGACGAAGCAAACTGTCCAAGCTCTGAAACAATAATCGAGATCAATTCGATAAGGTCATCATATGTTGCATGAGCTTGGTAAAGCTCAACCGTAGTAAATTCAGGATTGTACTTAGTTCCAATTCCCTCATTCCTAAAGCATCTGTTAATCTCGAATACCCTGGGGAATCCGCCAACCAACAGTCTCTTCAGATGAAGCTCTGGAGCAATCCTAAGAAACATTTCCTGATTAAGTGCATTGTGATGCGTCACGAATGGCTTAGCCAAAGCTCCGCCAGGAATGGAGTGGAGCATAGGAGTCTCTACCTCCATGAATCCTCGACCCTCAAGCATCCTTCTCATGAGAGAGACTGTGTTGGACCTGCGCTTAAACAGGTCCCTTGCCTCAGACGATACAGCAAGATGAAGATACCTCTTACGGTACTCCTGCTCTACATCCGTGAAGCCGGACAGCTTATCAGGCATAGGGGAGACACACTTCGATGCAAGACTAATATCCGTTACGAAGATCGTAAGCTCGCCCGAACGTGTACGACCATATGTACCAGAGACATAAACCCAGTCACCCAGATCCAGTCTCTTCCAAGCCTTGAAAGCTTCCGGAGATACTTCGTTCTTTCGAACACATATCTGTACTCGGCCGCCATCATCTTCGATCCTTCCGAACCCAAGCTTTCCCATTTCATTCTTAAAACGAACTCTTCCGAATACTCTTACAGGATCAGTTCCCTCAAGAACTCCCATCGAGAACTCTCTTAGCCCATCAATTACGGACAGAGGCATCACACCGCTTTCCCCCACGGGATAAGGATCGACACCTTCTGCTCTCATTTCAGAAAGCTTCTTTAGCTGTCTCTTATCAAACTCAAACATTTGATTCCTCCACAGCCCTTCTAAGCTCGGCAACCATATAGCCATAAGCATCCAAATACCCTGCGGAGGATGGAGTCTTATTAACGGCGGTAGTTTCCATAAGCGTTACGATGTAGCTGATGATCTCAGTCTCAAGATACTCGATAGACTCATCGAAGTCAACAAGCATGTTTCCTATATCTTCGTGCGCAGAAGCATAAGCAGAACGATAGATAGAGGTATCATTTCCTGCTTCGGATTCCTTTCGGCCATCCAGAGCGGTCTTCAGATATCTACCTCTCAAAAAGGCCACCTTCTCGTTAAGAGAATTGCCTCTAACTCTTCCTACTCTTTCTGCAAAATTCTCAATCAAATACTCGACAAATGTATCTGCCATTCAAGTACCCTCTCTACCATAGTCATCTCTTAGTCTCACGACATCATCCAACTCTGGTGTTGAAACCTCAATCAAAGTGACAGGCTCTTTCGCCTCGAAACGATGAATGGTTCCTGGTGTAATGTGATAAGACTCTCCGGTCTTTAGCTCAACAACCTCTACAGTATCCTCTGTTTCTCCAACATGAAGAGACAATGTTCCTTCAAGAACATAAATCGTTTCATCTTTGACCTCGTGATACTGTAGTGATAGTTTATGGCCTGCGTTGATTACAAGCAACTTGCCAACATACTTTTCTGTATGAGACCAAATTACTTCATGTCCCCACGGCTTGCTAACCAAACTCATTAGAGCCTTGCCTTATCCGATAGCATTCTTCCAAGCTCTTTTAGCTTGCTAACCAGAGTCTTCTGGTACCGTCTACGTTTAAAATTGGAGAGCCTTCCGTGAAGCGTAACACCATCAAAATGATCCATTTCGTGCAGAACAATCCTTGCCTCGTACTGCTGAAACCTCTCAGTTCTTTCCTCACCAAGAGGTGTCATGAACTTGACGACGACCCAATCTGGCCTCTTCACAAACTCTTCAAGACCGGGGAAAGAAAGACAACCTTCGGAAGCCTTGTTTTCCTCTTCCGACTGCTCAACAATTTCTGGATTAACCATGTAAAGAAGGTCACCGCCATATACACGGGTACGCACATATCCAAGGTCAGCCACAAGGATACGCCTCATGTCTCCTACCTGTACGCCGGCCAAGCCAACGCCAGTATGTGCGTACATTGTCTGAGCCATATCCTCCATATGGCTTAGGAGGTCTTCTCCAAACTCTTCAGCCTCAACCGAACGCGACTCATCATTTAGTTCCTGAGAAGGAATTACCTTTAGTGTCAAACTCATTGTCTCTCCTTATCCACTTCTACAATATCTCTAAGAATCTCTTTCGGCGTTTTGCCCAGATCAAAATGTTCTGGAAGAATGACTCCCATGGGGTCTAAAGCAAATGAAGCTTCCAGTGAAGCTTTCGACCTCCCTCCTGGCGTATTACTCTTTTCCACATACGTATCGGTTATCATCCTAACAAAAGGTGAGTTCCGTTTCATGACAGGGATCTTTCTTCGGAACTCTCTTTTATTGCCAAGTATGATCCACACAACACCTCGCTGTATATTTGTTAGACTTAGCATATCTCTATGCAACATTGTCATGTTACCATCTGAGATTAGGCCACCATCCTTGTACTTATCATATAAGGCGATAGTCTCTTCTGATACGACCTCTTCGAGGTACTCTTGAAGAGGGAACTCATAATCCCAAGGAAGACCTCTGTGCTCAAGGTTCTGCGAAACCCATTTTTCTACAATTGATGGAACGATTTTCCCATCACGGAGCATGTCGCTTTTTCTAACGATCTTATTATCACCTGGGTATACGGGCATGTATCCTACCTTTTAATTTCATTTGGCGGAAAGCCAGGGATTCGAACCCTGACCGGGTGTTAAGCCGGACCAGTTTAGCAAACTGGCGCCGCAAAAGCCGTATCGACCTACCTTCCACGATATTTAGCTTATACCATCCTGTGGGAAATTTAGCAAACCCGGATGCCTTATGCTAATAATCTTCTTTGTATTGAACTTTTACCCTAAGGAGCTATACCAATGGCAATAGTAATTATCCAAGACGAATTTGATACGTCACTACCATTAGTGTTCAGATGGAATCTTGCAGTAGCAGACACTCTTAATGAATTTGTCTTGCCAGAATATGTAAAGAAACTATCACTTCGTTTTGAAACAAACGCAGGTTTCTTCACTTTCGATGGCACAGATGGAGACGTAAGCCCCACACATCATGGTTCTGTCGATGCTGATGCTTGGCTCGAAGTTAATCTTGCACTAAGAAGTATCAAAAATACTGCCATAACCTCCATCTTCTTGGCCGCAGATACTAATGATACTGTTGTTCAGATCCTGTTAGAAGCTTAAGCCGCTTTCCCAAGGCTGTCACGAACAGACGTAAGCACTTCTCCGAGCCAATTCTTACCGCGCCATGTACTGCGAGACTGTGCCCGCTTATCATCAGCCTGAAGACCAATTCCCCAAATCTTGTCATAAGGACTTGCCTCGACAAGAGTGGTTCCTTCTGTATCCAAAAGGATCTGAAGCAGTGCATCATCCTGTGTGAACTTAGCAACCGTTGCTCTACGAACAACGTCCTTGCATACAGAGTTCCATTTATCTGCATTGAAGTTTTTGACCTTACGTCCCCAAGCCTTTTGAATCCTTGGATGGTCAGTCTTCATAATCTCTCGCTCAGCTTCTTTGTCTCCAAAGCAGCGAGCCTTTTCCGCCATCATATACTGTTCAGCACAGTTGTATCTGACATTATCGATAATAAAAGATGACTCATACCACTGACTGAATGGCCCATCCCAAAAAAATGTAAACTGCTCACTGGACATCATTACCTCACTGCGTTGTAGAATCTAAATCCTGCAACACTTCTTCGCTCGTCGGACTCAGTGATCTGAGAACCTCGACTTCGCCTTCTAATTGTTCAATGTATTTTTCCTGTTCCGCTAACTTCACTTCAGCCTGCCTAAGCAGGTCAAGCTTTTGAGCAATTAACTTAAGGGCAGATACTCTCTGCATAAAATCTTCATAACTTGCCTCACCCTGCATGGTGAAATGTTGGACAAGCTTAAACGCCACCAAATCATCGGGGGCATGTTCGTTCTGTTCTGACATCTGTACTCTCCTAAAGGTGGGGACAGATGACCTGCCCCTTACCCTTAGGATTGTACCGGATTATTACTTTCGCGTACTGATGATTCTTTCAGCCTTCTCTCTAAGAGCCTCACTAACAACGTTAGCAGTCTTAGGAGCCGCTGCCCACTGAGCATTCAGACGAGCACGAGTCTCATCAAAAGTCTCATCCCAAGCATCATCGACAGGTCCACAGTCATAGACAGTTACAAACTCACTCTCGCCTTCGCATTCCTCGGGGACAGCCATAGCCACACCATCGATTCTTACGACCTTGAGACGACCGGGAAGACTGTACTTACCATCGTCAGTCTTAGGGGTCTTCATCACGTCACGCACACGTCCGTCTGCGTACTCGATCTGACAGAGCTTGGTTGCCATACTCATGGTGTCACGGTTGTGTCTCTGCAACAGTCCGCCGCCCATACCGAATGCAACATTCACTGCACTCCAGCCAGCATCAGTAACAGCCTTGAGGATATCTCTCACGGTAAAGTGATTGATACCATCACCCTGGATAACTGCGGAGTTATAGAGAACCTTGTAGCCCTTGCTATTCACATAGCTGCCATAAGCCTTCTCACAATACTCAAGAGCCTCCAACACACACGAAACAGGATCACCCGAATCAGGACGAACAACATGGGTTCCACCCTTCTCTTTGACAAGAGGGGCAACAACCGGAAGAATGTCTCTCAGGAAAGCTGTGTAGTCGTAACTATCAGCAACCGTAGCGAACACTCCATGTCCGTACTTATCCACCATGTTCATCACAGCTTCAAGCTCGGTGTCCCAACTGGTCATAACACTATGCTCAGTTGCAGGGATACTCATAGCTACCGGCTTGCCGTCATTAAGCTCAAACTGAGCATAGTAACAGGCAGGCATTGTATCACTTCCCTCGAACGAGAGTAGGTGAGCAACACCGCCGATCAAAGCTGCCTCAACACAAGTGGCACCTCGGAATCCAAAGTCATGAAGCTTATATACTACCTGCCAGTTATTTTCGGCATCGACACTAAGATCGAAATAGTCCTCAATAACCTGACGAGTATGCCTCGAAAGCGTAGCCACATTCGACGGGTACCATACCTGAGTCAGAAGAGTCTCGAAAAACGTAACGATCCGCGAGAACTCCTTATCATTAAACTCTGTACCCTTACCTGCTGTAATCTGATACAGAGGCGTGTGTGCGTACACGACCGAAGCCTCGGGCAAAGCCTCAAGCTTGATTGGCAAATAACCATTATTCTCTCTGACTGCCTTCAAGAAGAGAGCCTTCGGGAAAGGGTACTCTGTAAACGGCACGTTGTGTGTGCTGTAGAACAGTGCGGCCTTCTCTACGTCTCTCTCTGTCCACTGACGGTTGAGATAATTCTCAACGATGTAACGAATGCCGTGAAAGACAATCCGTTCATCCTCCATTCCCTCAAACGGCTTACGGAATTCACCGTATGCAGTCATTTGGTTTGCGTCAGGATACTGCTCGAAGTGACCAGCCTTGTAACTATCGGTAAGAACCGATGCCGGAATAATATTTAGAAAACTCATTGTTTTCTCCTTTCTATTTTAAATGGGGTCTATCCCCGGTTAAGAGCTTGGTGCTCTAATTGTTTTGTATGCCTCTGCATACTCGGATTTATACCAGTGACGGGGAGAAAAGCCTGATACGCCTTTCTCCTTCGACCATGCAGCGTAAGCTGCTCTGTCTCTCCTATACCACTCACGGTTAACTGCTTTTTGAAGCCAATAAATAGTATCATATACTTCTTTATTGTCTTTGTAAAGAAAACTGTCAGCGTTACATTCTCGGTCAATTCGGTAATGAAATTTGAATTCATTAACCCACTTGTGATACATCAGCACTCTGGTTCGATATGCCTTCAGAGATCCATTACTCATCTTTTGAATATGTTCTTCTGAAGCTACAATTCTCAAACTCTTCGCGCCTGTTGCAACTACCTTTCTCTGTCCGTCTTTAATTTCTATTTTCATTATGTCTTCCCACTATACTTTGTGAAAGAAGACTACCGAAGCAATCTTCTTATTTAAGAATTCTTAATTGCGTTAGTGAAAACAATCATAATATCACTTATCCTTTTAGTCTTGCGGTCATGGACTCGATAATGTCAAGATGATCCTCGAACAGTTCTCCAATCCGGTTATTCTTTACATCAGAAAGCTCATACCATCCGGCCCTCTTCAGATCAGAACTCCCCTTCACAGTCGGAAGGTTAATATGATCTGGAATCTGCCAGAGGAAAGCCTCTGTAATCGTTCTGCCGCGTTCACTTCTATCTGGATGATCAAACCTGTCACTATCAACAAGCCATCCAGTATTCGGACGCAGACGAGTCTCTTCTCTAAGTTCCTTCATCGCTCCGGCAACCGCCGTGAGATCGTGCTTAAGGAAACCACCGGGTAGCGCCAACGATCCCTTGCCAGGACGAGCGCCTCTAATGCCAAGCAGAATCAGACCCTTATGAATTACTACATTGTCTACTGTCTGGTGGATATTGTAGTACCTTCCTGTCTGAGTTGCCGCGATATAGTTCTTGATGTAGGCATCTTCATCTACAATCAAACCAGCCACCTCTGACGAGATCCAAGACTCGATAAGATCAATCGCTGGGCCTGGAACTTCCTCTCTCCAAGTATCTGTCCTGAAGGGGTGCTCGTCTCCATCATTGATTCGAAGAATCTCTTCGTAGATAAAGTTTCTAACTCTCAGGTCCGCAAGCTCTCCGCCTTCAAGTGGCAAAACCTGGGTTCTCCACCTGGGAAAAGAACGGTAGAAACTCTTGTCTCCACGAAGTGCAGCACCATACAGAGTAATCTCTGCATTCTCTGGCGCAATTTCGATTTCCTTTAGAACGTCAGAAACAGCAGACTGCACATCGCAGAGCCACTGTGTGTTGTTGTAAAGATAATCTCGAACGCCAGCGAAGTATACCTCCGAAGAATTAAAATAAGCCTTGATCGTCGCGGAGATCATTGCTTCTCGCATTCCCATATCAAATGGATTTCGCGGAGTCCTCGGCTTAAACGACGAACCGAGAATGACAACAGTAATGTCATTCTCTTCGACTGCGGGGACTACAACGCTCTCAAACTGTGGTGCCGTAATAGGCTGGAAGCTGCCAATGGCAACTCCGACTCTTACCTTATCCATGGTCTACTCCATATCATTTTTATTGGCTCTATCGCCATTTCTTTTATACCGAACTTGTCGGTCGCAAACAAAAACTACTAAGCCCAACCTCTCACTGTGACGTAGTAGTAACTTGCACCAGCCATGTTTCCTTCTTCAGGGCTGCCATCCTCATATTCAACTCTCGATACGGTGTATCCAAGATTTCTGAAGTGCTTTTGGGCCTGAAGGAGAGCCTCCTTGGAAGAACAATCCACCTGAGCACTTTTGCTGCCACTATCAATGGCTGACTCAATCTTAGACTTAGCGTATGAGATGCAAACGGAAAACAAAGCTTTTTCGTTTTCACCATGCGCTGCCCGGTATTTCTTTCTTGCTTCTTCGACTCTCATGTTCTACTCCTTCACAGAAGCTTCAAGTTTCCTGTGATTCTGTCTATTGCGCTTGAGTTAAAAGGACCAATTCCTACAACCGTCTTGGTTGCTACGCCATGAAACTTTGTTCTCCCAGCGTCTACAATTAGGGAGCTTGGAATCTTGGCGTTACATGCCCTCTGATATATCTCAAGCAATTCGTCTTCGCTATTTACACATACAACAACTTTCGCAAAAGAACCGTTGTACCATTCGATTGCGTCCCTCCAGAATTTGACGCGAAAGATCACGCTGCTTTTCATCTTCTGTAGCGAACCTTTATCGAAAAAGACTTTAAGGGAAGCATGAGCGCATTGCGCCGCGATCTTACCCTTCCCCATATTCAAGTCTTTTCTGACAACCAAAACTTGCTTAACAGCCACCTCTCACCTCCCTATAACGTCTTCTGAGTTTCCTATAAAAATTCCATATAGCTCCCTTTTAAAGGGCCGCTATGAGAAAACTATAACTCGTAAACGTAAACGTCGCAATCAGGGAAAGAACGTTCCAGAATCGGCTCAACTACTGACCAACTTGCACCGCCCCTGTTGCAACCAATCCGATATGTTCCAACCTTCACTGTGTCGAGAAGATCATTATCTTTTAGGTATTCGTATACCTTAGTCAAACCAGTTTCGAGAGCATCATAATCCACGTTACGCACGCCGCCGCCATATCGATACTGCCCGTACACATTGAAAACTTTTCTGCTCCCGTCATCCACCTCTGCCATCGAAAATGTTCCGAGCTTATCTTTGCTGGCGAACTTGGTCTCATGATCAGCACGCGCCGTTTCAGGATACATTTTCTTTATTACCCTTGCAATTCCAGAACCCATTGTATGAAAGCAATTGCAGCAATGAATAACTACATCGCAATCGCTTGCCAAAAGATCCCCCTTAAATTCACGAATCATCAATACTCCTTCGTGTCACCAATATCTTGTCATTCTGATCAGATGAAATTGACTGCGAATAGTCCGCCAAGTACCAGAAGCACAACAAGTGGTACCATAACTAAAACGAATTCCCATGGAATACTGGCTTTGCCATATTTCTTTTGCTTCGGTGAAGGAACCGTTCTGCTAAAAGAAGATGGATTGGTGGCAACCATACGGTTCGTCTCTTTGCAGACAGGACAAGTAAACCTAATTTTACTCTTATCTCCCTTTTCAAGAACAAGGCAACTCGACCACTCAGACAAAGCAGAACCGCAATCTTTACATTGAAAATTGCGACGATATTCTAATTTGCGATATGGACCCCTTCTTTCAACTCTCATCATTTCTCCTTAGGATACTTAACCCATTCCCAGGTATTACCCCAAGGATCTGTATCGTAATGATACTCGCTACCATCACGATGAAAGTTACCTTCCTTTGCAAAAGAAGGCAAAGAGTCGCAGCTAATTCCAATGTGATTTGGATGCTGCGACTCAATTACCAAAGCTATCTTGATGTCTGGCTCTGCTACCTTGAGCATGGCCCATGAGTCATCTTTATATAATACCTGAAGATCAAATCGACCCATGTACCACTCGACTCCGGACTCAATATTCTGGACAGTAACAGCGATATGATCAAGCTTCATCTTACTTCACCATTTTTCCTTTTTTTCTTCAGCCAAGCCATAGAGTGACGGGTGCCTTTCTTTCCATCTACTTTGTTATTCACAAAGCATCTCTTCCACCCGTCACCATATCGCTCCCATACAACGTATGGTTGCCACTTTGTCTTTACGAGAACCTCTCCTCTTTCGAGTACTTTCCCGCCGCTACCAGACATCTGCTCTAACAGTCATCAATCCTCCGTTAACCAAAATTCGTAAACATCTCGATTCCCAGGGTAAGAAAGCATTTCTGCCATTTCAGACGAGTAACAAACTCTAAGAGTCTTACCCGCAGACCCGGTGGCTGCCACAATGGCGTAAACGCCAGAACGGGATGAACCGCCCGGCGTCAACTTTTCCCCTGTAACAAATGGAAGATGCTTAATGCTCCACCCATCATCAAGGAAAGTTCCACAATGTGAAAGCACAGACCGAGAGAAGCTGAATCGTGACAACTTTCCATCCGACCTGATCAATGCGTACACTTTATCTCTGGCACAGCCATAAACAGTACAGGCGCTCATTTCATACCCTGAAGAGAATACTCTTTAAGGGCGAGAGGATATGAGCTACAAGCTCTCTTCGAGTCTCTGCCGGGTTCAATGGCGATAGCCGTCAACTCATTGTCAAAATCAGGCTCCCTGAATAAGGAATGCTTGATACCTTTCTTCGTCAATCTGAGAGACAGACGCTCCAACTCTCCTTCATCAGGAGCGGAAAGGATTGCAATGTAATTGGATGTCTTATACCATTCCTGATCAAGGGAGGGGTATTCTTCGATGAACTCTCTGAAGGCATGTAGTGCCTGTGCGATCTGAGCACCAGGGAACAGATCCTTTCGAGTCACCACGTACAGTTTATCAGTGTTCTGTGTCTAAGTTTTATCAAGTAACATCATTCGCCCCTGATCCAGCTTTCAATCTCATCGGCACTCTTTCCAGAGATTGTTTCGATAAGACCCCATGAAGGAACTTCTCTGCAAGAGGCTTCAACCTTTTCGTAAGGAGTTCCCCTGAGCATTGCGTAAGCAAGCATGGTGTGCCTTGCATCCCAACGGGATACATAGGAAGGCTCCCTTTGAAGGTTTAGAATATCTTGCCAGTGTCCGCCCTCTCTGTGAATGTCCTTCAGCGCGGTCTTACTCTTGCGTCGGCTGATAGTGATGTTAGCAATTTTGTTTTTGAATGTAGTTCTAATTTCGTTTGTCATTTTAATTCTCCATTTGTATTGTTTGATCTGAAAGTATATTTAATTCAAATCACAAACGGAGGACCGCGAGCATAGTTCTATGTAAATTCATAACAAGTCTAAGTCATAATAATTCCTAAGTTTTTAATTCCGGTTCTTTTATATAAGACAGCTTTAGCAAAAGCCATCTGTGTTGAGTTCAATACAAATTTGAGGCTAAATATCTCATGAATAATCCGCTCAACCTCTGAGCAATTTAAAACCTCAGTGGTATATTTTTACCATTCTCCGTAGAGATAGCCCTCTTTTTTAGAAGATTCCTTACCAGGAATTTTGACAGCATAAAAACTATCTTTGTGACTGTCGCCTACTTCCCACGCCATAAATGTATCTGGTTCTTCAAAACCTGTGGTGTAATATTTTACTTGATAAATCTCAACATCATCATCAATATCTTTTGTGATATCTGAAATATTGCTACCCTTCTCCGCAGACAAATAGAACAACTCATAAAGGGCTCTAATATAATCTTCTTCGATACCAGCCTCTTTGAACTTTTCAATTTTTTTCTGCTGCAAAGAATTTGGCTCAGAAAACAACTGATCCATACGATTGTTTACAAGGCGCTTTTTCATCTTATTTCTGAATCTGAAAGAATCCCGCTCAGACTCTGGAGATTTATCGCCAACCTCTCTTTGCCAAGTTTCTTCCGGATCCTCTATCATTAAATCATAAGGACTTGTGCTCTGCTCGAACCTTCCCCTTTCTTCTTCTGATAGCTCATCCCAATTGCCTGCCAATTTTAATCTGTTAACTGCTGATGCCTGTCTCTTAAAGCCTGCTTTCTTTAACGCTTCTCTAAGCCTTTCAAGATGAAAATACATTCTAAGCTCCTATCAGTTAGGAACTTCTTTATTAGTATCTTTTCAATAGGCGCTGATGGAGACAGTTAAATCATCCTGTGAATCATCTCAAGTACTCTATACCATAATGGTATCGATAACACTACCAACATCGGAAAAGGTTCGTCCGGCTCCGATTTCGCAGGCTCTTCTGTCGTACTATATAAATCTGATTGGTCCATGCTCTCCCTCTTTATAGGCCCACCTTTCTATAACAGCGTCTGAGAATTTTAGAAAACTTAGACGTTAGAATCGATGATTTGACCAGCAAGAGCATCGACCAAGTCGTTGAACTTATCCCCACTGTGACCCTTGATCCATTGGAGTTCCGTATTAGGAAAGTTTTCAAGCTTTGCCTTGATATTTTTTATCAGTTCAACATTCTTCTTCGCTTTCCAACCGCCGGTTAATACACCGATTGCGTACTTGGAATCTGTTATAATTGTACTGGATTTCCACGAAAGATTTCGTGACTCCAATACATCTAATGCTATCGAAATAGCAGTTAGCTCGCCGACGTTGTTAGTTCCCTCTCCAAGAAACATGGAGCGGCACTCTACAACTTCTCCGTCAATTACTAACGCCACACCAGAGCTACATGGCCCGGGATTAGTTGGTTTACATGAACCATCTGTGTAAATTACTATCATTTCAGAACCCCGGCAAATGGTTTAATACAATGTCTTCAAGGACATCCTCGGAAACAAGATCAAGGTAATCAGCTAAGCTGTACTGAACGCCATTTGCATACCAATGCTTACTTCCATTGGCGTATTCAATGGCAGGTCCATTAAGCCGATGAAGCTTACCATTTTTATACCAATACTTAGATCCATCGGCGGACTCAATGGCTGGTCCATCAAGCCGATGAAGCTTACCATTTACATGCCAATGTTTAGTTCCATCGGCGTATTCAATGGCAGGTCCATTAAGCCGATGAAGCTTACCATTTTTATACCAATACTTAGTTCCATTGGCGTATTCAATGGCAGGTCCATCAAGCCGATGAAGCTTACCATTTACATGCCAACGCTTAGATCCATTGGCGTACTCAGTAACAGTGGGTTCATCAGTAGTCATTTTAAAACCCCGGTAAATGGTTTAACACGATGTCTTCAAGGACTTCCTCGGAAACCAAATCAAGGTAATCAGCTAAACTGTACTGAACGCCATCAACATACCAATACTTAGTTCCGTCAGCGAACTCAACAGCAGGTCCGTCAAGGCGATGACACTTACCATTTACATACCAAAGTTTATTTCCATTGGTGCGCTCAACGGCAGGGCCATCAAACCGATGAAGCTTATCATGCACATACCAATACTTATCTCCATTTAAATGCTCAGTAACAGTTGGTTTATCAGTAGCCATTTCAGAACCCCGGTAAATGGTTTAATACAATATCCTCAAGGACTTCTTCAGAAACCAAGTCAAGGTAATCAGCTAAACTGTATTCCACGCCATCAACATACCAAAACTTATCTCCATTGGCGTACTCAACGGCAGGGCCATCAAGCCGATGAAACTTACCTTTTACATACCACTCCTTAGACCCATTGGCGTACTCAATGGCAGGTCCGTCAAGGCGATGACGCTTACCATCTATAAACCAATACTTAGATCCATTGGCGTACTCCATGGCAGGTCCGTCAAGCCGATGAAGCTTACCATCAACATACCAATACTTATCTCCATTGAATAGCTCAATGGCAGGGCCATCAAGCCGATGAAGCTTACCATCAACATACCAACGCTTAGTTCCATTGAAACGCTCAACGGCAGGTCCATCAAGCCGATGAAGCTTACCATTTGTGTACCAACACTTATATCCATTCGAGTTTTCAATAACAGTGGGTTTCTCAGTAGTCATTTCAGAACCCCGGTAAGTGGTTTAACACGATGTCCTCAAGGACTTCCTCGGAAACCAAATCAAGGTAATCAGCTAAGCTGTATTCCACGCCATCAACAAACCAATGCTTAGTTCCATTGACGTACTCAATGGCTGGTCCGTCAAGCCGATGAAGCTTACCATCAGCAAACCAATAGTTAGCTCCATCGCAAAGCTCAACAGCAGGTCCATCAATGCAATGACGCTTGCCTTCCACATACCAATGCTTAGTTCCATTGGCGTACTCAACAGCAGGTCCATCAAGCCGATGGCGCTTACCATTTACATACCAATACTTAGTTCCATTGGAGTGCTCAACAGCAGGTCCACCAAGCCGATGAAGCTTACCATTTACATGCCAACGCTTAGTTCCATTGGAGTTTTCAGTTGGTGACGTATTCATTTCAACTCCTCATACAATCCTTCGTCGCCTTGACATACGCCATGCAATCTGAGGTACCAAGCCACATTTTTGATCTTGAACATTACTGGCATCGGTGTTTTCTTCTGACTCTTAGCCTTACAGATAACGCCCTCGAAGGTCATCCCTTCCAAAGTACCGTTGCGTATGCTCTCAATCAAATCCTGGGTAATATTTCCATGGTACAACAACTTTGCTGTATCAAGATGACCTACGAGCTTCAAAAATTCTTTAGGAGGTAGCAGTCCTTTTCTGTAGATATCAACATCAAACAGAGTAACCTCGTGAGGTTCGTCCGCATGATAGCCACCGAAAGAGTTAGGACTCCAATACTCATAATAGAATTGGGCACGTTCGATGCGAGCCTTTCTCATTATCTCATCAAGGTCGTCGCCATACTTCTCAAGAAAAAGACCTTTGGCCGGGCCGAACATTGGATCTGATTCATCCATGAGTTGGGTTCGTGTTCCGAACATGACAAAGCCTTTCTTCTTTGTCCATCTAACTCTGATGTTTGAACCGTCTAGTTTGTCGAATACGTAATAGGGTTGGTCACGACGAATTGTCGCCGCGATACTTGGATACTGTTTCATTCTTTGTCTCACCAATATATTTTAATATTTCTTCCTTTGTAGCTACAATTTTATCGCAACTACGATTATAAAGATGATACATATTTCTTCTCTTTAGCCTTCCAGAAATTGCAGGAATTGAGACACCTAATGCCTCCGCAACTCTTTTGCATCCAAAGCGATTCATAGTTTCAATCAAATGGTGAGATTCAGGCCAGCTTATTTTGCAGCCACTATCTTTTTTTGAATCCTTTCTTAAATCTAAATCCAACTTGGAAAAATCAATCGACTCAAGCTTATGAGGACAGATGCCAAAAACATGACGCCCATTATTACAGTTGTAACATAAAACTTGAAGATCGCTTCTTATTGGTTTTCGCTTTAATTCATAAAAAAAACTTAAACTACTACCACTTTGCGAACCATATTTTTGAATTCGTTCTATATTCCCATCATTATTGATGTGGTCAATAGTTAGAAATTCCCACTTAACTTCATCGCAACAAACACATCTGCCTCCATATTTTTCAAGAACTTCTTTTCTAAGCCTCTTATTTCGAAGCTTAATTCTTTCCTGATTATTTTTAGAGTATCTTGACGTTGCTTCGCTTTTTTTCTTGAGACATATTTGACAGCCTTTTTTGCCTTTAAGATAGTTGCTTGAACCGCAATAAATGCAAAGACCATTTTCAAATCTTTTTTGTCTCAATATTTTTCTGGCATCATTTTTATTCATATATGATGCGCGCTAATTAATAGATTATGTCATCCCCATTTTTTGCAACGTCTCTGTAAGACGCACCACATATAAGACAATCATAACAATCTCTCCTAAATACATCGGACCTAAACTTGGCCCTAATTCGTTTCTTTTCTTTTTTTCCCATGGGGAATTTTCCTCACAGAAGACTTCCAATTTTTACTTAGTGGCTTATGAGGACCCACCACATGTGAAACCTTCTCTTCTTCTTTTGAAGATTCCCTCCATGCCGAGGCAATGAATAGATCCATCGATAACCAAATTCCGCAGAGCAGTGATCCCATAACTACAGGGATTATCAAAGCCTCAGGTAAATGCTCGCTGAAATACATTCCGCCTACCCAGGCGCTAAACGAAGTGAGAGCTATCCCCATGATCCTTAAGAACCAAGAGAACCCTTTGCTTATAGCAATACTATTAGCATTAGACTCACCCATCCTTAATCAACTTTTTAATCAGATCTTCTATAGCTTCTTCGAGCCTACAAGAAATTAGCGCCCTTATCATGGGGCTTTTAAGCTTTTCTTTTCCAGCTTTATAATCGCCATATCTCATATCTTTGTAAAGTTCAAGAAGTCCCATATGATTATCTAAAAGGTAAGCCTTCCTGTCATGGTTCGACTCACGCTCCGCTTTGTTTTCAAACTCTTTAGCTATATCGTATAGTTCGGAGAGCATTTGCTCTCTTCTATCACTTAGCCAATCATCTTCCTCATAACTCTCATACTCCGATTCGTCTTCACAGCCATAATGAATTGCGCAATACTCTTTTTGTACCTTAATCAAAAGGTCTTTGATCTGGCTAAAGGTCATGTTATCAAAATTGAGAACAGCGTTGTCTACTTCCTGCTGAAGAATGGTCTTCATATTTGCTCCTGTCCTTGATATGACGCAGGCAAATATAGGTTTTGAATAAAGGTTTTAAACTCATCATCTTTAGTTATGGCTTTGATCTGACGCCTTATGCCAATACTGGCACCACAATGTATCCAAACCTCTGCGGCTTCATCACGAGTTAAAGACTTCAGGAATTCAAAGCCATCTCTATAGTTTTTCTCAAACAGCTTTTCAGCCTTAATCTTTAACTCGTGATGTAACATCAGTACTCCATCTTTCCTACAGCCCTTGGGTAAGGGATTGTGTCTCTAATGTTGGGAACACCTGTGACATACTGTACTGCTCGTTCAAAGCCGAGTCCGAATCCAGAGTGAGGCACGGTGCCATACTTTCTCAGGTCGAGGTACCATTCGTACTCTTCTCGTTCCAGACCCATTTCCTGAATCCTTCTCAAAAGAACATCGAACTTTTCCTCTCGCTGTGAGCCTCCGATAATCTCGCCAATTCCTGGCAGGAGAATATCCATTGCTCCGACAGTCTTCTCGTCCTCACTAAGCTTCATATAGAAAGCCTTGATATCCTTGGGATAATCTGTGACAACAAGAATCTTACCGCCGACGTATTCACAAAGGAATTTCTCATGCTCCGACTGTAGATCGATTCCCCAAGAAACAGGGAACTCAAAAGGATGGTCTGTAGCTTCAAGGATCTTGATAGCCTCAGTGTATGTCATCCTCTCCGGAGGTTCGGAGACTACCTTTTGCAGGGTAGATAGGAAAGCTTGACCTTCTCTAAACTGACCAGCAAGGTACTCAAGATCCTCATATCTATAGTCCAAGCAGCTTCTGAAGATTGATTGTAGAAACTCAGTCGCAAGCTTGACGTTGTCGTCAAGATCGTAAAATGCAGTCTCTGGCTCAATCATCCAGAACTCAGACAGGTGCCTGGAGGTCTGGCTGTTCTCTGCTCTGAACGTAGGACCGAAGGTATAAACCTTGCCCATTGAACATGCAAATGGTTCGACGTTCAACTGTCCAGACACAGTGAGGAATGCAGGCTTACCGAAGAACTCTTCCTTAGAATCTGTAGAGACTCTAAACATTTCACCACCACCTTCACAATCACTGCCTGTAATGATCGGGGTGTGGATCCACTGATAACCCTTACCGTAGAAGAAGCTCTGTGTGGCATGAGCCAACTCTGTCCTTACTCTCGTAATAGAAGAGAAGACCTGCGAGCGTGGTCTGAGGTGAGCAACAGACCTGAGATACTCCATTGAAGTATCTTTGGCCTGAATAGGATACGTGGCAGGGTCTTCGACCAAACCATGAATCTTAAGGCTCTGTGCGATAAGCTCAAAGTCCTGACCCTTACCCTTTGATTCTACGACTTCGCCATAGACTTCAATTGAGCAGCCAGAAGTGAGCTTCTTAATCTCATCGTAACCCTCTACGTCAGACTCCTTAACGAAAATCTGATACGGGCGCAAAGCGCTCCCATCTGTTACGTGAATGAATGACATTCCGGCCTTGGAATGTCTGATTGTTTTAATCCAACCACGAAAAACAACATGCTTTCGTGGCTCTGTAATGCCGTGTAGTTCATCGACGGTGTAAGCATACCATATGCTGGACCCGTCGTCATATACTGGTTCCATTGTAATTACCTTATTGTATAAACTGTTAATCAAAAAAAATGTAGCTGCAAGTTTAGGCGTATGTGACCTAATCGCTTTCGTTAGGCCACGTTCATATTTCGATTACTAAGGTAAAACATTACTTCTCCAGTTTGAGCTTTCTGTTAAGCTCGTCGGCTTCTTCTTTAGTTAAAAGCACATCAAGTTTTCTTTTTTGGCACAGAGAGCAAAGTATCCATGGATACGGCTTATATTTTTTTCGCACACATTTGTGATACCAGTTTCTCTTCATTCAAAACTCTCGGTAGGACTGACCGGGATTGAACCGATGACCTTCTGCACGTCAAGCAGGCGCTCTCCCAACTGAGCTACAGTCCTATGTCACTTCATTGTACCGGTAAGTTTAAAGATTATCACATAATCCTTTATTTAACCTATACCGAATGGGATGGGGTACATCATGTATGAATTAAGATTCAGATACTTTCCAAGCAGCAACCAATCTTCGTCAGGAACTTCGTTCTGTGCAGAAGTAGAGATTCCGACCGGATCATTTGAGAAATAAGAATCACAAATGACATCAAAGTAAGTGAGAAGTCTGGCGGAATCTTCCGGAGAAATCTTAGTCCCATACTTTCTCTCAGTAAGTCTGGACGTAATCGTTTCCCCTTCTCCAAGATGGCAGTAAATTTCTTCAGGGCCTGAACTGAGAATAACCTTAACTTCTCTGATGTTCAAAGCACGGCAATGAGACTCTGCATCATTCTCTCTCTCAAATGCACGCTTAGGCTGACCACCACTACTCTCTGAGCGGTAATAATACTCATCATTATAATCCCATCCTTCTTGAACAACTACATACACTTTTCGCATCTTACTCTTCCCCATTATCTTCGTAGTCATCTTCTTCGAGAAGGCCGACCCTTTTCATGTATTGTTTCAGTAGTCCTTCAGGCACCTTACCTGCTAATTCTAACTCTACAATCTCTTCCGGAGTGCAGAGCTTTAACTCGCTGTATTCGCTGGATAGCTTAAGATTTACTGGGAACTGATACTCCAACTGGAATGCGGAAATCTTATAGATTTTCTTTCGAGCATCGTGAATCGCCTTATATTTTCCAACAAAAGAGACGCTGTCCGTTTTGCTGAGCCCTGTCTTTCTTCTTACCTCTTCGAACAAAACAGACGCAGGCTGCTCGCCTTTGTTCACTTTGCCTCCAGGGAATCCCCATTTACCAGGAAACGCTTTATCATTATCAGAACGTTTAAAGCATAGGATTAGTCCCTCAATGAGGACAAAGCCAATAACAGATTCAATTATCTCATAGGTCTCTTCTGTCGATGTGTCAGGCAATTCAACTCCTTTACTTTGGCAAAGGACCGAACCAAAATTTGGACAATCTCTTCTCACTTGTTGGAAGTTTTGGTCCCGATGCCTTTATGTCTTGTAATAGTTCTCCAAGTTCACGCTGCGCCATGACAACTGCGAACCATTTCTCGGAGACTCTTTGACGCTTCTTGTTTAGCGCGTCAAGATTAATCTCTCCATTCATATGAGCACAGACTATCTCTGATGCCGATGGAGTTACTGACCTCATTTCCTGCTGGAGTAACCCCTCATAGTTAATGAGTGTTGACATGCCAGCTTTGATCAAATGATCTACCAATTCGGTTGTAGCTTTACCTGCGAATCTTTCCTCAAACTCTTTAATGATCAACGTTGGATCACCAAAGAGTTCCTGATTCACACGGTCGAACTTAATCTTTTTCATGCCGAAAACTGTTACTTCAAAGTCTTCGACATACTTTCCTTCTGAGAATAATTCATTTATCCTATCCGTCAGAAGCTCTATAGTTTTCATATCCACCTCTGTTCAGAGGCTAAATATTACCATCTTCGTCAAAGACGAGATATGCTACAACACAGAATAATCCAGCGGTTATCGGATCAAATCCGAAACACATCATAACAAACCATAGCATCAAGTAAAACATTTTGTATCCTTATTTTCTTTGTGAAACTTTTCCAAATCAGCTTCAACTTTCCCATATTCTAACAGGATTAATTGCTTCTTTACAAGATCTGTTTCTTGGTTATAATTCTTTATTAGTTCGGTTCTTAAATTTTCTAATTGTTCTAGCATCATTTGACTCTCCATATTTTAGAACTGATGAAAAATCCCATAGCTCTACATATAGAGATAGCGTCAAGCTAAAATGCGAATAAATAACGGAGGAAGGCATCGGATTCGAACCGACAGATGTGTTACCACCAATTGTGTTCCAGACAACCACCCCGCACCAGTGAGGTCAGACCTTCCGATTTTTTGAACCATACGTTTTTGTTTGAGTATGACAATTAGGACATAAGAATCTCAAGTTTTCGATCAAATTATTAAAACGATCTCCGTCTATATGATCAACTTGCAAAACTAATTCCCTTTCGTTCCATATCTTCCCAAGCCCACATTTCAAACACTCTTCTTTTAAGCCAGATTCTATCATGGACCTACTCAAAAGGTACGCTTTAGTTCTGTACCCGTCAGCCCTTCTAATTAAAATGTCTTCTTTTTTCTTTCTAGAATACTCAACAAGCTTACCTTTATTCCAAGGCTCTCTTTTTTTGCTATAGAAATGGGAAATGTCTAAGTTGAGTTTTAAGATTCTAGATTTATAGTGATCAATATTTGAACCACGTATTGAAGTTCCGACATTTCGTATTACATCAGCATAAGAATCGCTTATCTTAACTGCGTCAGCTAATTGTTGATCAGATACTCTATGTCTCGTGAAGTGAGTGACATCGATTTGTAATCTTTCTATATCTTTTTTGAGAAGCCTCATCCTGTGACCAGAATATTTTATGTTAAGACTTTTAAGTACCGAGCTATAACTTTTGGAACTCTTAACTGCATCAAGTAAATCTTCGTCTCTCCACATACCTCACCTTCCCTACATATAGGGATAGTTAGTAGTAGAAAATTTGACGATGCAACCAAATCGTGTCTGCCCCTATACCAATTCCTTAAGATAAAGATCAAAATCAATATCAATAGGGGAAATTTCTCGCTTATCTTCTTCTGAAAGCTCAGAATAACTTGCACTTTCTATTTCAATAAGCAAATTCCAAGTGTTAATTAGAATGCTCAAAGCAGTTCCAAGATTAGAGCCTGCCCCCTTGACACTCACTCTACGCTCCGCACCTTTCGCCAGGATAACTCCTTCAGACAACTGAGCATATCCCTCTATCGTATTCTCGACTTCCCAATCCCATAACTCAATCTCGGGAGCGAGCAGCATACCTTCGCTTTCCACCATAGTTCTGAACAGGACTATTAGGGTATCTGTTTTCGATAGAATGTATGTTCCGTATTCAAATGACACTACCACATCCTACTTTACACAAGGTGATTAAAAATATGCTTTCTTTTTAATGGCGGAGAGTAAGAGGGTCGAACTCTTAAGGACCTATAAAGTCTCGCCGGGTTTCAAATCCGGTTCCGTCGCCAGCTTTCGGATTGACTCTCCATTACGGATATATTACCGTCTGATAAACTTGCTCGCAAGCTGCTTCGTCCTACAATATCCATTCAGATAGAAAACAGATACCGGATGGCTATCATACCTGAGAACGATTTCCTCGATTATGACTCTGCCGGTCTTGCCACTCCAATCAACTTCTCGCCCATCACAGTAAATCTTGACAGGTCTTTTCTCCTGCTCTGAAACTGTAACCACAATCTCTACATCACCAGGAACAATCATCGGAGTGAGTCTCGGGTAATGAGGGTTGCTGAACGTGATCCCAAATGACTTCATTGCTGGATGAACAATCGGCCCGCCAGCCGACAGACTATAAGCTGTTGAGCCAAGTGCTGTTGAGATGATCATACCATCGCACGATACAGGATTCTCAAGCATGTCAACATTGTCAATGCGAAAGTTTAGCTTAGCTGTTTGACCTGTTGCCCGCTCAATGAATACATCATTAGCTCCTGCATCAAGATAGATTTCCCTATCCCTCGACCTGAAGATGCAGGTCATCCTCGGGAAAGAGTACAGCTTCCATTCCTGAGTAACAATGAGCCTCAAAGTCTCTTCGAGATCATCTGTATCATTCAGGGTGTAACCAAGCGAACCACCATTCAAAGGTAGAAACTTGGTATCGTCAGGAAGCTCCTTAATCATTTTGAAAAAGAAACCATCACCGCCAATAATGATGGCGAGTTCTTCTGACTCAAGGAACTCTCGGTTATCACCGATATTATCTCTGATGTATGCCGCAATCTCTTCCGAGCGCGGGCTTCCACTTGTATAGAGCATTTCGTCTACCTTGCTTGGCACTTATTCCTACAGGGACACATACCGCGAACGTCTTCGTAACCTGTATCGGAACAGTGCCTGCATTTGACTGGAACACCATTATCGATCTTATCTTGAGCCGCAGCTACAATGGTATCGATGATCTCTCTCTGGTCATCACAGTTATCTCTGATATATTCAATGGCTTTGCGCCAGATAGCAGCCTGTTGATGACCAGAGTATTCATTTCTCATGAAGGATCGAAGTCCACGAAGTCAGCCGTAACATCAGTACCAACAGCGCCTTCAACCTTTCCAAGCATCATGCCCTGAGACAGAACACCACGGACCTTTCTCTCTCCAATGACGAAGTCATCACCGAAATCATGACCAATCTGAGCCACAGCAACAATGTCGCCAGCTTCGTATACATTGGTGAGGTTAGCACAGACCTGAATCGGAGACTCCCTAAGCGTAGCTCTCAGAGCGTAGACCCTAAGTCTATCGGCCTTCGGGTGATCCATATCGTGTAGTACAATCATAGTTCTAATCATTTCAGTATCCTTTTGGGTTTGTCAATCCATAGCGTGCATGACGCAAAAGAGCTTCCAGCTCTGTGTCCGTCAACTCACGGAAAGACTTCGTAGGTTTGATTGGCATTTCTCTGTCCCACGGTTTCCCTGACAACATGATCGTCATACAGGAATCGTTAATGGGAGAGACCTTGTGCCATGTGTTTTTGTCAAGAATCTCGTATGCAGAATTCTGTAGCCAAAATCTTGACAGAATCTCTGGCTTTTCGAGAGTCTCACTTTGCCCCATTGACATTGCATAACTGCCAAGAACAATAAACGCAGCGGGCCAAGGGTGTGGATGAAGCAAAGCCTCTTCTTCTGTGCAAGTATGAATTCTATGAATCGACAGACGGCTTCCGCTATCCAGATCCCTGTAAGCTCTTTCTACATACGGCTTATGGTAATCGATAAAAAGAGTCTTCCAACTTCCTGGGTCCTCAAAATACTTAAAGATATCCTCATCGAGAATCTTCATCAGTTCTTCAATCATCTTTTACCTCAACACGCCAGTCTGTGAGAACAGCTTGTTTCTTGCGTAGTGATAATACTCATAGCGAGGGCTCCACGGTGCAGGAGGCATAGTGTTAGTCGCCGCGAAGCAGCTAACCTCTCCGGTTCCTGCACAACGAGAACACTTCACTACAAGTCCTTTCCTTAGAAAAGCGAAACAGTCCGCATGAGAACCGTAACCATTACAATCAATACATATCACACGAGGAACTGGTCCTCTTACTCTTTTGAGAAACATTACAAACTCTTTAAATGGTAGAGGGTCTGGGATTCGAACCCAGGTCTTTCACGTCACAGGCGAAAATGTTGGGCCGCTAACACCAACCCTCTCTATTTACTCGTTGAGGTCGATTGCGTTAAGCTCGTCCTCAAGCTTTCTCAGATCAGCCTCAGTAGGTTCACTGCTTATTCCATACTTTGCATGAACCTTCTCATCTCCAATTAAAATTTCCATACCGAAACGTCTCTTGTTACTATATACAAAAGAGGTAGACTTCACGGTGAAGACAGGTTTCTCTCCACCAAGGAAATTCTCAAGGAGATATGCCGCAGCTTCAAGGTCCTGATCGTATTTGTCAGAGACCATTTTACCATAGAGATTTACAGCAGTAATGACACTGATATTGGCTTCCATAGGACTGTCTGAGGTAATGGAGATAGTGCCGTTACACGGCTCACCCCACATATATCTTTCGTCGCCTCTCCCTTGGGAGTAGTCATTGTACCAGTCAGCAAGTTCGCTGCTCTCATACCAATCAATAGATGCGGAACCATCGCCACCGTTGGCGATATTGTAAGCAAGCTCAAGTTTCATTTCAATTCTTCCTTTCGTAAACTTCTATCTCATCCTTAGCAACTGAGAATGCACAATCACCTACTTCGAAGTGATAAGTTCCATCATCCTTCAAGACCAGCAAGTCGCTCTTGGTTCCTTTCTCAAAAGTTCCTTCGTCAGTTACGACTACAGGCTTCGTCAAAATGCCAACCAACTTCGGGCTTCTTGCCCAAGACATAACCATATCAGACAGATTCATAATGACTCCTATTAAAGTCCAAAGGAAAGGCAACTTGAATTATTACACCAATTCCCATAGGGACCAAACTCCCAGTCACACATTGGACAATAACCATCGTCAGACTCAAGGTGAGGCAGCAAAGTCTGAGAGCCAGAACTAACAGGAGTAATGGCAGCAGCGGTCGTAGGACTGCAAGAACTATCATCCTTTGTCCTACGATAAAGAACTTCTCCAGTCTTCTTGTTCACCAATACATTATTCTTTTGCAAGGATTAACCTCTCCAAACCTAACGCCCAACCTGCGCCACCGTCATATGGTCCGCCGCCAAGCAATTGTTTCTTTAACTTAGTAGATGTCACCTCAAAGGTCTTCCCCGTATCATCGTACAGGTTCAAACCTCTTTCAACATCATCCTCTAACGTCCATGCTTCCGATGGCAGCACCTTCTTGAAGAGTCTTATGGCATCCCTTCTGACTACCTTGCGGCAATCGAGAGAATTATCTCCAAGAAGTTCTACACCAACCTGAGTAAATTCTTTTAGTCTCTCCTTGCCTGTGCTTGTTTCATTTCTGAAACATCTGGCAACGTAATAGACCTTAGAACAACCAAGCTTAGCCGACCCCATAGCACGAACATAATTCGTAACCTCTGGAATCAGCACCGTACTTTCGTCAAGCTCAAACATTCGGTTTTCTGTACCTTCAGTACAGGTTTTGAATGTTTCAAGCGGGACCAGTGATGGCACCTCAATGAATCTATAACCCCAAGCTTCCAGCCAAGAAGTCAGTTCACTGATGAACCAACCTCCGCTGGAGACTATCATTAGCGGAGTATCCTCTGACACCCGCTGGCAAACTAAACTTGCTCATGACTTCTCCTTTTATTATGCCTTTATGACATCTGCCTCTGCCGGTGACTGCCTTGCTGCAATCACAAGCTTTATCAACTCAATCTGTCCCTTCAGCGCGTGCTTAATGTTTTCGTAAGCCAACTCCTGAACAGGATATATATTTCTCGCTTCTGCAAGCATCGGAAGGATGTGTTGCTCACACTCCGCGATGTACCTTAGCTGCTTCTCGCATGAGAATACAGAGGGCATCGTCTGGAAATTGTGAATCCTATCCGCTCCCTTACAAATGGAGGCAACCGAATTGTCTCTCATTGCAAGATAGTATTCTTCAGTCGGTTTCGTGTGCCCCATGTACTTCTTAGACATAAGAAGAACTGCGGTGCAAACTACTTCACCAAACTGATTACGAACTGTATCCGCTGGCACATCGTAATCTTCCACCAAGTCATGCAGGAATGATGTCACCAATGCATGTTCTGGATTGATCAGATTAGGAAGTGTCCTAACGTAATGTGCGATAGAAATCTGATGGTGAAACTCTGGAGTCAACCCATCCTTTCTCATCCCCACATGATACTTACCGGCAAAAGCCATCGCTTTAATTGCATCGTAGTATTGACTACCAAGCAGCCAAGCTCTCATCCTCTCTTTGTGCCTAAGATATTCGAGTGGGTATTCCATTTTCAATCACCATTCTCTGCGAGAAACTCTTTCAGAATCTCAATAGGGATTTGAATTTCGCGCCCCATATGAAGAGGGCCACTTGCTGGAAGAATAATTACGATATCCTCCCTTTCCTTGAAAGCCGTACAGGTTTTTAGCCTTGGACCAACAGCTTCAAGAGCACCCGTATCAGTGTCCAACTTATACCTCGTGTAACCTACGACTTTGTCCACTTAGTTCACCTCTTTTATCTACGCTTATGGAGCGGGCAATGGGGTTCGAACCCACGACATTCAGCTTGGAAGGCTGACGCTCTACCAACTGAGCTATACCCGCATAAAAATGGCTCTCGCCACGTTCCCTTTATACCATCCTGTGAGAAATTTAGCAAACTTTTTTTCAACACACTCATTACTTAGTGGTAATATTTCTATTTACTATATGGAGTTCCTATGAAAAACAAAATTATCGGCTTAGAATTTGGTTGTGGTGATAGACCAAGAAGGGAAGAATATGATGGTGTTGACATTCGTTCCTTCCCAAACGTAAAATACGTTTGCAATGCCTGGGAGATCACAGAGCATGTGGAGCCAGAATCAGTTGATGCTATTTTTAGCAGACACTTTTTAGAACATCTCACATTTTATGATGCAAATAGAACCATTAAAGCTTGGCACACTATTTTGAAAAATGATGGCGTCTGCGAAATTATTGTTCCAAATTTAAGACTTCACATAGAGCAATTCTTAGATCCCAATAGAAAAACTAAAATGCGTCGTCAATTTAGCTACGAAGCTGTGGCTCGTTTTGGATTTTGGGGACATCAAAAGGAATCGGAAAAAGGATTAGTTTGGGATGTTCATAAATCAGGTTATGATTTCGAGCTTCTAAAAGATATACTTTTGGAAAATGGATTCAAAAGCGTTAAGAAGGTAAAATCTAAACCGAAAAACCTAACTGTCATTGCTAATAAGTAGCGGCTCGCACAGAAGCTTACCTTAAAAGCCTCTCAGCTATAGGTTCAAGCTCCTTTAGCTTATCAGAAACCTTCTCGTAAAGGTCTTCGGGTAGGAGGTAGCAATTACTATTCATATATACCTTCATCAACCCTACTCGCTCCTTCCCCCTGCTCCACCTATACTCAATGCGAGAATGCCATTCTGGTCGCAGATCAAAACGATAGCCATCAATTTCAAATTCGATAGGCTTACTGTGCAGCAGCATCATGCCGCCAGGATCAAGAATTAAAACATCCTTTTGCTCAATGAGGGAAGGGCAGACATCATATCTGTGATTTATATCTGCAATAAGATTTCCAAGAAACTCTTCGGGAACCCAATGAATCTT